GGGGGGGCCCCCCCCCCGCCGCCCCATCCCACTTTGCCCCGCCTGTCATTGCCCTGGAGCGCCTAATCCATGTCCAAAATCGACGATCTCGCCAACCTGCCGGGCCAGCCCGCCCCCGACAACAGCCCGCGTGCCGCCCGTGGCCCGGCGCTGCCGCCGCTGCGCAGCGGGGTCGAACCGCCGGTGCTGACCGATACCGTGGGCGCGCGCGGGACCGCCTATGTCGATCCGCAGCCAGGACTGCCGCGCGCCGCCACCGCCGTCGGGCGCGGCAGTCCGGCACTGCCGCCGCTCGGTGGCGGGGTGGAACCGCCGGTGCTGACCGACCCGCTGCAGCCGGGCGGGACGCAGTTCGTGGAGCCGCCGACCGGCGGTGCGATCGCCAGCGGCGCGCGCACGAGCACCGGCGCGCCCGCGCGGTCTGGATTCCCGCTGCCGGCCACGCCGCCGGACCGTGGTGCGGCGCTGGGCGAGGCGGTTGCCGCGCGCGGCGGCAACCTGCCGCCGGTGCCCGAGGGTGGCGCCCTGCGTGCGCAGATGGGGGTGCTGACGCCGAATAACACGGCGCCGGTGGCCGACACCGTGCGCGCCGGGGCGCCGTCACCGATTGCGCAGGCGGCGCTGGGCGAGCTGCCGGCCGCGCCGAGCACCCCGAACATGAACGTCAAGTCGGTCGGCTCGCCGCCGGTGCCGCCAGCGGCCCCGAATGCGCAGCCGAATCCGAACGTGGCCAGCGGCCGCACCGGCGGCGCGCAGCGCACCGGCGTGCTGTCGACGCAGGCCGAGGAATTCTTGAACAGCGGCGCGGCCAGCAAGATCCCCGACCAGGTCGGCAACCCGAAGCTGAACCCGGTGCCGCCGCAAGGGGTCGCCGGCGCCGATGCGGGCGCGCGTCAGGCCGGGCGCGGCGCGCCGGTGCCGAACATGCCCAAGGCGGTCGAGCCGGTGGCCAGCCCGACGACGGGCACGCCGGCGGCCGGGACCGGGGCGAATGCCACCAGCGCCGGCGCCAGCGCTGCCAGCAGCGGCGGCCGCTACGGCCGCATCGCCGAGGCCGCCAGCAAGTCGGTGCGCGCGGCGCTGCCGGAAACGCTGGGCGGCACGCCGCTGGCCAGCGGCAGCAAGCTGTTGAACGGCGTGGGCAGCGCCGCGCGCTGGGTCGGCCCGGCGCTCGAGGCGGGCCAGGTGGCTGGGGTGGCGCTGGACAAGAAAAGCAGCAAGGCCGATGTGGCCGAGCAGGTCGCGGTGGGCACCGGGCGCGGAGCGTCGGCGCTGGCCGGCGCCGGTCTCGGCGGCGCCGCCGGGGCCGCCCTCGGCCCGGTCGGCGGTGTGCTGGGCGCGGTGGCCGGGGGCGCGGCCGGGTATTGGGGCGGCGACGAGGCCATCAGGAAAATCCGGTCGGTCTTCGGGCTGGATGAACGCACCCCGTATGAACGGATGCAGGAACGCCAGGCGGCGCCGCAAAAGCCGGGGAAACCGGCGGCCGGCATCGCGCAGGCAGCGGGCGCGGCGGCATCAGCGCCACCGGGCGCGAGCGTGCCGACCGTGCCGACCAGCGCCGCGGGCGCCACGCCGGCCGGCGCGACCAACTACGATGCGCTGGCCGCCCGCTACGCCAGCCTGGAGCAGGAACAGCGGGCCAGCCCGATCGCGTTCACCGCGATGGGCGGCGTCGGCGGGCATGAAATCCACTACAAGAACGGCGATGTGGTGCGGCTCGCGAACGGGGCGCCGCTGCCGGACGATGCGGCGCGCTTTTATGCCGTGTCCGACGAAATGAATGTGCTGCGCAGCGGCCGCATGCCGGGGCAGGCCGCTGCGCCGCAGCAGGCGCCGCAGATGCAGCCGACGCACAGCGCGCAGGCGGCCCCGGCGACAGCGCAGCCGGGCGACTTCGTGCGCGCATACGGTGGCGCGGCGCAGCGGGTCGGGCAGGCGCTCGGGGTTGACCCGAACGTGGTGCTGGGCCAGTGGGGGCTCGAAACCGGCTGGGGCAAGTCGATCATCCCCGGCACCAACAACCTCGGCAATATCAAGGACTTCTCCGGGGCGGGCGTGGCGGCCACCGACAACCAGACCGGCAGCGTGGATAAATACATGCAGTTCGCCAGCCCGGACGCGTTCGCCGACCATTATGCCGACTTGATCCGGCGCAAGTTCCCCGGCGCGGTCGGGGCCGGGGCCGATGCCGCCAAGTTCGGGGCCGGGCTGAAAGCCGGCGGCTATGCACAGGACCCGCAGTATGCGGCCAAGATCCAGGCCGCGTTCAAACTCGCGGCCGGGCAGGCGGGCGGCCAGCAGCAGGGCGGCGCCGCGCCGGCCGCGTCGGCGGGCACGGCTCCAGACTTCATGCGCGCCAAGCCGGTCCACGTCATCGAGGGCGTCAACGACTTCATGGAAATGCCGGCGGCGGGCGGTGGGTTCGCCAAGGTGCCGATGTCGATCTACCAAGCGGGCGCGGCGCAGGGCAACGCCGCCGGGGCGCTGCAGGACTATCTGAGCAACCAAAACGCCGGCATCGCCAACCGGCAAAATCCGGCCAAGGCCGAACTGGACAAGACGATCGCCAATGCCGCGATCGCGGCGCAGTCCCATGTCCAGGCGGCGCAGGTCGGCAAGAGCCGCTACCTGGTCGCCGGCGGCGGGACCGACCCGGCCACCGGCCTGAGCATGCCGCAAGCCGTGTTCGACACCGTGCAGGGCCGGCCTGCCGACATGGCGCCGAAGACCTGGCCGATGCCGCCGGACACCGCGATCGAGGAGCTGCGCAAGGCGCCGCAGACTGCGCCGGCGTTCGACGCCACCTTCGGCCCCGGTGCCGCGCAAAAAGCAATGGGAAGGTAAGCAATGGCCACCAACGACGACCAAACCAGCAACCCGTACGCCAAGTACCTCGAACAACCGGCGGCGGCGCCGGCCGTGCCGGACCCGGCGGCGCCCAATCCGTACGCCAAGTACGTCGACCCGGCGTACCGGGCGCCGCCGCGCAATTCGGCGATCGGGACCATCCGCGACCTGGCGCTGGACGCGGTCGGGGGCGCGCTGGACATCGGCAAGCAGGGCTACGGCCTGGCCAACCTGGCCACCGGCGGCACCCTCGACCCGGCTTCGCGCGCGCTGACCGGCGCGGCCGGGCGCGGCGTGAGCGCGGTGGGCAACTTGGTGACCGGGCAGCAGCTGGACGGGCCGACCGATGAACAGGCGCCGAGCATCGCGCAGGGCATGCAGCGGCTCGACGAGGGACTGGCCGGGGCGCAGACGCCGTTCCGCCAGCAGGTGCAGCAACAGCGCGCGCAGGCGATCGCGCAGGCTGACGGCCCGCTGGACGAGGCCAAGGCGGCGCTCAGCGAGAGCCTGGGCAGCCCGACCATGCTGGCCGGCGACATCGTGCGCAGCGGGGCCTCGATGTTGGCGCCGGCGGTCGGCGCCGAGGCGGTGACCGCGCGCTTCGGGCCGCAGGTGTTCGAGCGCGCCGCGCAGCAGGCGCTGGCCGGCGGGGCGACCCGTGAAGCGGCGGCGGCGGCGGGGCAGGCGGCGGTCGGGCGCCTGGGCGAGCGCGCGGTGATCGGCATCACCGGGGTCGGCCAGGTGGCCGGCGGCGACGACGTCGACACCATCAACAAGGTGCTCGACACCAGCGGCCAGGCGCTGGCGGCCAACCCGGAGTACCAGCAGCTGATTGCGTCCGGCCTGAGCGATGTGGCCGCGCGCGACGAGCTGGCGCGCCAGGCGGGGCTGGTCAATGCGGCGGTGGCGGCGCCGATCTCGATGGCGGCCTCGAAGCTGACCGGGGCCGGGCGCCAGCTGGCCGAGGTGGCCACCGGCCACTATGCCGGCAAGGGCGTGCTCGACCTGCTGAAAGGCGGCGCCAGGGAAGCCGCGCAGGAAGTGCTGGAGTCGGGCGGCGAACGGCTCGGCGCCAACCTCGGCGAGCAGCAGTACGGCGACCAGTCGACCCCGACCTGGAAGGGGGTGGCGGGCGACGCGACGCTGGGCGGGCTGGCCGGCTTCTTCATGGGGGCGGGCGAGCACGTTGCCGGCGGCGAGCATGGGACCCAGCACGCGGTGCCGGCGCAGGGCCAGCAGAACGCGCCCGCCACGACACCGGCCGCGGCGCCGGTGGTGCCGCCGGGCGCCGGGCCGAATACGCGCGCGGCCGCGGCCGGGCTCGCGGCCGGCAGCGGGGCCCAGCTGTTCCCGTTCAACACTGCCGAGGCCGCGCAGAAGCGCGCCAACGCGCAAACCAATACGACCGGCGTGGCGCACGAGGTGGTCGATCACCCGAGCGTGGCCGGCAGCTTCGCCGTGATGCCGGTGGCACCGGAGGCGGAGGCTGCCGCCGGCAAGCAGCAGCCGGCTGCGACGGCCGCGCCAAGCGTCGCGCCCCACGACGACCTGGCCGACCTGTTCGGCGCCCCGGTGGCGGCCGCGCCGGTCACGCCGGTGGATGTGGCCGCGCACGCGGCGGCCAGCTCGCCGCAGAACGAGCTGGCGCCGCCGTCCAAGGGCCAGATCGAGGCCAACAACGCCCCGCTGGGGCACGCGAAGGTGGGCGGGCTGTCGGTCTCGTTCGAGAACCCGGCCGGCTCGGTGCGCCAGGACAAGCTGAACGACCCGCCGCAGTGGGAAACCACGCTGCAGGACCACTACGGCTACTTCAAGGGGGTGGCCGCGCGCGCGCCGGACAAGGAGCATGTCGATGTGTTCGTCAAGCCGGGCACGCCGAAGGATTACAGCGGGCCGGCGTTCGTGGTCGACCAGAACGACGAGGACGGCAATTTCGACGAGCCGAAGGTGATTCTGGGCGCCGCTTCGCTCGACGACGCGCGCGCGACCTACCTGCGCAACTACGATGCCGGGTTCGAGAACCGGATTCGTGGCATCACGCAGCTGTCGATGCCCGAGCTGAAGGCGCGCCTGAAGGACCCGAACGGGTTCATGCAGCCGCAGCCGGCATCCATCCCGCAAAGTCCCGCCGTTCCCGCAAACGGGATCGCGCGGGAAAGCGGCCAGCCGGTGGCCGCCGACGGCCAAGGGGCGCCGACGTTCACCACGGCCAAGGGCACGACCTACACGGTCAACCCGGACGGCGGCACCGTCAGCGGCAAGGCCGCCGGGCCGTCGCAGCGCACGTTCTACCTGACCCCGGAGGACATGCAGAAGCTGGCCACGCCGTTGGCGGGCAAGGGCGGCGCGCGCCTCGGGCTGAACTTCGGCGGGGCGAACGACGACACGATCCAGCTGCGCCAGACCAAGGGCGCGGACGCCGGCAAGATGGTGCGCGACACGCTGGTGCGGCCGGCGAAGGCGCCGGCGGTCGGGCTGCACCCGCTGGAAGTGTGGCGCGATGGCACGTTTGACATTGGCGACCAGATCACCCAAATGGGCGGTGCGGCGGTGCAGCAGGCGCCGGCCGCCACCGGGGCAAGCCAGCAGGAGGCCGCGCCGCAGGTGCCGCCAGCCGAGGCCCCGGCAGGCAGCGCAGCGCTGAGCCAGCCGGAGGATGATCAGTTCGACTTGTTCGGCGAGCAGGGCGCGGGGCAATCCGCAGGCACTGTCACGCCCGTAGCGGACGCGGAAGCGCCGGCCAAGGCGGGCAAGCCGCGCCTGGCCGAGAACGCCGATGACTTGTACCGCGCGATCAAGGAAAAGACCGCGGAGGGCGTGTACGTGCCTGGGCACGGCATCCTGAATCCGGTGGTGCGCGTGCTTGGGCTGCCCGATATGCGGGTGTCGAATCAGGGTGTCGAGGCGATCGAACATGGCGGCATGGGCGTGCGCGCTGCCACCAAGGCCGAGATCGACGATCTGCACGAGGCGCTGGAATACGACCAGGCGCAGGTGCTGGCAATGAGCAAGTGGGGCGGCAACCGCAGCGATACGCGGTCGCAGCCTGTGATGGAATTGCACAGCCCGTCCGGCAACGCCTTCCAGCAACGCACGAATACGGCGCTGCCGCTTGACCAGGCCGACACCGGCTTGTCGCTCAATGATAAGGCGCAGCAGGCGCGCGACCAGGCAGGCCCCGCCACGCCCGCAGAAAGCGTCCGTTATGGCCTCAAGAACATGACCAGCGAGCGGAACGGGGCGCGCATCCGTGATGCGAAAAAGTGGGGGTTCACCGACGACACGGTCCCGCTCTACTACACCATTTCCGATACGTGGGCGGTGGATGTGTCGTTCCCGAACTCCGAGATTGCGTTCAGTCATGGCCGTACCGGCAAGACCGGCAGCGACCTCGACGGCGCCGCTGACGCGTTCTATGTGAACGTCGCGCAGGCCCCGAATGGCAAGTGGGCGTCCGGTTTCAATTATGGCCCCGGCTACTGGAAGGCGCCGTTCAGCAGCAAGCAGTACGACACGCGCGAGCAAGCGATCGAGGGGGCCACGGCGGGCCTGAAACAATGGGTCAGGAATCTGGACGGCGTGGCCGACCTGGTGGACAAGGTGGCGGCCGAGGCGCAACAGCAGCGCACGGGCGAGCCCGCGCAGCCGGGCAAGGCGCCGCTGCCAAACGCCACCGCGCCCGAGCATGTCCAGACCGGCGTGGATGACCGTGAGCTGGACGAGATCGTGGCCGAGTTCAAAAACGCTCAGGCCGACATGATGCAGGGCGAGCACCCGGTCACGAACGTGTTCCAGCCGCCCAAGAAGGGCGAGATTTACCGGCTCGAGAAGAAGGCCGGCGTGCGGACGGAAAACAAGAACGGCAAGAAGGTCTACCACCGCGACGCCGGCTGGATGACGGTCGAGGAAGCCAAGGCGCAGATCGCGGAGTGGAAGGCGCACGCACAGGCGCAGGGCGAGGACGAGGACAGCCGTAGCGCGAACAGCCGGCGCATCGTGCTGTCGCTGTTCGACCTCACCGGCAAGTGGTCGCAGCCGTGGGAGGACGCCGGCTATCAGGTGTACCGCTTCGACATCCAAGACAGCGACACGTACGAAGACCCGGAAACCGGCGAGGAAAAGCTGGTTGGCGACGTCAACAACATGAGCGTCGAGTTCTTCAGCGACCTGTTCGGGGACTTCGACGGCAACGATGTCTACGCGGTGCTGGCCGCCTGCCCCTGCACCGACTTTGCCGGGTCGGGCGCCAAGCACTTCGCCGCCAAGGACGCCGACGGCCGCACGGTCGCCAGCGTCAAGCTGGTGCATCAGACGCTGGCCCTGATCGAATACTACAAGCCGCAGATTTGGGCGCTTGAGAACCCGGTCGGGCGCATCGAGGAGCTGGGCGGGCTGCCGCCGTGGCGGCTGGCGTTCGATCCGTACCAGCTGGGCGACCCGTACACCAAGAAAACCCTGCTGTGGGGCCGTTTCAACGGCGACCTGCCGATCGCGCCGGTGTTCCCGAGCGAAGGCACGAAGATGCACGCGAAGTACGGCGGCAAGAGCCAGGCCACCAAGAACGCCCGCAGCGCGACGCCGGAGGGCTTTTCCTACAGCTTCTTCATGGCGAACAACGCGGTCGACCATCCGGTGATGGCGATCGCGAACAAATATGACCGCCTGGACAACCAACTGATCAAGAAAGCGGTCGAGGCCGGCATCGGCGAGGACCAGATCAACGACGCGGTCGAGGACCATTACTACATGGACCAGGACGACGACGCGGCCAACGCGGCGATCCGGGAGCTGCTTGCGGAGCACGGCGCTACCGTCTCCGCCGCAGAGCCGCAGTCGGAGACCGACACCGACCGGGCTGCGGCCCTGTTGCAGTCGCTGGCGCACCAGGCCAGCCGCGGCGAACCGGCCACCAGTGCGGCCCAAGTTGGTTTGCGGGTGGCGCTCCAAAGGGACAGCTGGGCTGAAGGCAAGACGGTCATCCAGGGCGGCGAGGTCTGGAACAAGGGCAACCTGCGCGCCACGATCGCGCCGGGCCGCGACGGCGGCATGCCGACGATCACGATCAAGCAGCGCAAGCTGACCGCGAAGGAGCAGGCCGCCGAGGAGCAACGCCAGCGCACCGAAGCAGATCGGCAAAAGCACCGCGCCGAGGCGCGCGCGTACTGGAAGGTCGGCATGGCGGCCGCGCTGCCGGGGTTTGCCGATGTCGAGGGCAGCGACCAGAAATACACGATGGATCTGCCCGGCGTGATCGAGTCGATCGACGGCGATACCGCCGATGTGCGCATCTACGCTGCACCGGAATACGGTTACACGCAGGAAGACTACCCGCTGCACGGAAAACTGGCGCGCAAGGTGCCGCTTACCGAGCTGAGCAAGTACGGGCACGGGCTGGAGCGGCTGCAGAAGATCGTTGACGAGGGCAAGCTGGCCACCGGCGATGCCGAAGTGGCCGCGAGCGTGCGTGCGCGCACCGCCAAGGTCAAGTACCCGAACCGCAACTTCGACCTGTTCTGGCAAACCCACCCGACCGCGCTGGAAGACGCGCGCGATCACAAGTGGTGGGCCGAGGTCGCCTTTTTGAACATGCGGCGCGGCGACACGTTCACGGCCGGCGACAAGACCTACACGGTCGAGGCGATCAAGAAGATCAAGGACGGTGAGCACACCCGCAAGGGCATGACGCTCAGGGATGATGCTGGCGGCGAGCATACGTTCTGGCCGATGGCGACGGAATGGCATAGGCTCGTGCCGCAGCTGGCCGCCCAGCTCAAGGCCGAGGACGAGCTGCCGGACACGGCCCAGCGGCCGCTGCTCGACATCCTCAAGCGGGACCCGGCCGCCCATGTGGACGAGCAGGGCCGCGTCTACCTGCGTGACACGGCGCCAGGGGAGGAACAGCCGCAGCCTGGCCTGAAGAAGATGCAGAAGGCCAAGGAGACCAAGGGCGCCAAGCCCGGCCTGAAACAGATGCAGGAGGCGAAAGCGGCCAAGGACGCGCCCGCACCCACGGTGCCGCAGGCGGCAGCACCGGCCAGCCTGTTCGCCGACAACAAGATTTTCACGCAAGATGCGGTGGACAAGGCGCGCGCGCTGCTCAAGGCCAAGCTGGGCCAGCTCAATTCGGGGATCGACCCCGAAATGCTGCAGGCCGGTATCACGATCGCCGGTGCCTACATCGAGGCCGGGGTGCGCAGTTTCGCCAAGTTCGCGAAGGCGATGGTGTCCGACCTGGGCGAAGGCGTGCGGCCGTACCTGCGCAGCTTCTTCGAGGGCGCGCGCCATTATCCGGGGCTCGATACCAAGGGCATGACCAAGCCGGACGACATCGACGCCGCCGGCCAGCTGGGCATCGACGAGGGCGACACGGTCGAGTATATCGGCGGCAAGACGCACAACCTTGCGCGCGGCGACCGGCGCGAAGTGGCGTGGGTGAACCCGCACCAGATCGGCTTTGCCGATGGCGGCAGCGCAAGCTATGACAGCGTGCGGCGCGGCGATTGGAAGAAGGTCGAGGTGGCGCACGAGCTGGTGCTGCCGCAGCCGCCGACGGTGGACGAGCGCAAGAACGCGCAGGTGCTGGCCGACCTGGCCGCGAATGCCGGCAACCCGGTCGACATCGACGGCCGCTTCGCGCCGGGCGTGTACGGCACCCCGGAGCAGCCGCTGCGCTTCGTGTCGGGGATGTCGCGGCCGGCCGACTTCACGCGCCTGTTCGGCAATGGCAAGAACGTCGGCATTTCGGTGCAGGAGCTGTCGAAGGTGGCGGTGCCGCTCGTCGCGAAGCAGTTGGCGGAGGCGCAGGGCGCCTATCTGTTCGTCGATTCCGGCGCGTTCTCGACCCACATGAGCAATGTGCGCGAGGCCGAGGCCGCCGCAAACGACCAGCGCGACGCCGCCGCGCCGCGCAAACTCGATTTCGATGCGCTGATGGCGCGCTACGAGGACCTGTCGCGCGCGGTGAGCAAGGCGAGCGACGGCATGGCGATGGGGCGCATGTTCCTGGTGATGCCCGACATCGTGGGCGACCAGGCCGGCTCGCTGGCCCTGGTCAAGCAGTACGCCGACGAGATCAACGGCTACGGGCTGCAGGCGATCATCCCCTTGCAGGGCGGGGAGCTGACGCTGACCGAAGCGTACCAGCAGATGATGCGCAATCTGGGCATGCAGCCGGACGACCATGCGCCGATCATCGGCATCCCGACCCAGGAGCTGGCGGTCTCGAACGAGGAACTGACCGACCTGCTGCGCCAGTACGGCGATTCGATCAATGGCGTGCATATCCTCGGCGCCGCTTCCGACGCGCGCCTGCAGCCGCGGCTGGCCGCGATCGAGGCCTCCGGCTACGACGGCAACGTGTCGGCCGACGCCAACCGCATCCGTGCGCTGATTACGGAGGAGCGCCCGCGCAAGCAGGCGTTCAAGCACCTCAACCAGTCGAACATGGCCGATGGCAGCCCGCAGCCGCGCGTGGTGCGCGACGACCAGCGCCCGGAACCGGGTAAACCGCTCAGTGAGTTGCAAAAGCGCAAACGCAGCGCCGAGACGGTCGAGCCGAGCGAAAAGACGCCGCAGAAGTATGGTCCGAGCGGCCGTGCGGCCCTGGCCAAGATGGCGCAGCGGGCCAATCTGTCCACCGACCCGGCGCATGACAGCGACTCGGCCGACCTGGTCCGCTTCTTCGAGAAATACTATGAAGCTGGCCGGGATGGCAGGCAAATGCCGAAGGCCGACCTCCACCCGGATGACGCACGTACCGCTTACGCGGCTGGCCAGAAAGATGCCGCCGCGCCGGCCAAGCCGAAAAAGGGCTTCGGCGGCGCCACGTTGCGCCAGGACTTCGGCGTCGAGCATATCGACGGCTACGCCGAGACGGCCGAGTTCCCGCGCGAAAACCTGCACTACGACACGCCGACCGGCGGGGTCAAGGAAGCGTTCATTAAGAACGCGCGCGCCTACCTGAAGGATGTGACCGGCATGCTGCTCGATCACGGCTTCACCAACGCCACCGGGCGCGACGGCAAGGCGCTCAAGCCGGTGCGCGTCAACGAGGCCGGCCCGGCGGTATCGGGCGAGGTGTCGCTGACGATGTACCACGAGGGCGCCGAACGCGGGATTTACATCGACATCAGCGGCACCGTGGGCGGCATGATGATCCCGGCCACGCGCTCGGGGGTGGCGGTGATGATGCGGGTGACCAAGAAGGACGACCCGTATAGCGGTGGCCAGAATATCTTTGCCGATACCAAACTGACGGCGGCCGAGCTGGCCGACAAGGTGCGCGCTGCGGTGTTCGCCGCCAGTCCGAACCGGGATAAACTGGACGCAAGCGCTGCGCCGAACGACGACAAAGCGAAGGATGACAATGGTACTGGACCTGCAATTTCTGACCTGGCTGCGCCGGGAGTCAGCCGCACTGGCGCAGGAGTGGCCGCCGGGGGGCAAGCTGGAACGCGACCTGCTGGCCCATTGGGCGCGCCACCGGCCGCAGATGCTGGCGCAGCTGGAAGCGGTGAAGGCGGCCGCCCCGCTGGCGCACATCCTGATCGACCGCATGATGAAGGCGACAACGGCCAACCTGCAAGCGGGGATGGCGCCGACGGACGCAACGGAACAAGCGGAACGGGACTGGTTGATGCTGGAACCGGAGTCGGAGGACCCGCCGTCGGGCCCGCCCGTGCCAATTACCACATTGGCGACCCCGAACAGCTGATCGGCGGCACGCCGAAGGTCCGGTTCGCCAACAACCGGCGCGCGATCGAGGCGTACCGCTCGATCACCGAGGAGGGCCGGGCGCCGGTCAAGGCCGACCTGGACGCGATGGCGGCCTACATCGGCTGGGGCTCGTTCGGCCAGGAGCTGTTCCAGGGTAATTGGAACACCCCGCGCCCGAAAGCCGGCTGGGAGCAGGAGGACGCGTGGCTGCGCGGCCACCTCGGCCAGCAGGAATGGGAGAGCGCGCAGCGCTCGATCACCAACGCCCACTACACGGACCCGATCACGGTCACGACCATGTGGAACATGGTGCGCGCGCTCGGCTTTACCGGCGGCCGCGTGCTCGAGCCGGCAATGGGCATCGGTAACTTCTTCGCCATGATGCCGCTCGACCTGGCCGAGAAAAGCCAGCTGACCGGCATCGAGATGGACGCGCTGAGCGGCGGCATGGCCAAGGAGCTGTACCCGAACGCGAACATCCAGATCAAGCCGTACCAGGACAGCAAGACCGCGGACGGCTTCTATGACCTGGTGATCGGCAACTGGCCGTTCGATAAGGATGGCCCGAGCGACCGCCGGTACATGAAGCTGAACCCGTCGCTGCACGACTTCTTCTTCCTCAAGGCGCTCGACCAGACCCGCGCCGGCGGGCTGGTGGTGGGCATCACCAGTGCCGGCACGATGGACAAGAAGGGCCGTGCCACGCGCATGGAACTGGCCAAGAAGGGCGAGCTGGTGGCTGCGTTCCGGCTGCCGTCGGGCGCGTTCGAGAAGTACGCCGGCACGGCCGTGGTGACCGACATTATCGTGCTGCGCAAGCGCGAGACGCCCGGCAGCGGCCTCGAGCCGTGGGTCGAGCTGGGCGAGACCAAGGTCCCGGCTGGCGAGAAGATCGAGGTCAACAGCTATTACCTGCAGCACCCGGACCATGTCCTGGGCACGCTGAATTTCGGGCATGGCAGCACCTATGGCCGCCCGGCGATGATCGTCGAGCGCCCGGCCGACCTGATGGAACGGCTGGCGCAGCTGCCGGGCAAGATGCCGGCCGAGACCTACCAGCCGCCGGCCAGCCGCAAGCAGGTCAGCTACCTGAGCAACAACACCGACGACCGCGAGGGCAGCGTGACGCTGGCCAAGGGCAAGCTGTACGTGGTGCGCGGGGAACGCCTGGTGCCGCTGGCCGACGAGGTCAAGTACGAGCTGAAGGACAAGGCCAAGACCGCGCAGCGCGAGGCCCAGCTGCGCCAGCTGATCGCGATGCGCACGGCATACGGCGCGCTGGTGGTGGCCGAGCGCGCGGCCGACCCCAAGACCGAGGCGCTGCGCAAGGATTTGCTGGGCAAGTACCAGGCCTTTACCAAGGCCTACGGCACGCTGGAGGAGTCGGACGGGCTGCGCATCCTGCGCGGCGTGAAGGACCCGTACTACTTCGCCCTGGCCTCGCTGGAGATCAACGGCAAGCCGGCGCGCATTCTGCGCGAGGCGACGCTGCGCGGGCGCAAGAAGATGGCCAACCCGAGCGTGCGCGAGGCGTTCGTGATGGCGCGCAACGAGAGCATGGACGTGAACCTGGCCACCATCGCCAAGCTGAGCGGCAAGAGCGAGGCGGCGGTCGCGGCGGAACTGGAGCAGGCCGACGCGATCTTCAAGACCCCGGCCGGCAATTACGAGGTGGCCGATATTTACCTGTCGGGCAATGTGCGGCGCAAGCTGCGCGAGGCCCAGGATGCGCAGGCCAACGCGCCGGCCGGCCAGGCGACTCCCGATTTCGCGCGCAACATCGCGGCGCTGGAACGGGTGCTGCCGAAGACGGTTCCGTACTTCAAGATCGAGGCCAAGCTGGGCGCGCCGTGGGTCAAGGCCGAGCATTACCACGACTATGTCGCCCGCCTGCTGGGCCTGACGCGCGACGCGGACAAGGCCGGCGTCGATGTGGCGATGGTCAATGGCTCGTGGAAGGTCAAGTTCACCGACAAGTCGCTGAACAACCGGCCGGAAGCGGTGGCGCAGTGGGGCACCGGCTACCGGGGGGCGTCGCTGGACAAGATGCTGACGGCGGCGATGAACAACCGCAGCATCACGATCAAGACCCCGGACGCGGACGGCAACCTGCAAGTGGACGAGGCGGCCACCAAGGAGGTCAGCGAAAAGCTGGTCAAGCTGCGCGAGGAATTCGGCAACTGGATCTGGAAGGATGTCGAGCGCCGGGTCTGGCTGGAGCAGAACTACAACGAAGTGATGAACGCGATCGCGACCCCGCGCTTCGACGGTTCGTTCCTGGAGTTCAACGGCATGACCCTGCGCCGCGGCGAGGACCCGTTCTCGCTGCGCCAGCACCAGGTCAATGCGGTGTGGCAGGGGCTGGTCAACGGGCGCGGCCTCTACGCGCACGAGGTCGGCACCGGCAAGACCTACACGATGGCGGGCCTGGCGGTCGAGTCGCGCCGCTACGGGCTGGCCAAGAAGCCGCTGATCTTCGCCCACAACGCCAACAGCGCGACCGTGGCCAAGGAGTTCAACGACATGTACCCGGCGGCACGGGTGCTGTACCTGGACAACCTGACGCCCGAGGACATCGACGTGCGCATGCGCCAGATCGCCAACGACGATTGGGACGCGGTGATCGTGCCGCACTCGCTGATCGGGCGCTTCGCGCTGACCGAAAAGACGCTGATGGAGATCGCCGCCGAGGACATCGCGGCGATGGAGCAGGAGGCGCTGGACGCGGCCAGCGACGACGGCGCAACGCTGACGATGGCCATGATGAACGACGAGGATGCGATGAAGAAGGTGCGCAGCGCGACCGCCAAGGAGCTGGTCAAGGCGCGCAACAAGATCATCAAGAGCATCAAGGACATGGCGCTGCGCTCGTCGAAAGAGAGTGCGGTGTCGTTCGAGGACCTCGGGATCGACATGGTGATCGTCGACGAGGCGCACGAGTTCAAGAAGCCGCCGGTCGCCACCAAGATGAAGATGCGCGGCCTGAACACCGGCACCTCGAACATGTCGATCGCGCTGCGCTTCTTGACCGACTACGTCAAGCGCGAGAACAACGGGCGCGGGGTCCACCTGTTCACCGGCACCCCGATCACCAATACCCTGACCGAGCTGTACAACATGATGCGCTACGTCATGGATGACGTGATGAAGCGCGACGGCATCAAGGATTGGGACAGCTGGTTCAACACCTTCGCCGATTCCAACACCGACGTCGAGCTGACCGCGGCCGGCGAGTACGAGGCGGTCACGCGGCTGGCCAGCTTCGTCAATACGGCCGAGCTGCGCCGGATCGCCGGCGAGTTCATGGACATCGTGTTTGCCGACGACATGCCGGAGTTCGCGCCACGCCCGACGTCGACCGGCAAGACCATGAGCGACACGCTGAGCGACGCCGAGCGCGACGAGCTGATCAACGGGCGCAGCGAGCAGCCGGTGGGCCGGCCGTACAAGAAGATCGTGGTCGATACCGCCCCGCTGGGCAACGAGCAAAGCAGAATGCTGGACCACTTCAAGGCGCTGGCCAGGCAGTTCAAGCAGGCCACCAAGAAGGAGCGCCGCGAAATGATGCTCAGCGGCCACCCGGCCAGCCCGCTGCTGGTCGAGACCGGGGCCGCGAACGCCGGCATGGACCCGCGCCTGGTGGACATGGATGCCGCCGACGAGCCGAACAGCAAGGTCAACCGGCTGGTGCGCAACGTCGCCGCGCTGTACCAGCGCGACGCGCGGGCGACCCAGGTGGTGTTTCTGGAGCGCGGGTTTGTCGATGAGGCGACCCGCACCAAGACCAACCCGGACGGCACCAAGACCGTGACCAAGGTCAAGAAATTCAACCTGGTCAAGGACATGGTCGAGAAGCTGGTCGCGGCCGGCGTCAAGCCGGGCGAGATCGCCGTGGTGGACGGTTCGACCAGCAAGGAAAAGCGCAAGCAGATCGCCGACCTGATGAACAAGTCGAAGATCCGGGTCGTGATCGGCAACACCAAGACGCTCGGGGTTGGCGTGAACATGCAGGAAAACCTGCGCGCGATGCACCACATGGACGCGCCCTGGATGCCGGGCGAGCTGGAGCAGCGCAACGGGCGCGGCTGGCGCCAGGGCAACAAGTGGAACACCGTGCTCGAGTACCGCTACATCACCGAGCGGCTGGACGGACGGCGCTGGCAGGTGCTGGCGGTCAAGGACCGTTTCATCAAGCTGTTCCTGAAGGCCGACGAGAACACCCGCATCATCGACGGTGATGCGGTCGACCTGGAGGAGGGCGAGGGCGGCGGTGACCTGGCGGCCACGCTGTCGGAGGCGGCAGGCGACCCGCGCGTGCTGGTGCGCGAAAAGCTCAAGGCCGATATCGAGAAGCTGGAGAACCGCGAACGCCAGCACACCTATGCGCTGAGCGATGCGGCCGACATGGCGCGGAAGCTGGCGACGGAGACCGAGCGGCTGGCACAGCAACTGCCGCTGGTGCAGGCCGACGCGGCGCAGTTCGAGGCGGCACGCGCGACCTTCAGCATGACCATTGGCGGCCAGCAGTACACCGAGCGTCCCGCCGCCGACGCGGCGATCGCCGCGGTCGAGGCCCAGCTGAACGGCGATAAGGTGACGCAGCGCCAGATCGGCAGCATCCACGGCTTCACGCTGACGCTGCAGCGCTCCCTCGTCGGCTACTACGTGAAACTGCGCGGCAAGCAGACGTTCGAGGCCGGGGTGGCCAGCGTGGCGTCGATCGAGGCGGCGCTGCGCAAGCTGGCCAAGACGGCCGCCGAGACCCAGCAGAAGATCGCGGACAACAAGGCCAGCTACGTGCGCATGGTCGAGATGCAGAAGGAGCCGTTCGGGCAGGCCGCGCTGCTGGAGAAGAAGCGCAAGATGCTGGCCGACCTGATCGCCGATCTGGCGCGCAACCCGGAGCCGGCACCGGGCTGGCTGCGCCACGGGGCGCCGGCCAATACCGCGATCTACGTCGGCGGCGAGCAGCGCGTGGTGGAAGGGCACAAGGCGAACAAGGACGGCTATTTCCTGGTCACCGAGGCCGGCGATGTGCCGTACCTCGACGCCACCGACGCCAGTGGCATGCCGTTGTTTGAGCCGGTCAACGGCGAGGAGCGCGGGCTGACGCTGAGCGCCCCGCCGAACATCCTGGATGTACGCCGCCAGCGGCGCGCCGAGGACCGGGAGCGCAGGGGAACGGACCCCGACCCGGATGTGGCCAAGCTGTCGCGCGGCAGCGCGGGCCGGGGCATGGCGCACGGTGTCGTGCGGCAGCTGGCCGACGCCATCGCCAGCCGCTGGCACGAGGCGCCGCCGGTGACGGTGGTGCAGCGCGTGGCCGATCTGCCGTTCGCGGCGCCGGCCGATACCCGTGGCGCCTACGCGCAGGGCCGCGTGTGGCTGGTGGGCGACAACCTGCACACGCCCGACGAGGTGCAGTTCGTGATGGCGCACGAGGTGCTGGGGCACCGCGGGCTGGCCGCGATCCTGGACAAGCAGGCGCTGACCCAGGAGCTGAACCGGCTGCGCCTGATCAACCCGGAACTGGCCAAGGCGGCGCGTGCGCAGGCGACCAAGTACGGCTACGACCTGACGCTGGCGACCGAGGAGGCGCTGGCCGACATGGCCGGCGAGGGCAAGGCCATCAACGGCTGGCAGAAGTTCGTCAACCTGGTGCAGCGGGCGCTGCGCGCGGTCGGGCTGGACCGGGCGGCGGACTGGATCGAGGGCAGGACGGCGGCCGAGACCATGAGCTTGCTGCGCCGGGCCCGCGAGGCGATCGAGGGCGGCCAGCAGCCGCACCTGTTCGGGCAGGCGCAGGCGGCCGCGTTCTCGGATGGCGCACCGAGCCGCTGGTATTCGGCGCTGGCGCGCAAGGTCGAGGCGCTGCCGATGAAGGCGGCACCGGCGGCGCAGTGGGTCGGCACGCTCAACGGGCTGGCCAAGCAGGGCGTCAGCACGGAGGAAATCGAATGGTCGGGCGTGACCGACTGGCTGCGCATGCAGGATGGCAAGGTCAGCAAGGCGCAGCTGCTCGATTACCTGGCGCAGAACGGGGTGCGGGTCGAGGAAGTGATGCACGCGGAGCCGGACGACACGGCCGACCGCGAGACCTTCGTCGACGGCGAGGTGGAGCAGGACCGCGCCGCGCACCAGCGCGAGGTCGACGAGATGATTGCCGACCAGTTGGGCGATGCGGCCGGCGGCCATTACGTGGCCGAGACCGAGGACGAGGACGGCAACACGGTGTGGGCGCTGCGGCAGGACGCATCCGACGAGGACCTGGAGCTGTTCGACGACGAGGGCAAGGCGCAGGCGGCGGCCGACCTGGCCAACGAGCGCCATGACGCCGAGCGCGAGACGGACCTGCGCAACAACGCCACCGCGTTCGACGAGGACGCCGCGCGCCACCGGGCCGAGCGCGAGTGGGACCAGCACCACGCGTCGGACGACACCCGCAGCTACCAGCAATACACGCTGCCGGGTGGCGAGCATTACACCGAGCTGTTGCTGACGCTGCCGCAGCGCGAGCCGTCATTCGCGCTGGACGACTACATCGGCGAGTTGAGCGACAAATACGGCTGGGTGATCGACGGCGTGCTGCACACGCCCGGATGGAGCGAGGCCGACCTGACGCAGGAGGAGCTGGCCAAGCTGCGCAGGTTGCAGCAAGATGACCTCGAGGAGCGGGCGCAGCGGGCCAACGCTACCTATCAATCGCCCCATTGGAGAGCGACGCGTAACGTGCTGGCCCATATCCGCGTCAACGAGCGGCGCGACGTTGACGGCAAGCGCGTGCTATTTGTCGAGGAATTGCAGAGTGATTGGGCGGCCGACAGCCGCCGCCATGAGGTGGCAATGCGGAAGCTGCGCACCGCCGTGATGGAGGCGGCCACGGCGCGCGGCGCCGACCTGGCAGCGGTGGCGCAGGCATTCGATTTCATCAGCGAGGAGCCGTTGGAAACGACGGAGCGCCCGACGACCTGGGCCTGGGAGTTGCTGCGCACGGCCACTGGCGACACCGTCGACCTGAACGCGATCCACGCCATCCGCGACGACCTGCCGAAGCCGGCCGCAGCGCCGTTCACCGGCCAGACCGGGGCCTGGGTCGCACTGGCGATCAAGCGGGTCATCGCGTACGCCGCCGAGAATGGGTTTGACACGGTGGCGTTCGTCAACGGCACGCAAAGCACCGAGCGCTTTTCGCTGCGGCAGCGTGTCGAGGCGATCCGCTATGTGCGGAAGGATGGCGGCAAGTATGACGTGTGGGCGGCCGACGAGAGCGGCGCGGCGTTGAACCGCACGGTCGACCAGCAGGGGCTGACGCCAACCGAAGTCGAGAAGTTCGTCGGGGTCGAACTGGCCGCCAAGATTTTCAAGGGCGAGGGGGTCGAGCAGGACGGTGACATGGTGCTGTCCGGCCTCGACCTGGAGCTGGGCGGCGAGGGCATGAAGGCCTTCTACGACCAGATCGTGCCGAAAGTCGCGAATGACGTGCTGAGGAAGCTGGGCGGCGGCAAGATCGGCTCTGTCTTCTTGCCGGATATTTATCGCGAGCCCGAAATGACCGGGCTCGACGCGGACGGCGAGGGGGTTTTCGACGATGGCCACAGCGGCGAGCAGCCCGGCTTCGACATCACCCCCGAGCTGCGCGCCACCGCGCTGGCCGGCCTGCCGCTGTTCGCGCGTGACGCCAATTGGGGCCGCTCGGTGCGCGACCCGAACTACCGCCAGGTGGTCAAGCGCACCCCCGAGCTGCAGGCCGCGGCCCAGCAGCTGAAGGACGGCAAGCTGAGCAAGGCCGAGTACGCGCGCCTGGTCGAACAGTACAAGCCGGCCAGCGAGTATGCGTTCGTGCCGCCGCCGGCGGGCGAGCAGGACATGCGCGAAGCGCTCAGCTCGGACAAGGTGGCGCGCATCGGGGCGCCGCTGGCCACGCTCGAGGCCGGGCACCCGGTCGGGCTGCGGCTGGATATCCCGGCCTACGCCAACCACGGCGTGTGGGTGGTCGCGGTCCACGAGCAGCTGGCCAGTTTCGCGGCCGGCAAGTCGATCGGCTATGACAGCATGGCGGCCGTCACCAACGCGACCTTCGGGGTGGTGCAGCGCGCGGCGCTGGATATCGCGGCCGGCAAGGCGAAATCGACCATCGCCGTGATCAAGGGCAGCTGGCGCCCGATCTCGCGCGAGAAGGCGATCGAGGCGGCGCAGCGCGCGCTGGCCCTGCCCGAGTGGCGCCAGGTCGGCATGCACCCGGAGCGCCATGCGTATTTCTTCGACCGCGGCACCATGCGGCCGGTGGTGGCGGCCGATGCGGTGATCCAGGTGGGGCCGCTGGTGCTGGCGCGGAATGTCAAGTACGGCAGCATGGATGATGTGCTGTTTTCGCGCGGAGATACCGCGTCGGTGGACCATGTCGCGGCCGGCATCACCCGCCGTCAGTTCCTCGCCGCCGCCGCGCTGGCGGCCACCGTCGGCAGGGCGCGCGCTTCCGCCGCGCTTGGCAAAGCCCAGGCCCTGCCGGGCGACATCCTCACCCAGCCGTTGCCGGCGTCGGTCGCGCAAACCTTGCGCGGCACGGGGAGCGGCATGGCCAATCCTGACGGTGCTCAGGCGGTCGACGCCGCGCTGGGGCAGATCGCCGGCCACGGCCCTGTCGAGCTGCGCGCGCTGGCGGCGCAGATCCGTTCGCTGACCCCGGCCACGGATACGATGCTGACGGTGGACGACAGCACGGCTGCCGACGCACACGGGGAGGTGGCGCTGGACGGGCCGGTCGCGCACTTGAAACTGTACACCGCTGGCGGGCGCACCGGGTTGACCTACGAAACGTTCCTGCATGAGGCGCTGCACCTGGCGGTGGCGGCGCGCTACCAGACCATCGCGGCCGCCACGCAACGCGGCGGCAGTGACGCACTCCAGATGCCAGCGCCGGCGGCGGCCGCCGCGATGGCGCAGCTCACCGACCTGTGGCAGGAGTTTGGGCGCGCGGTCAAGTCGCGCCCTGCGCCGACGGACAAGGCCACCAGGGTCTCGGTGGTCGAAGCCGTCTTGCATCAGGACGAGTTTTTCGTGCGCGCGCTGACCGACCACCGGCTGCAAGCGTACATGGCAGGCATGGAGTATGAAGGCAAGAGCCTGCTGCAACGGTTCAAGGATTGGGTTGCCGGCTTGTTCGTGAAGGATGGCGTGCGACCGTCGTGGCTGGACGCGGCGCTGCTGGCGTCGGGTGAACTGGCCGGGGCGATGCCCGACGACCGGGCCGACTTCGCCCGCTTTAACGCGCTCCACGAGCTGCCGGCAAACCTGACCTCAACCCAGCAATCGGCAGTGGACGCCGTGCTGTTCTCGCGCGCCGACGTCACCGACACGCCGGCGTTCAGGGGATGGTTCGGCAACAGCAAGATGATCGACGGCGACGGGCGGCCGCAGGTCATGTACCACATCACGACCGGCGACTTTTCGCAATTCACGCCGGGTGGCGCCGATGCCAACCTGTCCGGGCCGGCCATCTGGCTGACTCCGGACAAGGGAAACCAGAATGCCGCGCACAATGTCGGCGGGTTTTACGGCAAGTTCCGCGATGGCGCCAACGTGATGCCGCTGTACGTGAAGATGGAGCGCCCACTCTACATTACCGACCAGCACGAGTACCAGGAGGCCAACAAGCAGTTCAATCTGACCGGCGGGTTCCCGCGCGCGCTGACGCAGGGCGAAGTCGAGGCGATCCGGGCGCGTGGCTATGACGGCATCTACTTCGCCTCGTACAACTCCGCCGAAGGCTATGACCTGGCTACCGGGCGCAACGTCGAGGTGATTGTGTTCGACGGCGGCCAGCTCAAGTCGGCCACCGGCAATTGGGGCACGTTCGACCCCGACGACCCCGACATCCGGTTCTCGCGCGTGGGCGACAGCATCAACGCCACCTGGGAGTCGCTGCGCTCGGCCGCGACGCTGGGCAAGATCACCGCCAACCTCAACGAGGTGCGCCAGAACCACAAGGATTTCAACCACTTCAACTGGTACGACAAGTCGTTCTCGACGCAGTACAACAAGGCGCGCAAGGATGCCGATTTCGCGCGCGTGTTCGACGCCGCCCAGCAGCAGTCGGACGACACCGCGCGCTATGCGATCGAGGGCGAGGTGCTGGCGCCGGATGTGCTGGTGCGCCTCGAGGGCTTCGGCGCGATCGTGAAGGCGCTGCGCAAGGGCGGCAAGCGCCACACGGCCGACATGAATGCGATCGCCAAGCCGCTGTTCGCCAACATCGAGGGGGTGCAGGGGGTGGGGCAGCGGGTGTATTCGAGCCGCGAGCTGGAGCGCGATTTCGGGCTCAACCCGCAGCAGATCGACATGTACCGCCAGGTGCGCGCTTCGGTCGATACCTCGATCGTGCGGCTGGCGCAGACGGCCGTGATGGCGGTCGGGCAGGCGCAGGGGATCGCGGTGGCGCACATGAAGGACATGTCGCTGGAGGATACCGCCGCGCTGGTTAAGGAGGCGCTGTGGGACCGCGAGCGCGAAAAGCATTTCGCCGATGTGGTCATGGCCGAAGCGGAGGGCAAAGCGCCGCCGCGCTACTTCGAGCCGGACATGACGCACCTGGACAATATCGACGGCATCGCCGAGACTGCGACCTTCTTGCAGGAGTCCGGCTACATGCCGGCGATGCGTTTCGGCGAGTTCGCGATCACGGTGCGCGACCCGCGCAAGGCGCCGGGGCAGGATGTGGTCGCGTTCGAGACTTACGACGACGAGATCCCGGCGCACCGCGCGGCGGCCCGCCTGGCCAGGCAGCATCCGGGGATGACGGTGACGCGCTCGCGCATGAACGACGAGCAGTACCGGATGTTCAAGGGGGTGTCGCCGGAGACGGTGATGCTGTTCGGGCGCTTCATGGGGCTGGACAAGGAGCAGGCCTACCACGACTACATCGCGCTGGCGTTGTCGGCGAAGGCGGCCCGCAAGCACGAGCTGGCGCGGGCCGGCGTGCCGGGCTTCTCGCGCGACCTGGTGCGGGTGATGGCGGCGTTCCTGCTGTCGAACGCGCGCCAGTCGGCGATCAACGTCAACGGCCAGAACCTGAGTGCGGCGCTGGCCGCGCCGGCGTTGCAGAAGAAGGGCGACGTCCAGAAGGAGGCGCAGCGGCTGGTCGATTACGTGGCCAACCCGAACGAGGAGGCGCGCCGGCTGCGTGGCTTCATGTTCATGTACTACATCGGCGGTTCGGTGGCGTCGGCGCTGGTCAACCTGACCCAGCCGGTGCTGCAGACGCTGCCGTGGCTGACCGAATTCGTCGGCGCGCGCGCCGCTTCGGTGGCGCTGGCGGCGGCGCGCATGGCGGCCACCGGCAACGTGGCGCCGCACCTTCGCCACGCGCTCAGCCGCGCCGATGCCGACGGCCTGACCCAGCCGAAGGAAATCCACATGATGATGGGCGACGCCACCGGCTCGGTGCTCAGTTCGCACCTGACCTTGCGCGCGCTGACCCAGGCGTGGGGCGGCTTCTTCGGCAAGGCCGAGCAGTTCAACCGGCGCCTGACCTTCCTGGCCGCCTACCAGGCCGCGCTCGACATGGGCAAGGAGGCGGTGCGCGCCAAGGGCTTCGAGGACGCCTACGACTTCGCCAAGCGGGCGCTGGCCGAGACCCAGGGCCTGTACTCGAAGGTGAACCGGCCGAACTTCGGGCGTGGTCCGATCGGCTCGGTGCTGATGACGTTCCGCCAGTTCTCGATCACGTATCTGGAAATGCTGATGCGCATGCCGTGGCAGCAGCGGCTGGTCGCGCTGGCGTTGCTGACGCTGGGCGCCGGGGTCGAGGGCTGGCCGTTCGCCGAGAACCTGGAGGATGTGATCGACACGCTCGGCCAGTCGCTCGGCTACAACACCAACAGCAAGAAGGAGCTGCGCAACTTGGTGGGTCCGTGGCTGATGCACGGGTTGAGCGGCATGACCGGCGCCGAGCTGTCGGGGCGCATTGGCCTCGGACGCATGTTTCCGGGCACCCAGCAGCTCAAGCTGTCGGACGCGCGGCGCGACACCAACGACCTGGGCGGCCCGTTCGGCTCGCTGATGCAGGCGGCGCACGATGCGGCGATGGCGGCGCAGGCCGGCAACCTGGCCGGGCCCAGCGGGGCGGCGGCCAAGCTGCTGCCGACCGCGCTCAAGAACATGGCCGCCGGAGTGCAGATGGGCTTTACCGGCCACTACCATGACAGCACCGGCCGGGCCACCACCGCGACCACGTTCTACGATGCGGCGCTGAAGTTCTTCGGGTTCCAGCCGACGGCGGTGGCGCGCGAGAGCGAGGTGGTGGGCGACATCAACCAGGACCGCTCGATGATGGGCGCGATCCATGCGCAGCTGGTGCAGCGCTGGGCGCACGCGATCGCCGAGCACGACCCGGAGCGGGTGGCGGCGACGGTGGCGCGCTGGCAGCAGTGGAACCGGGACAACCCCGGTTACCGCATCACCATCACGCCGGCGCAGCTGCGCGCCAGGGTGTCGGAGCTGCTGGTCGACCGCAAGGTGCGCACGCTGAAGTCGACCCCGCCGACGATGCGGGCCGAGGCGGTCGCCGCGCTGCACGGGCTGGACTGACCCCTTCCGCCGGCCGCCTGGCCGGCTCTTATATCCGCAACGAGGGGTTCCCCAATGACCGAACCGATCAGCACGACGTCGGCCGGCGGGATCGCGCTGGTCAAGCTGTTTGGCGGCACCGCGATCGCGGCCTCGGCCGCCGTCACGCTCGGCTTCCTGTTCCTGTGGCCGAAGTCGCTCAAGGAAGCGGTGTTGCGCATCGTCTGCACGCTGATCTGCTCGACCTTTTTCGGGCCGTTCTGCGTGATCGCCGTGCATTCGTGGTGGCCGTCGCTGTTCGCCTCGGCCACCACGGTGGTGGCGGCCGCCGGCGCGCCGCCGTTGCTGGGGTTGTTGTTTGTGGCGGCGCCGGTCCTGGTGCTGGCCGGCTTGCCGGCATGGTGGGTGGTCGGGGCCACCGTGCGCTGGTTCGAGAAGCGCCGCGAGCAGGACCTCGGCCAGCTGGTGGCGGAGGCGCGCGCGGTGCTGTACCCGACTAAATCGACTGGAGGCAAACCATGATGCTGACGCTGTTGGGCATGCTGGGCGGGGGGCTGATGCGGCTGCTGCCCGAGATTATGGGGTTCTTCAACCGCAAGCAGGATAACGCGCACGAGCTGGCCATGCTGGACCGGCAGGCCCAGCTCGAGAGCACGCGCGCGGCCGCGCACCTGGACGAGGTGCAGGTGGGGGGCGACTATGCGGCGCTGCTGGCCACCATCGACGCGCAGAAGGAGGCCGCCAAGGGGCAGATGCAGCTGACCAATATCCGCTTCGTCGATGCGCTCAACTTCCTGGTGCGGCCGGTGGTCACCTATTTCATGGTGCTGCTGTACGCGCTGGCCAAGGCGGCGATGTTCGCGATCGCGATGCGCTCGGGACTGGCCGGCTGGGACGCGATCCTCAAGGTCTACGACCAGGAGGACCGCGCGATCCTGTCCGGGATCATCGCGTTCTGGTTCATGTCGCGCACGCTCGAGAAGCGCGAAAAGCGCTAGTGGCCACAACCGGGGCCGCAGGTGTGCGGGGTGGCGCCGGCGGCCCGCATGAATTCCTCGTAGCCGTCGAGCATGGTGCGCAGGTAGGCGCATAGCTCCGCCTGGGTCGGGTAGAAACGGTACAGGTTGTCCATCAGCTCCGCGCGCGGGGGCGCTGCCGTGATCCGGTGCCGGGTGTTGGCGCGCTCCAGCATGTCCGCGAAGTCATCATGGGTGACGGCCCCGGCACGGATGCGGTCTGCCAGTTCGACAAATGGTGGTGGGGCTTGGGTGGTCACGATCGCGCCCCTTCGGCCATCCGCAGCAGCGCCACGCCGGCCGCGCCGCGCAACCAGTGTGCCAGCGCCGCCTGGTCCTGGTACGTGGCGCGTAACCTGGCCAGCGTCGCCGCGTAGCCGGCGCTGCGCGCCTGTGCGACCACTTCAGTAAAGTATGCCGCCAGCTGTTCGTGCGTCACGGTGCCGGCGTCGATCGCGGCGGCCAGGGCGTGAACCCGTTGGTCGTCGCTGACGACGGCCGCTGTGGGCGCGAGCGGTTTGGGGGATGGTGCAGCGTGGTCGGTCATGGGGTCTCCGGTGATTGTATGGGTGGTGGGACTGCCGCCTTGGTGATGATCCGGGCCACGATGCCGGCCAGCAGATAGCGGCCGGTGGCGCCACGCAGGTAGGCGGCGAGGTGGCCTTGGGTCGGGAAATTCGCATGCAGTACCGCCAGCGTGCTCGTGCGCGTGCCATCCCCGCCGCCGGGCACCGATTCGGCGACCAGGGTGGCCATCGTCGCGTGGGTGATGGCGCCGGTCGCGATCCGCTTCAGGATGCGCGCCACGCGCGGCTCCAGCGTCGCAGTGAACTGCGGGTCGATCTGGAAATGTTCGTCGACCCGGATCATTGACGGCGCACGGGGATGAACCCGGCACGGTCGTCATTGCCGTCGTCAACGAACTTGATGAGTTCGGGCGGCGCCGCCAGGACCCGGCTGAATTCGATGATCATTCGGCGTTCGGCGTCCTTGGCAGCGAGCGCCGGGTTGCGGCGACACGCCATGCCGACCACGGCGCGCATCGTGATTGCGGCCGCACTGACCATCTCGGTCCATTCCAGTTCGGGGTGGTTGGTGCGGGCATCGAGCATGACCTGCATGAGTTCGGCGAACAGCGCGCCGACCGCCTCCGCGATGGCCGGGGTCATCACCCTTTCTTCTGGTTGCTGCATGGCATTGCCTTTCTCTAAGTGCCTGCCATTGTAACGCCCCCACAAAAGGCCTGCCATGACCGATCAGTTGCTCGAGCGGATCGCCGCGCTCGTCATGTCGTTTGAAGGGTGCATCTTGCGGGCCTATCCCGATCCCGGCTCGGCGCTGTACAAGGCGCTGTCCGCGCGCGGGCTGGTGCGCGCCTACATGGCCGGGAACGCCGCCATTCCGGCCGAGCTGCGCGCGCTGCCGGGCACGCCGTGGACGATCGGCTGGGGCGAGACGGCCGGCGTGCACGAGGGCGATGTCTGGACCCGCGAGCAGGCCGACGCGCGGCTGCGCGTGCGCCTGGCGCAGTTCCTGGCCGGGGTGTACAAGCGCTGCCCGCAGCTGTACCTCGAGGCCGACGCGCGGGTGGCCGCCGTGGTCTCGCTGGCCTACAACATCGGGCTGGGCGCATTTGGCGCGTCGACCGTGTGCCGCGCCACCCGGCGCTGCGAGTACCAGCGCGCGGCCGACGCGTTCCTGCTGTGGGATAAGGCGGGCGGCCGCCCGATCCTGCGGCGGCGCCGCGAGGCCGAGCGGGCCTGCTACCTGCTTCAGTGAGGCTGCTTGGTAAACGTGGCGATGTCCTCGCGCGCGGTGAGGCGCGCCAGCTTGACCGTGCGGCCTGACTCGTCGGCCGCCTGTTGCGCCATCGCCTGCAGGGCCGGTAACCCGGCCTGGTCGATGCTCAGCAGCGGCGCGACCACGTCCCCGACCGTGGTCGCGACCAGCCCTTCGCCGCCTGGTTCTTCCGCGAACAGCACATACACTTCGGTCACCCGCGTCGCGTCACCCATCAGGCCAGGACCTTGTAGCCGCGCCCGGCCAGGCACGTCTTGACGATTTGCACCTGACTGGTGGCGCCATGCGCGGCACCAATTCCCACCCCCTCGGCCGCGCCGATCCTGGCTCCATAGCCAGCCGCGCCACGCCCGCCAATCGCTGCCCCCAGCAGCGCCCCCATCAGCGCCCCGGCCCCAGCGCCGGCGGCCGCCTGGCCACCAACGTCGACCTGCTGCGCGTACTGCTGGCATTCCCTCAGATCGACCTGGTATACGTTCAGATCAACTCCCTTGGTATCGACCACCGGCTGGTAACTGGCGCACGCAGTCAGGCTGACCGCCACGGCCAGGCATAGCATCTTCTTCATTGTTATGTGCTCTCTCTTTTCAGTGCCGGGGAAAGGCCCGCCCCGGCCTCGGGCTATTTTTTCTTTGCCTGCATTGTCGTTAATTGCGTCAAATAATCCGAGGTGCTTTTTGGCGATTTATATATTGATTAACAACAAGTGCTATCGTATCATCCTAATTCCAATGGTTGGTATTTTTTAATGGGGACGATACGATGCGATCAGTTGCGGAAATCCAGAAAGACATAGAAGCATTGCAGCAGGAGTTAAAAGCAGCACAGGAACTCGAACAGCATGCGGCGCGTGCGGAGATTCACCGAATCATGGAGCGTGTCGGTTTAACCCCTGAGCAATTGCTCGGCTTGCTTGAGAAGCCAGCAAAGAGCAAAAAGGGCCCGTTACCGGCCCGCTATCGCCACCAGGGCAATGAGTGGAGCGGCATGGGCCGGATGCCAGGCTGGGCCAAGGAGCTGGGGGACCAGCTTGAACAATTCCGCGTGGCGGGTTGAGACGAATTGCACAGCGAACTGTGCAATTACGCGGCTTGCACAGTTTGCTGTGCAAGCTAGTGGCGTCAGGCTCCGATCGTTTTCCTTGTCTTGTTTTCCCAAACCGCGATGAATTCCGGCGAGCCGTTGACCGCGCGTGAATAAAGCCAGTCGGGCTCGATCTTGATGTGTGCATGGCGCCAGATCGACTTATTCTTATGGACATGCGTGTTGCCGATGAATATATAGGTGTCGCACGCCTTGATCAGTGCTTCCTCATCCACTCCGAACATATTGCCGCCAGCTTGCGGGCGGTTTTCGTCGAACAGATGGGTGACCCAGCAGGCTAGGACGACTTGCGGGCGGTAGTGGGCGATCGCCGCGGCCGCGTCCAGCTGCTCGACATTCGGACCATAGATGACCGGCGGCTGGCCGGTGGCCGCATAGATTTGCCCAATCAGTGGGTCACTCTGCATCTTGTTATCGGTCGCCGGGATGCCAAGCGCGGCCGCCAAGGCGCCGTTGCCGGCGCCGATCTCGATCGCGCTGCGGCCGTCGATCACGGCACATAACCAGTCGACCAGTTCGGCAGTCGGAAAGCTGTAGATGCCGTTGCGATGGCCGAGCAGCGCGCGTTCCGCCACGCTGGTCGTGTAATAGAAGCTGGCCGGCATGATGCGCGGGCGGCCAGGCGCTTCCAGTGCGTCGGGGCCGAGGTCGCGTATCTGGTTGATGTCGCTGATGAGGTGCACATCCTGGGGGAGGCTCATTGTCTTTCCTTGGGGTCAGTTGGGGTCTTGATTGCCATGCTGGTCGCGGGGCTTGGCCTGGTTCCAGCGCGCGATCCACAGAACAAAGAAGGCGGAGAATACGGCCGACATCCACTGGCTCCTGGCCAGCGAGTCGATCAGTGCCCATGCGTTGCCGATGCCGCACAGGTGCTGGACCGCGAGCCCGATCCGCCGGTGTAGTTCATGCCCGATCATCGTTCGGTGGGAAGAAGGCGCGGATGTCGGCCATCTGCACGGCAGCCGGGTCGCCATGCGCGAGCCAGTACAGCATGCTGAAACGGTCGGTGTTCATGGTCGGCGTGCGGATCTCCTCGGGCATGATCCGGCACAGCAGGTTGTCGCGGTCGAGGCTGTAGTGGATGCGGCAGGCGAACGGGCGGCTGTCGTAGACGCTGCATTGGCCGTCCTTGAGCAGCGGGCACGGCTTGCCCTCGTAGCGCCTTTGTTCAGCCTTGACCGCTTCCACGGTGGTGGCGGCCTCGAAGGCCTCGGGCGGCGGCGTGGCCAACGGGCGACCGCTGGCCCTGGCGATGAGCTCGGCTTCCTGCTGAGAGATCATGGTCGCCATGTGGCAGCAGTGCGCGCAGCCGGCGCGGCATGGGGTGTGGCCCTTGGCGGCTTCGGCCAGGATCGTGCCGATCTGGCGCAGCCAGACGAAGCGCCCCTCGATCCTGGGCTCGTCCTGCAAGGCCAGCGCGGCCTGGTTGACGCCGAGCGCGCGCAGCTTTTTGTGGATCGCGTCGAGGCGGCGCTCGGCGCCCTGGAACAGCTCGGGGTCCTGCTGGCGCCGGCGGACCGCTGCCATGTGTTCGTCGTCCGGCAGCATTTTTATGCACACTCCGCGGTGATTGGTTGGGACAGGCGCGCCACGGATGCGACCGCGGCGCGCACCTGCGCCACCATGTCACGGTGGCCGGCTTCGGCTTCCTCGTAGGTCGCGTAGCGGCGCATCGACCAGTCGGCCATTGCAGCGCCGGCGAACACCATCGTCTCGAACAGGATCGGGGGCCCGATCCTGCTGAAATTGTGGTCGATGCCGAGGAATACGGTCGACACGCGGTGGCCGGCCACCCGCGTCGAGGCGACCCAGCGCTGCTTCTCGAACGCGATTGCCCATTTGATCAGACTGCCAGCTCGCAGTATCTTGCGCCCGTCGAGGACGTAATAAAGCCGGGACCCGACCGATCGTGGCCGCCGTAGCTGGCGTTGGCGGTGACTGTTTGCCATTTGTTTATCTTTGTTATGGTTGGACTTCGACGACGTCGGACAGGCCGAAACGGTAGGCCACGAAGCGGGTGGCCGCCGCGAGCACCTCCTGGTCATGGTAGCGCATCCATAATTCGACACGGCGCGGGTCGGCGCGGTCGAACATCACGCGCCAGTCGTTCGACGGGTCGATGACGTAGACGTACTCGTTCGCCCCGCGCGACGGGTGGGAGGGGGCGTACGGGATGTTGGCGGCAGGCGGACCGGCGGCGAAGATGCCGGCGGCGAAGGTTGCGAAATGGCGGCGCCTGGCGTCGTCGGTGAACGCGAACGCCGGGCGTACCTGAATTTGCAGTTGCTTCACGGTTGATGTCTCCGTTTTCTCTCTTAGTCTTCCTGTGCCACGCGCACGCGCTCAACCCGTTCGCGCACGACCACTTCCAGCCCGAGCATCCGTAAGGCCATGAACAGCCGCTCGACCCGCACCTGGTGCGGGTCGCGTTCCATCGCGCTGATCGTCTCCTGGGACACGCCGAGGTTCAGGGCCATGTCCTTTTGCGTCAGCGCGCGGCGCGCGCGTTCGCGCTTGAGCATGCCGGTGACGTCGTGCGACCAGCGCCGCAAGTCGGCGCTGGCGCCCGGTTCGGCGGCGGACCTACTCCACTTGACCACCATCGTTGGCCTCCTTGGCTCCCGCCAGCCCCAGCTGTTCACGCCACGCCAGCGTGTCGCGCCTGGTGCCACAGACGACGGTCGCGCCCAGCGCCTGGCAGAGCAGGGCGTCGACCACCCATTCCTCCTCGTGCCCAAGCTGCAGGCGGCTTTCGTCGGCCAGTCCCCACACCCCCAGCAGCGCCGCCAGATCCTGCAACGGCACTGGCCCGGTCATAACGTAGCAACCGTTACGGTGTTCGACCGTATAGCTCATGCGCTGACCGCGAACTGACCGCGCGCCTGGCTTTGGTAATGGACGTCGGAACGCAGCCATACCTCGATCTGATGCTTGATCGCGGTGACGCCGCCGGTCACCCTGGTATAGCGCGGCGACGCGGTGCCACGGTTCTTGTTGAAATGCTTGTGCAGCGCGCCGTCGGTCGGGTGGCTCATGAATCCGACCATGCCGATTACGCGGTCGCACGATTGCAGTTTTTCGGCCACGTCGCCTTTGCTGTAGGCGGAGTCAATGAACAGGAAATTCACGTTGGGGAACGCGGCGCGCAGGATTTGTTGTTGGGACGGCAGCGGGCCGACGACGCCGACCAACGGCTTCTTGGGCTGCTCGATCTGCTTGGGCCGGGCGGCCTGCGCGGGCATGTACAGGGCCGGCTTGGCGCTGGCCGGGCGCGGCGGGGCGAGGAACGGGTAGTCGCGTGCCGGCGGCGGGCTGGCCGCCGGCGCTGGCGTATCTGCCGGCGGCGGGACCAGAAGCGCCCGCAGCTGCGCCACCAGCTCGGGCAGCAATCGGGGCAGCAGCGTGGTGGCCAGCTCGTGCATCATCAGCTGGGCCAAGGGCTTGCAGGCCGCTTCCCATTCGTTGACGGTAACGCGTCGTTCCGGGGGCAGCTCGGGCTGGGGGCCCGGCGCGGCGGCCGGCGTCGCGGCCAGCGGTGGCGGCACCAGGCCAGCGGCGACCAGTTCGCGCAGCTGCTGGAACGGCGCGAGCAGATACTTGCGGTTGTGCTTCATGTCGTGCAGGCCGCGGCGCCGTCGTTCGGGCGGCAGCACGAGCTGCGCCTGCTTCATATCGTTGGCGTTGATCCGCGCCAGTCCCTGGTCGTGCTGCAGGTCCGGGTCAAGGCGTAGCAGTTCGGACGCCACTTTCAGCCATTCCTGCTTGGTCCAGTACACTTTGGCGGTTGAACGCGCTACCACCGGAGCGGGGGCGGCCGGTGGTGCCTGCGCCGCCGGCGGCTCGTGCATGGCGGGCTCGGGATCGCGCACGTTGCGGCCGTTGTAGGCCGCTATCAGGCGCTCGCGTACGCCGGTCAGCGCGTTGAAATGGCGCTGACGGCCAGTCGGCAGCGTCGACGCCGCGGCGTTGATATGCGCAAGTTTAAGCCGGTCCATCCGACCGTTGAAATACGACTCGTCCGGGTACAGCTGTTGCAGCGTCTGGGCGACCGTGCGCCACTCCTCGGTGTCCCAGCGCACATGGCTGTCGGTGGTAGAACCGGCCTTCTCGCCGCGCAGCCGCGCAAACGCGGCCAGCAGCCCGATCTTCATGGGGGCCATGTTGACCACCGTGCGGTAGCGTTCCGGCGGGAGTGCCGCCCTGGCGCTATCGAGCATTTCACGCAGCGAGAGGTTGATCGCCTCGACGGTGCGCGCCTCGCCGAAAGCGCACTGCGGAAAGCGGTCGATAATCGCGCGCGCAATCAGCTCGAATTCCTCGGGGCTCCAGAAAATGCGCGGGCGGGGGCTCATCGCGCCACTCCTGTATCGTGCGTCATTACTGCTGCGGCCGTGCTACCGTGCGGCGGGGCGTTTTTGGCCTCCGCCATTTGGTCGATCATCCTCTAGCTCCTGCACTTGGTTGTAACTAACCGTGAATCAAGCAACGATAAATTCCGCCGGGAAAGTTGCGTATGTTGCCGGCAAATGTATTCATTTGTCGCCAACCACCGGCGGACTGTTCAATAACCAGTCGTTACAATGCCGGAAGTCTTGTGAAAGGTCAATACGGTGTTGCATTCCCGTTCGTCACTTCCTTTTTCGGACTGTGGGTTGGATGTGCTATCAATGCCGTGCTGCGTAGCAAGGATGATTCCGTTTCATGTTTCACGCACCAGATTTCACAATGACCGCGCAATGTCGTTCGTCATTGCGGAAAAGGGTGACGCATTGAATCTGACATGGACCCTTCGCAGAAGCGGCACCCAATTGCGCGGTCACCATGCAATTCAGTGCGCCATCTATGAATCGGAGCCGGCGCTCGTTCCCTCATCCTTTTCCCCCTCGCTCCTGGGTGGGGTCTCCATCTCGATCACATCGGTATTGAGATCCCCCATGAACGACATTTCCGGCACTGGATTGAGCTTCGCGGCCTCGTCGATCAGTTGCTCGACCGATGCGTCCTGCTCGCGTTCATGGACCTTGATCGAGGCGTTGAACGTGGCGTAGCGGCCGCCACGCTTACCCTGCCAGGCCACTTGGGAATTAATGATGTAGACGTTGGTGTTGCCGCTTTTGAGGACCTGAATGAAGTTGCACTTCTTGAGCACCGTCACCGCGTTCTGGATCGTGCGGACCGTGACGCCCAGCTCCTCGGCCAGCGTCTGTGCCGACACCACGACCCCGCTTGAGCCGCGTTTGATGTGGGCGACCATGTAATGCAAGAGCGGCAACGCGGTCGCGTTCCGCATGCCCACTTTCCACATGTGGTCATGGACGGCCTTGTCCGACTGGACCCAGCCCTGTTTGTGGTTGCCAGGCTGGTCGCCGGGGAGGGTTACTGCCAGATCCTTCTTGGGGCGGGGCGGATCGTCGTCATCCACGAGCAAAGAGTGTTGTGTCATTGTGTCACAAAGGAAAGTTACTGCAAGAGCGAACATTATTGCCGAGCTTGCGAATTGCGTCAACGCAAAACCAGAAGTTCTTGCGTAGATGGCGAAACCACCGCCGAGCTGGCGGGAGCGTTGTCCTTCGGACAACCCAAGTGATGGCCTGTCGGCCATAAGGGAAGGGACCATGAAGTGATGGGCTAGCGCCCATAGGGGGAGAAAAACCGGGATGCGCCGCGGGCCGGCGGCAGACCTTCGGCGGGATACGCCCTCCCGGCCAGGGCCGGGACCGTTACCACGGCGGGGGCTACCGCCTCACCCCTGCGGGGCTTCGGGCACCTGCCTCCGGTTATCGACGGGCGAAACCCCGCCCCCTCACGGGATGCGGCGCCCGTCTCGGCGCAGGCAGCGGGAGGGCCGCAAAACCCAGCCAACCAGGCCAGCGGTCATTGCAAGGAATGCAAGAATCTAATAATCCGGCTTCGCTCGAAACCGGGCGTGCCGGTTTTGCGCAGCAAAATCGGTACGCAAGCAAGCGAAGCGCGCTAGTGGGTGATCAGACGTAAACAATATAATAGGGCAATTATCTGTGGATAAGCGAGATAAGCCATTGATTTTGTTGATTTTTCCGGCAAGTGTAATTACGCACCAGATTTCGTAATACCACGCAATTTGACGACGTATAGACCCCTATTTTTCCTTGCCAGCCGGCGCCAGTTGCCGCAGCCAATCCGGGCAGTGCTGTTGCCAGTCAGGGCAGTGCTGCGCCATCAGGTTTTGGACATGCAGGTACAGGCCGTCCCGGACGAGCCGTTGGTTTGACTGCCGTGGCAAGTTGTTACACAACCAGTTCATCATCGCCCACAGTTCCGGCTCGAGGATCAGCAGGTGCCGCTTGTCTTTGGGCGGGATGTCATTCGCCCACGGCGCCGGCATCAGCTCGGTCGGCTGGGCGTCCTGCTGTGCGGCCTGTTTGGTTGCCGGGGCCGGACCGCTATCAGCGGGTGGTTGCACGCTGGCCGCGGGTGGCTCCTCCGTGGCCGGCCCGGCGGCCACGGCCGGCTTGACGACCGGGGTGTCAATGTTGCGCCGCCCGGCAGGCAGCGCGCCTGGGGCGTCGGGCGGGGCCGGCAACGGGTCCAGTTCACGGCGCCCGGCATGAGGCGTTTCGGGGGCATCGAGTTTGCCGTAATCGGGATCGGATAACCTGGCGTAGGCTTCCAGCTGCTGCTGGTTGAGCGGCCGTTGACGCGGGTTGGCCGGCTCGAAGGGGGGAAGTTGGCTGCTGCTCATGTGCGGCGTTCCTCAGTCCAGAGTTCCTGGAAGATGGCGCGTGTCTCAACGGTTGCGAATGGGTCTGGTGATGGTAGCTCGTGAACAGCCAGGCCGTAGTCGGCGCAGTCCCAGAACTTGATCCGGTTCGGGGCTACGTTCTGTAGGATTGTGAAGTTGGGGCAGTATTCGGCCACGAACTGGCGCAAACGCTCCTCGCGTTTCAGGTAGTTGCGGTTGGCCGATGCAAAGTTGATGAGCAGGTAGGCTTTGAGTTTTTCGTTGATGAGCTGGGCATCGGCGACGATCTGCTCAACCAGTGTCATGGTGGCGGCGTCGAACTTGGCGGGCCGGCATGGCGTGATGAGCAGGTCGGCCACTGTCACCGACAGGCGCATTTCGAGCGAGTTCTGACCGGGGCAATCGACCAGAATGTGCTTGTAGCGGGTTTGTAGCTGGCGCAGCTGGCGCGCGATGTCTTTCCCGGCCAGCACCACGCAGTTGAGGGGCGCGGCGCGCCCGCGCTTGTTGCGCACCGCGACGAAATCTTGCAATGACCCTTGGGCGTCGGTGTCGACCAGCAGCAGTTCGTCGCCCACTTCCTCTTGCAGCAACACTGCGTGGTTCAGGCAGGTGGTGGTTTTGCCGGTTCCTCCCTTTTCCCCGGCGTAGACGGCGATTGTCATTGGCAGGTTTTCCTTTTCAAAGCCGCAAGATCCGCCAGCAGCATGCGCTGCACCACGCACGCCTGGCGCGGCGGCAGGGTGGCGATCAGGGTGCGCAGGTTGGTCAGCGCGTCGGGGCGCGCCAGCATCGCCTGGCGCTCCCCGCGCACGAGGGCCAGCATGCGGAGCAGGGGGCGCGTGCGGGGTTGATATTCTTGGCTGGCGTAGCGCCGGCGGCGTCGTTGTTGCATGTTCACGGTGTTACTCCATCTGAATCAATCGGCCAAGCATTGTAACTGGCTGGCCACAATCCCAAGTTGTGCAATATAGCACACTTGGGTTTATTTCAGAATTGTGTGTTTCTGTACGGAAGAAATTAGTGTAATTCAGTTCTCTACAGTTCCATTTAGTTGGAAACAGTTCCAGATAAATTAGAACTGTACTATATAGAATGTTGCACGCCGGGCAAGTGGTTGGGGGCAGATAATGTTCTGTAACTTTCTATAGTTCTATATAGTTTTATATAGTTTTTTATAGTTCTGTATAGTTCTATATAGTTTTATATAGTTTGATTCACTAGCATTCGGTGCTGTGTGATACAGCGTTATTCAATTCAGCATAACTTCGTTTTGAAAACTACATAGTAGATATGCTTTGGTTGAGTGCGCTCAAACGTTGGCGGGAGACGGGCACCACAATGGGAACAGCTCTCCAACAGCTGGAGGGTTGGCCAGGCAAAAGGCGTCTGGCCTTTCCAACTCGTTATGTGCGAAGGATCATGAACCATGAAAGTGTTGAAAACTGAAGATGCAGCCCAGGTAAGCGGCGGTGCCGGTTCCCCATTAACTCAGACCGTGTTGCCGGTTGGGCAGCTGTCCGCGCCCCTCCACTTGCTGGAGCACACCATGCCGCCGGTGTTCACCATGCCCATGCCCCACTGGCCAGCGGGGACGCCGGGCGTCAACGGCATGCGCAACCCGGTGGTTGAATCATGCCCGGTGGCGCCGGCCGCAGCCCAGGACCTGAGCTAAATCCACGAAATCAGTTCTGCCCGCCCGCCGCTGAGCGGGCAGGACTGTCCAAGTCACCATGACAACCAATAATAGCCAACAGCCTTTTTATCGGCCGGCGGCGGTGGCCGCTGCCAGCGGTAACCGCTTTGCCGGCCGCATTGTCCTGGCGCAGCCCGTCCCGCTGCGGGTGGCCGCGTGTGCTGCCGGCGCGATCACGGTGGCCGTGGCGCTGTTGCTCGGGTGCGGCCATTACACGCGCAAGGTGCGGGTCGCCGGCCAGCTGCTGCCGGTGGCGGGCAGCGTGCGGGTGTTGTCGCCAGGTTTCGCGCGGCTGGCGCGCCGCATGGTCGAGGACGACGAGCACGTCGCCGTCGGCCAGGCGTTGTTTGAACTGACGGCGGAACGGGCCAGCGACACACGGGTGGAGGGATTGCTGTCGACGCGCCGCGAGCAGCGCGCCGAGGCGGGGCGCTTGCAGGCCGAGGAACTGCGCCAGCGTGGCGCCGCGCTCGACGAGCAACGCCGCATGCTGGAGGCCGAGATCGCGATGCACGAGCAGGAGATCGCCTTGCAGGGCGCCCAGGTGCTGAACGCGCGCGACAAGCTGGCTCGTTACCGCAAACTCAAAGGGTTCGTCTCTGCGTCCGCAGTGAACGATGTGCGCGCCGAGCTGTCGGCGCAGCAGGCCCGGCGCAAGTCGTTGGAGGCGGGGTTGCTCGGCGTGCGGCGCGTGTTGCTTGGCGTGCAGGAGGAAGCGCGCGGGATCGCCAACCGCAGCGCCCTGATCGCCAGCCAATCCAGGCAGGATGTGGCCAGCCTCGAACAGGAAGCGGCTGAACACGACGGCCGCACGCTGGTGCGTGCGCCAGTTGCCGGCACGGTCACGGCGCTGACGCTGGAGCCGGGCCAGGCGGTAGCGGCCGGCGCGGCGCTGGCGACCATCCTGCCGGCCGGCAGTCCGCTGGAAGCGCGCCTGATGGTGCCATCGCGCGCACGCGGCTTCGTCGAGGCGGGGCAGCAGGTGCTGCTGCGGGTCGATGCGTATCCGTACCAGCAGTTCGGCCAGGTGGCGGGCGTGGTGGTGCGGGTCGATCGCGGCCCGAGCGGCGAGGGCGACGCTGCCAGCGGGCCCTTGTACCGGGTCACCGTACGCCTGAGCCGGCAGTCGGTACGCGCCTATGGGCAGGAGAAGTATTTCGCAGCCGGGATGACGCTCGAGGCCGACATCCTGCAAGAACGTCGGCGCCTGATCGAGTGGCTGATCGAGCCGCTGGTCAGCGCCGCGAAGGGCCGCGCCAGATAGGCGCGGGGAGTTTGGAGTCTAACTTGTAAGTTTGTGAAAGGTAAGCATCATGCATGTACTAGACAGAAGCATGGCCGCCGCGGTGGCGGGCGGGGCGCCCTCGATTTCGGAGACGCTTGGCATGGCCGGAGCAATCGGTGGTGGGGTCGGCGCCGGGTTCGTGGTGGCGGCAAATGGCGGGACAGTGGCCGGGGTGGCCGCGGCGCTCGGTTCAACGGCTGCGATTACCGTCGTCAGCGCCAGTGTCGCCGGCGTGGCTGCCACCGGGATTGCCGCCTATGCCCTCGGCGGGATCGCCTATGACGCTTTGCCGGCATCGGGGCAGAACTACATCGGCGGGAAGATCGTCGCCCCGTTTGTGGAGAAGGCGGGGGCGATCGGCAGCAGCATCTGGTCCGGGTTGAGCTCCCTGTTCGGCTTCGACGCCGACGGGCGGGACAAGGAACCGCCGACGCCCCACCGGACACGGTAAGGGGGGCGGTCATGGCGAAATCGGTACGCCCGCGCAAGGGCAAGGCGTCGCGCAAGGGCGCGCTGCGGTTGATGCTGGAAGGCCTCGTGGGGGTCGCGATCGGCTTCCTGCTCGTGTTCGGACTGTTCACACTGGCGGGCTTTCAACCAAGGACCGGCTTCTGGTATTTCATGGGAGGCTTCGTGGGCCCGGCGTACCTGTACTACCTGTGGACCCACCGTTCGCCCGACAACAGTCGCTTCGACCTGGAGTAGGCAGCAGCCCCCGCAAGGGGGCTTTTTTCCATTGAAAAGGTGTTCGCATGCTCGACGCTCAACTAAACTTCGGCCGGCGCAAAATGCCGGCCATCCACCAATCCGAAGTGGCCGAGTGCGGCCTGGCGTGCCTCGCGATGGTGGCCAGCCACCACGGCTGGCGGACCGACCTGGCCACGCTGCGCGGCCGCTTCGGCCTGTCGCTCAAGGGGGCGACGCTGGAGCAGCTGATGACGTTCGCGGAGCGGCTGAATCTGACCACGCGCTTGCTGCGACTGGAGCTGGAGGAACTGCGGCAGCTGAAACTGCCGTGCATCCTGCACTGGCGGATGAACCATTTCGTGGTGCTGGCCAAGGCCGACGCCAAGGGCGTCGTGATCCATGACCCGGCGGTGGGCGTGCGCCGCCTCGGCTATGAGGAGATCAGCGAGGCCTTCACCGGGATCGCGCTCGAACTGGTGCCGGGCGTCGACTTCGTGGCGGCCGATGAACGGCGCCGGGTGTCGCTGGCGGCCTTGCTGGGCGGGGTGCGCGGCCTGTGGCAGGGGCTGGGCCTGGTGTTCGCGATGGCACTGGCGCTGGAGGCATTCGCCCTGGCCGGGCCCATGTTCCAGCAGTGGGTCACCGACGAGGCGCTGGTGAGCGGGGACCACGACATGCTCAACGTGCTGGCCTGTGCGGCCTTGCTGGTGCTGGTGACGCAGAGCGCGATCGCGCAGGCGCGCGGCTGGACCCTGATGTACTTGTCCACCAACATGGGGTTGCAGTGGAACGCGGCGATCTTCTCTCACCTGCTGCGCCTGCCGGTGGCCTGGTTCGAGAAGCGCCACCTGGGCGATGTGGTGTCGCGTTTCGGGGCGGCCGGCGCGATCCAGAAAAAGCTCACGACCGGATTCATCGCCGCCATCCTCGATGGGCTGATGGCGTCGGTCACGCTGGTGATGATGTTCCTGTACAGCCCGGCCCTGTCGGCGATCGTGCTGGTGTCGGTGCTGCTGTACGGGGTGCTGCGGGTGGCCGCCTACCGGCCGTTGCGCGAGGCGAGCCTGGAGGGGATGATGCTGGGCGCGCAGGAACAGAGCTGTTTTCTGGAGACGGTCCGGGCGATTCAAGCGATCAAGTTGGCCGGGCGCGAACTCGAGCGGCGTTCGCGCTGGCTCAACCTGGCGGTCGAATCGGTGAACCGGGGTATCCGCACGCAACAGCTCGGCCTGGTGTTCGGGAACTTGCATGTGGCGCTCGGGGGCATCGTCAGCGCGCTGATTTTCCGCTTCGGTGCCGGCATGATCCTGGACGGCGGCGGGGCGTTCACCATCGGGATGTTGTTGGCGTTCATTGCCTACAGCGGGCAGTTCGGCGCGCGCATGGCGGCGCTGATCGACAACGCGATCGACTGGAAAATGCTGTCCTTGCACTGCGAGCGGCTGGCTGACATCGTGCTCGAGGAGCCTGAGCCGGAAGGCGCGGACTACCCGCAGCTGGAGGCGCTGCCGGCGCGCATCGAGCTGGTCGACGTCAGCTTTCGCTATAGCGACACCGAGCCGTGGGTGCTGCGCCATGTGAACCTGGTGATCGAGGCCGGCGAATCGGTCGCCCTGATCGGCCCGTCGGGCGGCGGCAAGAGCACGCTGGTCAAATTGATCCTCGGGACCTTGCAGCCGACCGAGGGCGAAGTGCGCTATGGCGGGGTGCCGATCGGGCGCATCGGGCTGCGCGCCTATCGGCGGGTGCTGGCGGCGGTGATGCAGGATGACCAGCTGCTGGCCGGGGCGCTGCGCGACAATATCGCGTTCTTCGACCCGCAGCCGGACAGTGCGCGCATCGAGCAATGCGCGCGCCGCGCCGCGATCCATGACGACATCGTGAAGATGCCGATGGGGTACAGCAGCTTGACCGGCGACATGGGATCGAGCCTGTCCGGCGGCCAGAAGCAGCGCGTGATGCTGGCCCGTGCGCTCTACAAGCAGCCGCGCCTGCTGGTGCTGGACGAGGCCACCAGCCACCTGGATGTGACACTGGAGAAGGACGTCAACCGCGCGATCGCGGCGCTGCAGATCACCCGCGTGATCGTTGCGCACCGGGCGGAAACGATCGCCAGCGCCGGCCGGGTGGTGGCGCTGATCGGTGGCACGGTGCGGCCGGCATGGGAACCGGCGGCAGCCTGAGAGACGCCCAATGCCTGGCCCGGCGCCAGCGCCCTAACTAACGGCGTGGCAGGCGCCAGCAGGCCACCACGAACACCCCACTGAGCGAGAACAGCGCCAGGGCGGTGGCGCCTTCGTTGAGGCGGCACCAGAACCAGTACGAGTTATGGATGCCGATCATCCATTGCAGGCGCTCCCAGCCGGTGCGGCCCATGCCGAGCCAGCGCTGCGGCGGCTCAGGGGGGAGCGGCGGCAAGCCGACACGGGCGCGAGCCTCGGCCAGCAGGGCCTCGGCCTGATTGATCAAGGCGAGCGCCTGGCCGCTACTGAGCAGCCTGCGCAGCAGGGGGCGCGACGGGTCGGTCAGTGTGTCGACCTGGTCGCGCAGCGCGGCGGCACGATCGAGCAGGTCGTGGATCGCGTCGCATTCTGCGCAGCGGCACTGCATGCTGTGCTCACCCGGCCCCATCGCCACGCTCCCGGATGATCCCGTGCTGGAAGTACAGCGCGGCCGCCACCGCGGCCTGGCGAAAGCTCAGGCCCGGCGGGTCTTCCTCGGTGCCGCCGAAACACGCGCAGCGGCGCCGCTGGTGGCCGAGCGAGCCGACCGCCAGCCGCAGGCGGCATTCGTAGTGCGCCACCTGCCCGTGCTCGATGGTGCCGATGTCGTTCGCCTGCACCGCTTCGCGGCACAGGATGCAGGGCGTGCCGGCCGGGGTGGCGACCTGGTGTTCGTACTCCTTGCGCAGGGCGGGCGGGCCGAAATACAAGATGCGCGGCTCACTCATCGGCGCGTTCCATCTGCGCCACCAGCTTGGCCATCTTGGCGTTGTCCCGCTCCTGCTGCATCAGCAGCGTGCGCCAGGCGGCACCGGCCAGCACCAGGTTCTCGCGCGTTTCCACCGATTCGCCGAACCGCCATTCGAGCGCGGCATTCGCGGCGGCGACAGCGGCGGCGGCCCATTCGGGCAGGTCGTGGGTCGAATAGCTCATGTCCAGTTCGGGCGGCGGTGCGCCCTTGAGCGCGGCGCACACCCCGGCGACCAGCGCGTTGGATCGGTCGAGCCAATCGTACGCCTGGTCCAGCTCGGGCTGCATGCGGCCGCGCTCGAACGCCGCCCCGGCGAAGAACGCGTTCATCACATCGGCGGTAATGCAGGGGCGGTCGTCATCGGCGTAGACGGCCGCGTGGTCCGCGGCAGCGTCGATCAGGGCCGCTTCGGCCGGGGGCAGCTCAGAGCTGGCGGTGGTGTCGGTCATTGCAGTGTGCCTTTGTCCTGGTCGTCGACGAATTCGGTCTTGAGGCCGAGGCCGTGGGTGAACCGTTCCAGCACGGCGCTGACCGCCTCCTGCCTGGTCTGGCCGCTGTCCACGAGCAAATCGGCCAGGTGCCGGCAGTAGTAGCCGAACAGGCTGACCACCAGCTCGGGCTGCAGCTTTTTCTCGTGGCTCAGCTTGACGATACTGTCCAAAAACTCCTTGGATAGGACGGCCGTTTCGCGCGCCGAGCGTTTGTGGCTGGCCTCAGTCATTCGGCATTCCTTGGTGAGTCGGCGGTTACGCCGAAGTCGCTGTAGTCGAGTACAGGCTTGTCCAGCGCCGCCGTCATCCGCTCCAGCGTCCGGCGCAGTCCGTCCAGGTCGGTCGCCCCCGGCCCGACCGGGTTGACCGTGACCGACACCGGCACGTCGTCGTCGTAATGGACCTCGTGGACGGCGAGGTATTCCTCGCCGTCGGGTTCGATGTGGCGGATCACCCGGTGGTTCCAGTGGTGGCGCGTCATGTGTCTTTCTCCGTTAACTTGGTTGGCTTACAGCCACGATTCGATGATGACCGGATCGTCGCCGGCCTGACGCGCCCGCACGGTGAGCCCGGCGGGCAACTGCACGCGCAGGCTGCCCAGCGCGGCGTCGAGCAGGACCATGTGGGTGCGTCCGCGCTCGGTGTACAGCCGGGCGACGTAGTGCTGCGGGTAGTCGGCCGGGCGCTCGTACACGGTCCAGATGCACAGGCGCCCCTGCCGCTGCTGGTCGTCGTGGCGCGCCTGCGCCAGTTCGGGGCCGAGCACTTCGTCCTTGCCGTGCTGGTGCAGGCAATGGGGCGCATGGCAGCAGCCCAGGTGGTCGACCCAGGCCGGTCCGCAGCCTTCGCACAGGACCTGCATGCCGAAGCCCTGCATGGCTTCAGCGGCGGTGAGCAGGCCGCTGAGGTCGCCGAAGTCCTCGCCGAACAGGGCCAGGCTGCATTGCTGGCAGAAGTTAGCCATGTAGTTGCTCCTGCTGGGCCAGCTCCTGGTTGGCCAGCGCCTGCTGCAGGCGCACCAGTTCACGGTAGGCCGGCAGGCGGTCGACCGGCAGGTCGGGGCGCTGCATCAGCAAGGCGTTGCGCTGCACCAGGTGGGCGTGGTTGGCGCGCCAGTGCCGGACCTGGCGCGCGTAGGCGTCGATCTGCGTCAGCAGGAACGCGGTGTCGCAACAGCCATCGGGGGCGGCGGGGCTGCCCTGGTGCGGGGGCGCGGCGGCGTGGGCGCGCCGGATGTGCGCGATGCGGTCGGTATCCGTGCTGTCGTGCGGGGTGCCCATCGGGTTTTTCTTTCTCAGTGGCTGGGGGTGTTGCGCGGCTTGACAATGATGCCGGTCTGGTGCGGATGCTCGACCTGGACCAGCTTGACCGGGCGCCGCAGCGCGGCGGCGATGATGCCAAGCGCCGCCTCGCGCGAGGCCGCGGCGCGCCCCTCGGCGGCGGAGGCGCTGGCGACTGCGTTGGCGGCCAGCCCGAGCGCGACGAACAGCCCCGCCACCAGCGCGAACTGGTCGGCGCCGGGCTGGCCGGCCAGTTGGTCGGCTTCGGCCAGCGCCGCCATCAGGGGCCGGGTCAGGTCGTTGATCAGCGCCTGGCAGCGCGGGGTGGCCAGGCTCTCCAGCAGGAAGTCATCCGAGATCGGGGGCGGGGTAGCGGTGCTCATGGCGCTCAGTGGGTGGGCTGGGACGCCGGGACGCGCACGGCGGCGTCGGCGCGCTCGACGCCGTTTTCGTCGAGCCAGGCTTGCATCTCGGCCGCGTTCTTGAATTTCTTGGCCAGCACCGGCATGGCGAACGCCGCCTCGGCCAGCTCGCGCACCTGGGCCATCGACGCGTCCAGCGATCCGCCGGTCTTGTGGGCATGCATGCTCGCCAGGCCCTTCATCATCAAGCTGGCCGCGAAACACAGATCCTGCCAGTTTGCCTCCGAGTCGGGATGATACAGCAGGTCCACCGCGAATTCGGTGAACATGCCGGCCAGGGCCGCGAGCAAGGCGTGGTGGCGGTCATCCATCGCGGGGACAGGGGTTGCATTCATTGCAGTGGTCATGGTGTTGGTTGCGGTGGGTTGAGTTCTTCGAGGCTGCCGTCCGGCGTCAGCACGAGCGCCGGGCCGCTCAGGTTGAAGGCCGGCGACATCTTGCCGTCCAGTTCGCCCGCGAGGTCGCCGAAGAAGCAGACCTTGGTCGATGGCGCCACCCCGCGCAGGCACTTGAGCACCTTGTCGCGCAGCGGTATCGAGCCCAGCCGCAGTTCCTGGAAAACCAGGGTCCGGTTCTGCCCAAGCGGCATGGTCGCCAACGCCTCCAGCGCGCCCAGCCCGACCGTGGTAAAGCGCGGTTCCTTGCCAACCATCAGGCCGCCGGCCCAGCAGCAATAGACGACCTTGTGCGCGTCGACCGTGACCTCGAACACGTTGAAATTGAGGTAATCGTAGTCGGCGTAGGCGGGGCGTTCGGCGCGTATCCGCGCCTCCGTTTCCGGCGTGGCCAGCGGGCCCACGATCAGGCGGGTGACGATGTCGGTCATGGCGGGGGTGGCGCGGTGGTCTCGATAGGGAAGGAACTTATTGTAACTCGGTAACAATGGAAAAGCTACGGCAAGGCGGCGGCGGGCGGGCAATAAAAAACCCCAGCCGGCTTGCACGGGCTGGGGCGCAGCATGGCGGGCCGCGGTTTTCCGGGTCAGGCGGGGGCGTCCTCGGCCTGCATGTCGACGTCGAAGTACAGCCACTCGTCCAGCTGGGCCAGCGTCAGGTCGGTGCCGTGCAAGATCGCGACCAGCACGTTGCCGGTGACCGGCAGGACCCCGTGGCGGATCTTGCTGATCTGCGGCGGCGACAGGTCGAGCATGCGGCACAGCGCGGCGTCGTTCTTGAGCATGTAGCGCTTGATCAGCTGGTCCAGCAGGTGGCCGGCGTTCTGCGGCTTGCGGGCGCGTTTGGGCATGGTGTGGTTCCTTTCTAGGGTGATAAGCAAGGTGTTTCTTGTCAGTCGAACTCGACCCCCAGCTCGCAGGCGGCCCAGGCCTCGACCTGCTGCATGAAGGTGGCGAACTCCTCGACGTTCAGGTCGGCCGAGGACATGCCCACCGTGGCGCCGCCGGGGAGTTCCAGGATGCCGATGAACTGGCGTTTGAAATGCTCGTGCCAGGCCAGCTGGCCGTACTGGCGCCCGCCGACCCAGCCCTGCGCCGCAATCCGCTCGAGCACCACGCCGAAGTAGCGGCGGTTCTGCGCCAGGCTGCGCTTGCTCTTGTACAGGCTGACCGTGACCGCGAGGAAACGGCCCTCGGCCGCGAACGCGCGCCAGTTCTGCGTCAGGAACCCGGCCAGCGCCGTCAGGTGCCGGTCCTCGCGCAGCACGAACAGGCGCTGCATCAATCGACCTTGAGGCGCGTCTGGTCACGCTGCTCCTGCATGCTGGCCACGGCGGTGGTCAGCAGCCGCCCGAGCGCCGCCTCGGGGTCGTGGTAGTAGCTGGCGAGCGCGCCGAGGGCGCCGGCCAGCTGGTGCGCGAAATCTTCCATCATGGCCGCGAAGGCGGCGTTCTGCATGGCCGGCGATGCCGGTTTCGCGCTGGCCGCCTCCATGCGCGCGATCTGCTCGCGCAGAAAACGGCTGACGTGGGTTTCGACGTCGTCGAGCGTGGTGGTGGCCGGGGCGGCGGGGGCGGTGGGCGCGCTCATGGGCGGTTCCTTGGTAGGTATATCCTAGAACGGGATGTCCTCATCCTCGAACGCCACGGCGCGCGCCGCCGGCGCCGGTTGCGGGCGTGCCGGGGCCGGGCGCTGTGGTGCCGGTGCCGGGGTGGTGCCGGCCTCGCGCCCGCTGAGCATCTGCATGTTCTCGGCGACGATGTCGGTGGCGTAGCGCTCGATGCCGTCCTTGTCGGTGTACTTGCGGGTCTGCAGGCGCCCCTCGACGTAGACCGACGAGCCCTTCTTGAGGTATTCACCGACGATCTCGGCCAGGCGCCCGAAGAAGCTGATGCGGTGCCATTCGGTCAACTCCTTGGTTTCGCCGCTGTTCTTGTCCTTCGACTTGAACGAGGTGGCCACCGCGATGTTGGCGATCGCGTCGCCGCTCGGCAGGTAGCGCAGTTCCGGGTCGCGGCCCAGGTTGCCGACGATGATGACCTTGTTGACTGATGCCATGTGCTTCTCCTTGGTGGTGCGCGCCGGGCGGCGCGCGGGTCTACGATGGGTCGGGCGCGCCCACCCGTGGCGCCAGTTCGGCGGCACTGAAGCCGGCGCGCAGCAGCAGGCGGCGGCCGTTGGCGATCGCGCCGGCGCTGTCGCCGCTGCTGCCGGTCAGGCAGCGGTAGGCCATGAGCAGCGCAAGCGCGAGCGCGCGATCGAAGGCGGCCGCCGCCGGGGCCTCGTCCGGGGCCGGGGCCGCGGTCAGCACTTCGTCCGGGGCCAGGTCGGCCCAAGCCGGCGCCGGCGCGGGCGGCAGCGCCCCGAACTGGTGCTGGTAGCGGGTCAGCTCGGCCAGTTGGGTCTCGACCCGTTCGGCGGCGGCCAGCGCGGCGGCCAGCGCGCGCAGGGTGTCGGCCTTGGCCTGCGCGGCCAGTTCGGCGTATTCGGCAAAGCCGGCCGCGTCGGTCGCCTCGACCTCGGCCACCAGCGCGCGCAGCGCCGCCGGCGGCAGGCCGAACGCCTGCACGGTGACGGCGCGGATCGCCTCGATGCGCTGGCGCAGCGCGGCCACCCGTGCCAATTCGATCTGGACCAGCTTCTCCTGCTCGGCCGCCTGGCGCTCCTGTTCGGCCCTGATGGCACTGGCGAAGCGTTGTTCGCAGCCGCTGATGGCCTCGACCAGTGTGTTCTTGGTGGTGTCGATCAGCTTGCCGATCTTGTAGAACGGTTCCTTGTAGCGCTTGTGGGTGCGCTCGGTGGCCAGCCGGTGGCGGCGGAAGGTCTCTTGCTCGCGCTCGGCGATGGCGAGGCCGTCGGGGGTGGTCAGGTCAACCACCTGGGCCTGCTTGCGCAGGGGTTCCGGCAGCGCGGCCAGTTCGGCGGCATCGAACACGATCAGTTCGGCCTGCTGCTGGTCGCGGCCGAAGTCGGCCCGGTGCTGCGCGAAGACCTCGGCGACGTAGACCGCGGGGTCGATGTTCGGGACCGGGTCATGCACCGGGTCCTCGTCCAGCTCGAACGGGCGTTCGCCCACGGGCGGCGGCAGCACCAGGTCGACCGAGATCGGCGGCGCCGGCGCGTCGTCGGTGGCCTTGTCTTTCTTGGCGGCGCTCTTGCGCGCGCGCTTGGCCGGTTCGGCGGGGATGGCGGCCTCGGCTGGGGCGGCCTCGGGTCCGGGGGCAGGGCTGGTCATGCTGCGGCTCCTTGGTGGTAGGCGGCCATGCCGCGCTCGTTGATCTGGCGTACTTCGACCTCGACCGTGGCCAGCAGCCGTTCGCTGGCTTCGCGCATCTGCTCGATGTAGGCGGCGTCGCGCCAGATGCGCTTGACGAACAGGCGCAGGTGCGGGGGCATGCGCGGGTCGAACGAGATGAAGTCCCACCAGAGGCAGTCGTTGACCCACATGTTGGTCTGGACCTGCGCCATGTGCTCGGCCGGCATGGTTTGCTTGCGCCAGGTGTACAGGTGGTTGGTCGGGTTGTACGGGCACTTGACCTCGATCCCGCCCTTGCCGCTGGCGTCGCTCGCCAGGCCGTCGGGCGAGCTGCCGATCCAGCGGATGGTCGGGTGCTTGACGAAGCCGGCCGGGGTGACCAGCAGCCCGGTTTCCATGCCGTACTCTTCGCGGGCGACCGGCTCCCATTCCTTGCCCCACGCCAGCGGCGCGGCGTTAATCTCGGGCATCGGTTCGCCGGTCAGGCGCTCGACCACCAGTTCCAGCCCGTAGCTGGCGGCGGTCTGGCCGCCGGTGAGCACGTCGACCATGCGGCTGCCGGTGATGTGGCCGGCGCGCTCGCGGCGCCAGGCTTCGCTGCCTTGCGGGGCGCTGGCCGGCTCCGGGATGACGAGCGGGATGTCCATCAGGTCCTCCGGCTGTGCGGCGCGGGCGCCTGGTCGGCGGCGCTGGCCAGGCCGCGCAGGCGCTGGTGTTCGTCGACCCCGACCAGGCGGCGCTCGTCCTTGCTCAGGCGGCCCCATGCGGCGGCGTACTTGTCGGTGCCCTGTTTGCTGGCGATCAGTTCCAGGCTCTTGACGAGGGTGGCGCGCGCGTCCTGCGCTGCGGCACCCGGTTCCGGCTGGGCGGCGCTGTAGCTGATGGCGGTGAGCCGGGGCGCGGCCGGGGTGATGTCGTGCTCAGCACCTTCGTTCTCGTCCAGCAACGCGACGGCGGTGGCCAGGCGTTCGGTCGGCGGCACGCTCTTGAGGCCGCGCTTGCCGGTGGACTTCTTGATCATTTCCTCGTACCAGGCATTCCACGGCAGGCTCGGGTTGTTCGGGTTCTTGGCCTTGCTCAGTGCGAAGTTGCGGATTTTGGCGATGTCGTCGCCGGTCAGCACTTCGATCATTGCCACCCTGCTCGGGAGCATGATGACCGAGTAGCAGGCGACGATCGGGCCGCGCGCCTCCTCGCTCAACTTGATGTCGAATTTGTGGCTGGGCAGCGCGAACGGACCGTTGTACTCCCATGCGTCGAGGGCGCGCACGGTGACCGACTTGGCGCCGAGGATCGCGCCGCTGTCGACGGCAATTTTGATCAGGCCGCGGGCGCTGATGTCGAGGCAGCACTGGCCGTCGCGCGGCAACAGGTAGGCCAGCTTCATCGCCGGGTTCAGGGTCAGGCCGACGGCGGCGACGTTGCGGATCGCCTTGCGGATCGAGTCGAGCGGGCACCTTTGCAGGCCGTCGGCGGCGAGGATGATGTCGCGCGCGTAGCGCGATTCGGTCACGAACTTGACCAGGTTGTCGTTCGCTTCGGCCAGCGGCGTGAATTCGGGCTCGATGTCGTTGATGATCAGTTCCCACTTCTCGGCCGGGCTGAGCGGCGCGGACTGGTTCGGCGGTAGGGTCGTCATGTTGGTTCCGATGAGGTTAGCGTAGAGGAGATTTCACCCCACTTGAGGCCGGCCGGGGTCGCGCTAGGTCAGACGGGCGGCGTTATCGGCCGCGATCGAGCAGGCGTTCCTCGCGCGCCAGCTCGGCGGCGTCGATGCGGGCGGTGTCGGCCGCGTCGGCGATCGCCACCAGCAGCTGTTCCTCGAGGTCGAGCAGGTGCTGGGCGGACAGCAGGGGGGTGAGGTCGGTGCCGGCGGCCACCGCCAGTGCCTGGCCGGCGCCGTTCCACAGCAGCGGGGTGCGGGCGGTGATGCGGTGGATGTCCAGCTCGTCGGGATCGGCCGGGTAGCCGGGGTCGCCGTTGCGCAGGGTGTGGACCGCCGGGGCTCCGCGCAGGTAGGTGAAGTCGATGTCGACGTCGAGCGTGGCGCGGCCCAGCGACAGCGCGCCGTCGGCGTCGCTGCAGGGCATGGCCAGCGTGGCCAGGGTCGCGGTCGGTATGGTCAGGCGCATCACACTCTCTCCCCTTTTGACAACGGATTAAGTGTACGCAATAAAAATGCGTGACGCAACAAAAAGTTGCGAAACCTGCTTGCGTGAGTGCTGAAATATTAACGCGGGGTCCAAAAAAAACCGGCGCGCGGCCGGTTTTTCCAGGGCAATGCGGGGCTCAGGCGGTGAGCACCCCGGTGAACGCGACGACGCGCCCGATGATGTGCAGTTGGTCGACGGGGGCCACTTCCTCCGGGAAATTAGGATTGTCGGCACGCATGATGATCTGGCCGTCGAAGCGCCGGAACAGGCGCCGCAGGCGCACCCCGCCGGGCCCGTCGAGCGCGTACGGCTGGCCCGACATGATCTCGTTGCGGCGCAGGTCGACCAGGCATTGTTCGCCCAGCTGCATGGCGTCGTCCCTGGCCAACACCACGACGCACTGGAGCGGGTCGAAGCCGTGCTTGGCCATCCAATCCCGGCGATAAGCATAGCTGTCCTGCTCATCGTCATTGATGGCGGGGATTTCGTGATGGCGTTTCACGCGCGGGCTCTCCTGCTGGAATGGACTGTGATAGGGCGGGATGAACACGTATTTACTGTTCACATCATCGCCATTCACGGTATCACTATTTCCTGTAAGAAGCCACGTCGCGGTGGTTTTTAATGCTCGGGCTACTAAAGGCAACCGGCCACGCTTGGGCGCGCTCCCACCGTCGGCGTCTTCCGTTTCCCATTTCCCAACTGTCTGGTACGTGACCCCGCCGCTCATCTCCCCGAGTTGCTCGCGGCTCAGCCCTAGTTCCAGGCGGCGTTCCCTGATTCGGCTATGGATAGTATTCATGGGCGCCCACTGTACTACAACTATAAATTGTGTCACGCAAAAATAAGTTGCGTGCGCAACTAATTGTTGTGTACTATTTTCCCATGAACAAACCTATCCCCCTTCCCCAGCTGCGCCGCGAGCGTGCCACCCTGCTGCGTGCGATCGCGTGCTGCGGCGGCATTGCCGCGCTGGCGGCCGCGATCGAGCCGGACCTGTCGTACCAGGCGGTGCAGGGCTGGCTGGAGCGCCGCGTGCCGCTCGACCGCTGCCCGGCGATCGAGCGGGTCACGCGCGGCATGGTCCAGTGCGAGGAACTGCGCGAGGACTACCGCGACCTGAACGACCGCCCGTACCGGAGGGTGGCATGAAACGCGGCGCGCCGCTGGTGCGGCGCACCCCGCTCCAGGCCAAGGCCCCGATCAAGCGCGGCTCGACGAGCGGGCGGCGCCGCAAGAAGGCGGCCAGCGCGGCCGAGAAGGCCTACATGGGGCGGGTCGCCGCGGTGGGCTGCCTGGTCTGCTCCAGCTGCTTCCAGCGCTATGGCGTGGCGGCCGAGGTGCATCACCTGAAGGCCGGCGGCGGCAGCAAGCGCGCCAGCCATTGGGACACCATGCCGCTGTGCCCGGAGCATCACCGGGGCAACACCGGCATCCACATGCTGGGTCAGGAGGGGTTCCACGCGATGTACGGCGTCTATGAGCTGGAACTGCTGCACTGGTTCCAGCGCCTGATGCGCACCGACGAGGCGCGCCGGCTGGCCACGGAGGATGACGATGGCCGGTGAGTGGATCAAGTTCGCGATCGACACGCCGGAGAAGCCCGAGGTGTTCGCGATCACCACGGCGATGGGCTGGGACGACCCCGACCTCGCGGTCGGCAAGCTGCTGCGGGTGTGGCGCTGGTTCGACCAGCAGACCCTCGACGGTAACGCCGGCAGCGTTAACCTGGCGTTACTCGACCGCATCGCCGGGGCGCCCGGCTTCGCGGCGGCGATGTGCGCGGTGGGCTGGCTGGCGCAGCGCGACGGCGGGGTGAACCTGCCGAACTTCGCCCGGCATAACGGCAAGACCGCGAAAACGCGCGCGCTGACGGCCAGCCGGGTGGCCAGCCACAAGAGTAACGCGCTGGCTAACGCGGCTGCTAACGCGAGCGCTAACGCTGGCAGCGTTAGCAGTGCGTTACCTAGAGAAGAGAAGAAAAGAAAAGAGAAAGACGGGTTTGACGCGCGTGCCGCGCTGGCCGCGCTCGGGGTGCCGGACAAGGTCGTGCGCGACTGGCTGACGCTGCGCAAGGATAAACGCCAGCCGCTGACCGAGATCGCGCTCGACGCGGTGGTGCGGGAGGCGGCCAAGGCCCGGATGACGGTCGAGGCGGCGCTGACGTTCTGCTGCGTCCGGGGATGGGCCGGGTTCAACGCCAGCTGGTACGAGCGCGAATGCGAGCGCGACCCCGGCGTGGCGCCGGCGCTCAAGGATTGGGAATGAAGCTGGCCGAGCACGCCGAGGCGATCGTGCGCGCGCGCCTGCGCGGGCTGCGCCCGGCCGACATGGTGATCGTGTCGCTGGTCGGGCCGCTGGCGGTGAGCAATCCGGTGGTGCTGGCGCGCCCCGGCCTGGCCTACGACTGGCGCTGGACGCGCGCGCTGGACCTGTGCCTGTACATGCGCGACGGCCAGGACTGGCCGGGCCTGCTCAAGGACATCGCGCTGCAACGCCCGGCGTACCTGAGCCTGTGGTGCGCGAACGCCGGCTGGGGCGCCAAGGTGTACTTGATCCCGACCGCCGACGATGTGGCGCGCCCGGTGCGGCTGTGGCAGTACGAGCTGGACTTTTTGCCGTGGATGGACTTCGAGAACGAGGGGTTCAAAAAATGCAGCTGGTGAGCGACACGATCGACTTCGCGGCGTACATGGAGGAGCCCGAGGGGCACAAGATCCGCCCGGCGTCGGACTGGCTGCACGACACGGTGGCCACGTTCTACCCGCCGCACGACGCGGCGGTGTTGCCGGGGCCATTGTGGCGCAAGGCGCACGAGAAGATCAAGTTCCGCCCCGGCGAGGTGTCGCTGTGGGCCGGCGTGAACGGCCACGGCAAGAGCATGTTGCTGTCGCAGGTGGTGCTTGACCTGTGCTACCAGGCCGAGCGCGTGATGGTGGCGTCGTTCGAGATGAAGCCGGGGCGCCAGATGCACCGGATGAGCCGGCAGGCGGCCGGGCTGCGCCTGCCGTCGCATGAATTCCTGGAGGTGTTCCACCAGTGGACCGATGAACGGCTGTGGATGTACGACCACGTCGGCGCGGTCGAGTGGCGCAAGGTGATCGCCGTGATGCGCTACGCGGTGGTGCAGTTCGGGGTGACGCAGTTCGTGATCGACAGCCTGATGAAGTGCGTGAAAGGCGAGGACGACTACAACGCGCAGAAGGATTTCGTCAACGAGCTGTGCGCGTTCGCGCAGGCGCATGGCGTGCATGTGCATCTGGTGCATCACGTCAGGAAGGGCGAGAGCGAGGGGAAGGCGCCGGGGAAGATGGACATCAAGGGCGCCGGCGCCATCACCGACCAGGTGGACAACGTGTTCATCGTGTGGCGCAACAAGCTGGCCGAGCAGGACAGGAGCGGCGAGCCGACCTGCGTGCTGGCGTGCGAGAAGCAGCGCAACGGCGAGTACGAGGGCAAGCTCGGGCTCTGGTTCGACCTCGACTCGCAGCAGTATCTGGAAGCGCGCGACGAGCAGGCGGCGCGCTACGGCATTGCCGGCGACGGCGGCATCAAGGGCTACGCGCTGCCGGTGCGCGTGGCGCATCCAGCATCAACCAACCACCCAAGGGGGACCGCATGAAAACCGAAATCATCGCCATCACCGACAGTTCCGGCTCGATGGACACGATCAAAAGCGCCGTGATCGGCGGCTTTAACAGCTTCGTGCAGGAGCAGCGCCAGGTGGCGGGCGAGGCGCGCATGACGCATGTGACCTTCAACGAGGAGCACAAGCTGCTGTACCAGGCGATCGCGCTGGCGCAGGTGCCGCTGCTGGACGCGGACAGCTACCAGACCAGCGGCTGCACTGCGCTGTTCGATACGCTGGGCGACACGCTGGAGACGCAGGGCAAGCGCATCGCCGAGGAAGGTTGGGCCGATCAGGTGATCGTCGAGATCATCACGGACGGGCTCGAGAACGCCAGCCGGCGCTACAAGCGCGAGCAGATCCGCAGCATGATCGAGCACGCGCAGCGGCACGGCTGGCATTTCGTGTTCCTGGCGGCGAATCAGGACGCCTTCGCGGCGGCGGCCTCGTACGGGATTTCGGCCGCCACCACGGCCAACTTCACCGCCTCGGCGGCCGGCGCGACCCAGGCGTACGGCACGATCGGGGCGATGACGCGCGCATTGCGCAGCGCGCCGGGCGACGAGCAGGCGCTGGCGGCTGCCGTGTTGGGGGGGCTGTGATATGGCCTGGCTGCGCGCGATCTTTAGTTTGACGAGCCCGAACCGGCAGCGGCGTGAGCGCCACCAACGCATGGAGTTGGTGCGCCAGCGGCTCGAACAGGGGCAGCGCTTCGCGCGAGTGCGCGCTGCGCGGGTGCGGGCCGCGAACCGGCCGCTGTGGCTGGCCGTGGCGGGGCCGGCGGCGCCGCAGGGCTGCATGCCGACGTCGGTGGCCGGCGCCTGCGGCTGGGTGTGCGGCGGCGCCGGCGGCGGCCGGGGGGCCGAGTGAGGCGCCACGCCAAGGTGGATGCGAACCAGGGCTTGATCGTGGCCGCCTTGCGCGCGCTCGGCTGCTTCGTGCAGTCGCTCGCGATGGTCGGGCACGGCGTGCCTGACCTGCTGTGCGGATGCCGGGGACGCTGGTTCGTGCTGGAGATTAAGGACGGCGCCAAACCGCGCTCGGCGCAGGCGCTCACGCCGGATGAAGCGAAGTGGCACGAGGCCGCGGCGCGCTGCGCGCCGGTGCATGTGGTGGCGACGGTCGAGCAGGCGCTGGCCGCGGTAGCAGGACAACAGGAGAACCAACATGCATGACACATTGACCCAAGAGCAGCAGGCCGCCTATGCCCGCTATTACCTGATCCTGCGCGATGCGGCGACGGAAGCCGACAACCGGGTGGCCGCCGTGTTCGATGCGCAGGTCGAGGCGCTGGAACGGCAGGGCGAGGTGGACCAGAGCCCGGCCGCGTTCGACCAGCTGATGGCGGCGGTGGCCGGCGTGCTGGGCTACTGACATGGGCCTGGTGCAGCGATATGCCCATGCGGCCGGCTCGGGCAACCTGAAAAACGACGCGCTGCACCACGCTCCCGATGTGCTGGCGGCGGTGGCGCTGTCGTCGGACTATGGCGGAATGCTGTTCCGGGCGAAGTACCAGAACGACTTGGCGGCCTATCAGCGCCTACTGCACCACTGGACCTGGATCGTGTCGTGCAAAGCCTTGCGGCGCAGCTGGCCGGAACACATCCCGATCAACAAGGTCGCGTTGATCTCGTTGAACCGCTGGATCAGCAACGTGTGCCCGGCCTGCACCGGGCGCCGGCTGGAGACCATCTTTAACACCCCGCACCTGTCGGACAAGGCCTGCCGGTTGTGCGACGGCAGCGGCGAGGCGCCGCTGCGCGTCGACGAGCGCTGGCGCGACTATGTGCTGGACATGATCGAGGAGCTGACCGCCGACGAGTACAAGGCGGCGGCGCGCGCGGCCAAGAAGCTGGGGAGGGACGCGGGATGATGAGCCGGCGCCGCTTCGATGCGATCTACGACGGCCTGAATGGCGCCGCCCAAAAGGTGTATGCGGCAGTGCCGATCGCCGAGCGCTGGACCATCACGCAGGTGATGGGCGAGCTGCAGCGGCGTGGCCTGAGCCACGAGTACCGGACGGTGCAGGGCTGCTTGGTGCTGCTGACCGATCATGGGCTGGTGCGCGAGCCCACCAAGGGGCGGTACTGCCGCGAGGCGGTGCGCGAACTGTCGATTGTCGAACCCGATCAACCTATCAAGGAACCACCAATGCCCACTCCCGCCGCCTCGCCCGCCGCCGTGGTCCCGAGCGGCGCCGCCGCCACCCCGGTTGACAAGCTGGGGGCGCTGGCCGCCCGCGTAACGCAGATGGCCGGAATGCTCAAGGAACTGGCCGGCGAAATCAGCGACGCCGCGATCGAGGTGCAGGCGCAGATCGAGACGACCGACGAGGGCATGACCAAGCTGAAGCAGCTGCAGGCGCTGCTCAAGAGCCTGGGCTGAGCCAAACGCCCCCCCACGGACTGACCAACCCAGTGGAAGGAGATGGCGCGCCAGTCAGGCGTGTTGGGGAAGGCGCTCGCCGCCTTGCCGGTGGGCGCCGACCGTTAAATATTTCTTGCCACGCGTAATTACGTCGGCTATATTGTTGGGACTGCATGGTCCATTCAGTTGTTGTGGAAGGTACGGGCTGTTTCGACCTGCATAATCCGGCGTAGCACCCCAGGAAACGTGCTGGGTACGTGCGCCCGGATTCTGGCTCACCGCGCAGATAGCGCGGGAGCCCGCCAAGCCACCCATCGCGGTGGCTTTTTGTTTTTCCGATCCCATCAGAAGGGGCCGCCATGCCGACCACGCATCCGAGCAAGGAGCAGGTACGCGACTGGCTGCGCCTGCGCCGTACCCTGGCTTATCCCGCACCGCCGCCATCGCCGGAACAGATCCGCCGCGAGCTGGGCTGGGACTTGATCCGGGCTGAACAAGATGCAATGGCGCGCGCACTGGCTGCTCTTTGAGCAACGCGTGCGCGCGCTCGATGAGGCGCTGGCCGGCCTCGAGCCCGAGGCCCCGCCCTCGCTACAGGATGTGGTCGACCAGCTCGATGGGTTGCGCTGGTCGCTGGCCGTGCTCCAGTGGGAGCATGGCGATGATTGAATGCAGGGGCGCAAGACTGTAAGACAACACCCCTATAATCGCCCGCGTGGGCATTTATAGGAGAGCAGCATGGATGACAAGATGACGGCGGTCCGCGCCAAGATGGTGTGCAATAACCTGGGCACCAGCAGCAGCGGCGCCGTGACCAAGGTGCAGCTCGGGTGCGTGTACTCGACCACCGGCGAGAATGCCAGCTTCACCAAGTACACCCCGTGGGGCGCGTGCGAAATGGGGATTGATGCGGACGCCCCGGCGGCGAGCTTCTTCCAGCCGGGGAAAAGGTATTACGTGACGTTTACGGAGGCGCCGGACTAGGCCGGCGGTTGGTTAGATGTCGTACTGCTCGTGGACCACGAGCACGCCTTGGTCATCATGGTAGGGGTTCGACAGGATCGTGCAGGTGTTGCAGAACATGCCGCCAGGCGGCCCGTCGTAGTAGAAGCGGCTGGCGATTTCGTCGCGCAGCCGCTCGTTGGTCGGGATGACCTCGCCGGCGCCCTCCAGCGCCTTGACCGTGAAGTAGGTGTCGCGCCCGCTGTCGTCGGTCGGGAGGACGCCGATCTGCGTGAGGTTGAAACCCATCGTGGTCATGCGTGGCCTCGTTTGGTGGGCGCGCGCCAGGCCTCGACCACGGCGCGCGCGCGCTGTTTGATGGCGCCGAGCACTTCCTCCTCGCATGGGTCAGGGCTGATCCAGCCGCTGTCGTACAGGGCGCACAGCGCGCCCATTGGCGAGTCGGCCGGCGGTTGGACGCTGCCGAAGGGCACAGGCAGTGCGCACAGCTGCGCCCGGTTCAGCAAGGCGGTGGCGAGCGTGCTGTCGGTTTCCGGGGCGAGCAGTTCCATATACAGGCCGGCGCTGCTGGCCGTGACGCGCAGGTCGAGCGGTTCGTCGTCGCCGCCGGTGCGGTCGATGTCGATCGCGTTATAGCGCAGCTCGACACCATCGGGCATCGCGACCCAGCTGATGCCGTTGTCGACCGACAGGTGCGGGTGCGCCGTGTCCTCGGGCTCGTCGGTCAGCGCGGCGTACACGAGCAGCAGCCCTTTGATTGCGGCGAGCAGCAGGGACGGGTCGTCCAGGGCGCGCCCGTAGCGGTGAGCCAGGTCCTCGGACAGTGCGAGGCATTGGGCTAGTTCCTCCTTCATGCGCTGGCGTTGTGCAGGGGTCGGGGGGTGGTCCTTGGTGGGCATGTCAGTTCTCCTCGGTGGATTGGGTGCGCGGGATGGTGCGCAGCGTCGGGTGCAGGTCGTTCAGCAGCAGGTACAGAACGAACGTCTCCAGCGGCATCGGGCGGGCGCTGGGCGCCTCGCTCTCGAACTCGTTCCAGCGCTTGCGGCCGCGCCGGTAAATGGTGGCGGCGGCCTGCTCCTGGGTGTGGCCGACAGTCAGCCGCGCCCGCTTGGTTTCGGCGGGCGGCGGCGGGCGGGTGATGTCAAAGGGCGGGTGCATCGGCGGGGGACTCGGTACTGGTGGCGCGCAGGGCGATCAAGAAGCCCTCGATATCGGTTTCGGCACTGGTGCAGGCACGGCGATAAGTGTCCAGCGTCTCGGGCTGAAACCGGCGCGCGCTCATCAAGTCGCGCTTGAGGCGCCGGAGCAGTCCTACAGCTTCGTTCTGCTCGGGTTCCTGCACAGCTGCTTCATAGCGAGCAACGGCGACGCGCAGCTTGGCGATGCGGGCCGGGATTGCGCCAGGTAGGTTGAGGCCTGCTAAGCCTTCCAGCACATCATTGGCGCGATGGACGACTTGCGGCAGTACCGCTCCCGGTGGGGCGCAGCTCAGCCCCTTTTCCAAAGCTGCCGCGACCGCATTGTGGACGCGCGCGTCAATGGTGTCGTAGATGCTCTTGCGGATGATCTTGGCCTGCTTGCTGGCCCGACCAAGCGTGGACAGGCGTTCCAGGTCCTCGCGGAAGTCGGCATGGTCGCGGATGCTGTCGGTTGCCGGCGTGGTGGCCAGCACCAGGGCGTTGACGATCAGATCGGCGCGGCGCAGCGCGTCGGCACGCAGTTCGGCATCGCGTTCCGGTCCGCCGTAGCCTGCGCTCCAGTGGATGCGCGCACCCAGCGGCTCGATGGCGACGAAGGGGCAGTATTGGTGCCGCCCGCTTTCGTAGTACACCAGGCGCAGGGCGCCGCGCTGCTCGATCTCGCGGTATTCGATACCGGGCCCGGTGGGCGGGTTGGCCTGTTCCGCGGTGGTCAGCGGGCGGTAGGTGCCGTCGGGGTTCTGGATTTCTCGGGTTGTCATGGGATGCGTCCTTTGCGTGAGTGGATGGGATGCGCTCAAAGCTGGCCGTGTTCGGCGAACGAATGGACGTCGTTGACCGTGACCACGAAATGGTCGAGCACGCGAATGTTGAACAGGTCAAGGGCCTGCTTTAGCGTATTGGTGAGGCGCAGGTCGGCATCGCTTGGGTCGGATGTGCCGGACGGGTGGTTGTGGGCGACCATGATGGCAGCGGCATTCCATTGCAGCGCGAGTTTGGCAACCTCACGCGGGTAAACGTGGACTTCCGACAGCGTGCCACGGGCTATCTCTTGCTCATGGAGCAGGCGGTTCTTCACATCAAACAACAGCACCCAAAATACCTCGTGCTCCAGCGGCGCCAGCTTGAGGCGCAAGTAGGCCTTGACGACCTCCGGCTTGCCCATCGTCTCGCCGGGTTCGCGGATCGCGCGGATGAGGCGCTGCGCGTCGGCCATGATCGAGTCGGCGGTGAGCGCGTGGAAGCCGGACACGTTGTAGGGTGTAAGCGATTCGTTGACTTCGTGGTTCTTTGGCATCGTGGGACCTTCCGTGGTTCAGGGGTTCCAGCTGAACGAGGCCGGCAGGACTGCGACGGTCGCGGGCAGCGTGGAGCGTTTCAGTTTTTCCAGTGTGCAGCGCGCGAGCCGGCTCGGGGATGACTGACCGGCCAGCAGGACCGTGCTGGCCGTGACCGCGCCATTTGGCGCGACCAGACCCAGCCAGACAAACGTGGCGGGCTCGTCGTCGGTGGCGCTCTGGCACGCGTAAATGGTACGCGCAATCACGCGCTGGTAGTCCGGGGCGAGCGCACGCGCCTGCTCTGGCAGGTTCAGCGTGATGTGGCCTTGCAGCGGCTCGGGGGCGGTGGGCGCCAGGTTGGCGCAGGCCGGCAGCAACAGCGCCAGGGCGCCAAGGATGGTGCGCGGTTTCATTCGGGGGCTCCAGTCGGTTGGATGGGGGGCTCGTCGGTGATGAGCAGTGCTGCGGCCTCCAGCGGGTCCGGATCGCGCGGGTCGAGCAGGTTGAACGCGGTGGCGGGCGGCGTGGTCTGTGCCTGGTCGCGGTCGAGGTCGCCGGCCAGCGTCGCCATCCGGGCGATCTGACGCAGTGCTTGACGCGCGCGCCAGTTGAGGGTGGCGGGGAGCGCGTCGTCGTCCTCGGTGGGCGGTAACGTGATCGGGGGATGGGCGGGCGCGCTACGTGGCCGGTTCCCCCAGCCGTGCAGGGTCAGGGCCTCGGCAGCTGCGGTGTCGCCGGTGAAGTGCATGGATCGAGTCATGGTTTCCTCAGAGAATACCGCTCGGCGAGCGGGCTGAGGTCAGGATGTGCCGGAAACGGGGACACGGCAACCGATGAGTGCGGTGCGCGCGATGTGGGTCAAGTGGCGTGCTGGTGGGCAAAAAAAAGCCCGCTCGCGCGGGCTGGTGGGGTGTGAGGTTATTGGAAATCAATCAGCACTTGCGTGATACGGCCATCCGCGTCGCGCTTGACATAGACCGGATAGCGGCCATCGCCTTGCCCGGTGGAGACCGCAGCGCCCAGGTCAACGGCGCCGCCGCGCTGTGCTTGGAGCGTCGTCATGCTGCAAACATGGTAGTTGAGGCCAGCCGGCAGCGGCTGCGCGACCGGCTCCCATTCGCCAGTGGCGTTCAATGCGTTCATGGTCGTGCCGTACTCGGGAATGACCTGTTCGTAATTCGTGAAGTCTTGCGGGTAGGTCAGCACCTTGCCGGTGTGCTTGTTGCGGTATGGGCGGATGTCCTCGAATTCCCGATGGGTCCAGCGGCTGTCGATATAGCAGGGGTCGATCAGCAGCAGTTGCCCGGAATCTATCGTGATGGTGGCGATCTGTTCGAGCGCCGGTGGTGGTTGTTCTGTCATGGCAGGCTCCGTGGTGGGTGGTCAGTCGCTGGTGTCGAGCATGTCAGGGTAGCAGGTGGTGGCCAGCCCGATGAGGTCGTCGTCGTTCATGTCGCGGAAGCCGATGCGGCCGTCGCGGATCGCTTCTTGCCGCAGGTCGCTGTCGCGCAGCATGGCCGCGTCGATCTGTTGGGCCAAGCGCGTCTCGAAGCTGTCGCGGCCGATCTGGTCGAACAGCGCGCGGGTCTGGTTGGCCAGGTCGGTCTCAATGCATTCGTCGGCGGCCCTGTCGATTGCTTCGCGCACGGCGGGGCCGTAGGGTGCGCGCTCGGGCGCAAAGACGCCCTTGCAGATCGCGCCAATGTAGCCGATGGCCTCGGGAAACGGCGGGAACTGGTCGCGCGTGCGGATAACCTCGGCGAACCATTGGCCGGCATCGTTGCACACGCACGGGCCGAAGTTCACGGCGCTGGGTGCGCCAGCCGCGCGCGCCGCGCGGGCGATGTGCGATAACACCGGGACATAGCGGATGACCTCGGCCACGGAGGCCACCCGGCGTTGCTGCGTGGTGGGGTAATGCTGGCTGGTCAGGCCTTCCATCAGGAAGGCGGCATAGGCCACATCCTCCGCCTGCAGCAGCGCCGCAAGATCGGCGATGGCGGCGTTGTGGGCAACCCTGACGGGGACCGCATCGTCGCCGAGCTGGGTGCCGATCATGGCGCCCTGGTGGTCGTAGATGCTGTCGCTGTGCTCGGCAGTGCCGGTGCGCCAGTGGAACTGGTCAAGGCGGATCATTGCGCGCCTCCTTCGTTGGCCTGTTCGTTCTCCAGCGAGGCGTAGGCGCGGAATTCGTCGGCATCGCTGGCCAACTCGTCGGGCGGCAGTTCACGGACCTGGCCGGTGTTGTGGGGCAAGTTGAACTCCTTGGCGATCTGCACGGCCCGGTCGAATTGCTCCTTGAGGTCGAAGTACCAGACAGGCTCGTCGGGCCCGGAGCCGCCCTCGTGCGGTGCGACGTTCGAGCCGAGCCCGAGTTGCAGGGTAAAGAAGGTATCAGGATCGAGGTTCAGCACGGTGCCACTCCAGCCGCAGGCCAGGCATTGGGCCTCGGAGTCGTCTTGCCAATGATGGGAACCATCGTGCGATGCGTCGGCGTCGGTGCCGTCAGCGACCAGGCGCACATATACGGTAGCGGCAATGTCGAGTTCGTCGCCTTGCCCGCATTGTGGGCAAGCGAAGTTGAATTGGTTGTCGTTACGGCTCATCCTGATTCTCCTCAGTTGTTGTTTCAAAGTCGGGGTGATTGGGTTTGAAGCGGCGGGCCACCAGGCGGGCCAGGACGAACAGCAGCCAGCCCGCGATGATGCAGAGCAGGATGAAGCCGGCCAGCACGAGTATGAACCCTACCGCGTAGGGGTCGTGGGTGCCGATCAGCGCGTCAAAGAGCTTGTCCACGCGAGTTGGCCTCCTTTGATTAGCTCTCGTCGTTGCGCGGGTAGGCGCGCAGATCAATGCGTTCCTCGGTGCTCAGGCCGATAACGAGGGTGTGGTCGATATCGGTGATCGGCATCCAGTCCTGCGCCTCCACGCTGAACACCCGCACGATGGCATTGTCCGGCAGCGAAGCGAGTGCGGCAATCAGATCAGTTTTGGTCATGGGTCAGTCCTTGTGGAAAGCGCGACCGTGCGGCCGCGCTTGAGTGGGGTTAAGCTTCCGCTGCCTTGGCCGCGTCGCGCGCCGCCTTGGCCTGGTAGTGTGCAGCAACTTCGACGAGCAGGGTGTCAACGAGCACCAGTGCTTGGGAGTGCAGCGTGCGCACGCTCAGTTCAGTGCATTTGCCCTCGCGCACCAGCACAACCTTGCGGAAATCGCCGTCAAGCGGGTTCGAGGAGAACGGCTCCATCCTCATGCTGAGGAAGCCGTTATCGCGCGTGTACACCTGTGCGATGGCCTTGACCCCGGCGGCACGACCGCGCTCCGAATACTTGCCGGTTTCGATGACCAGCACGCGGTTGTCTGGCAGCTCGATACTGGTCTTGGCCTCCCAGCCGTCGCGGCCCTTGGCCAGTTTTACCTCATGTTCAGACATTTGGATTCCTCTCGTGAATGTTAGCGGGTGGTGTCAATGCTCTTGGGGTGCAGCATCCCCCAGCCGAGTTGCCGGCGTATCTCAGCCGGGGCCGGCGGCGGTTGCCGGGAATTCCTGCGCGCTGCGAGGTAGTCCCGTACCGCCTGTTTCGGCGGGCGCGTGATAGTAGGCATAAACATTTCCTCCTCGAATTGTGCGCCAACCCGGCGCAGGGGTGCCCGTTCAGTATGTACCGCAGAGGGGGACACGAGCCGAGCAGGGTAGGGAGGTCGATATGAGCGAGGTCAACAATAGCTATCCGTTTGACGCAGCCGCGTTAGAGTGGGAGGGCGGGGGCGTGCGCAGTATGCGCGAGCTGGCCCGCCGGCATGGCATTCCCGAGGCCACGCTGAGGCGTTACGCCAAGGAACACGGCTGGGTGAAGGGGGCCGCCGATGCCAAGCGCGAGCTGGTCCGTGAGGCACTGGCAGGGGTCGACCTTGACGCGGGGGCGGCGCAATCGCTGACGCACGACGAAATGCGTCAGAAACGCGTCACCGAGGCGCTGCAGGATGTGGCCGACATGAACATGGGCCTGCGGGTGGCGCGGGCGTGCATTGCCAAGCTCTTGGGCATGGTCGAGGACATCGACAACCCGAACGACGTCAAGCGCGTGGTCGAGGCCAACAAGGGCGCGGTGGAAACGATTCGCAAGATTCGCAGCCTGGACGCCGAGCCCGAGCCGGAAGCGGCGGTGACGGTGACGGTGGGCGATGCCGATCTGGCGGACCTGCGCGCGGCGTTCAGGAAGCGGTTGGAGGAAATGGGGGCCGCAGCGGGCCCCGTGGCGGGTTAGCGGCGGCGGGAGTGGGGCGGGAGGACGAACAGCAGCGCCGTACAGAACATCAAGAGCTGCACTGCCGCAGATTGCTTGCCCATGTAACAAGCCGCTGAGAACAGTATCGTGCAGAACCCAAGCAACAGGTAGCCGCAAGTGTTCCACACGATTGCCCGCCAGTCTATGCGGCCTCGTTTCGTTCGTCGTTGCATCATGGTCGATCCCGGTGGTTGGTTGGTACTGAAATTCTAGCAGGGGCACTGCTTGTGCGCGGTGTTGTGGCGCATCAGGGCTCAGTCGCCTAGCTGGCCGGGATCGCGCGCGCCGGACAGCTCCCAGCCGCGCCGCAATGGCCACTGCACATGCTCAGGTTCTTCGGCGGCGGCGCGCACGCCGGCCAGCGGCAGCGCCTCCAGCATGGCCAGTGCCTCATCCGGGCTGATGTACAGGCCGTCGTCGTCGCACGGCGGGGACTGTGCTTGCCGCTCGGCCAGCCCGAGCTTGGCCGCATAGAGCCAGGCGGCGGTGGCGGCAGCAGTCCATGCCATGTGGGCGGCGTAGGCGGGGAGGTCGATACTACTGCCGAGGCGCGCGGGCGGGGCCGGCGGGATGCTGGCCGTGATGGTGACGGCGACCGCGATGGCGGCGGCGCGTGGGGTGTCGGTCATGGTGTGCTCCAGTCGTGATGGGTCAGTCGAGGGTGCAGGTGCCGCGTCCAGCTGGGCGTGGCGGGCAGCGCCGCCGCAGCTGGTCGAGCAGCCAGAGTGCGCCGCCGATGACGGCAATGAATCCAGTGATGATCGGCATGATCGTGTCCTTGTGGTGATGCCCCCACGATACGCCGGTCCCCAATGCCGGGACAGCGCAAGCGCAACCGGCCAGCCTACCCGACGCCGGAGCCTGATCCAACGCAATGAGCCAGCTAACCTTGCCCGACGATGTGCGCGCGGCGCTGCATGACGCGCCATTCGGGGCGATCTGTGACCTGTGGGAGCTGATCGAGCGCCGCTATGGCGACGCCGGCCGCGCCTGGCTGGGGCGGCACGACCGCTATTACCTGCTGACCCGGCTGCTGCACCGGCTCGATGCGGTGCATCCGTGGCTGTACGCGCGCTGCCGCGAGGTCGAGGAGGCCCCGGACGGCTACCTCGACCTGTGGGCGCGGGAGCACTACAAATCGACGGTGATCACGTTCGCCGGCATCATCCAGACGCTGTTGCGGGACCCCGAGACCACGGTCGGCATCTTTTCCCATACCAAGCCGGTGGCGCGCAAGTTCCTCTTGCAGATCAAGCAGGAGCTGGAGGCGAACCGCGAGCTGCAGGCGCTCTACCCGGAGGTGCTGTACGCCGACCCGCGCAACGAAGCGCCCAAGTGGAGCGAGGAAAAGGGCATCACGGTGCGGCGCCGCAGCAACCCCAAGGAAGCTTCGGTCGAGGCGCATGGGCTGGTCGACGGCCAGCCGACCGGCGCCCACTTCTTGTTGCGCGTGTATGACGACGTGGTGACGCGCGAGAGCGTGAGCACACCCGAGCAGGTGGCCAAGACCACCTCGGCATGGGAGCTGTCGGACAACCTGGGCGCGCGTGGCGAGGACGGCCAGGCGCGCAGCTGGCATGTGGGAACCCGCTACAGCTTCGCCGACACCTACCAGGCCATCATGGACCGGGGCGCGCTCAAGGTGCGGCTGTACCCAGCGACCGAGAACGGGATGCCGGACGGGACCCCGGTGCTGCTGTCGCCCGCGGCGTGGGCCGACCGCAAGCTCAAGCAGGGGCCGGCCACGATCGCCTGCCAGATGCTCCAGAACCCCGCCGCCGGCAACGAGGCGATGTTCAAGAAGGAGTGGCTGAGCTTCATCGACATCCGGCCCGCCACCCTGAACGTGTACATCATGGTGGACCCGGCGCACAGCCGCAAGAAGGGCTCGGACAACACGGCGATGGCGGTGGTCGGGGTGGACGCCGGCGGCAATCGCTACCTGCTGGACGGCTACCGCCACAAGATGGGCTTACGGGAACGCTGGGAGGCCCTGCGCGGGCTGCGCAAGGTGTGGATGGCCCAGCCGGGCGTGCAGATGGTGCAAGTTGGCTACGAACGCTATGGGATGCAGGCCGATCTGGAGTATTTCGAGGAACAGATGCAGCGCGACAAGGAGTCCTTCGAGATCATCGAGCTGAACTGGACCTCGGATGGCGCCCAGGCCAAGGACGACCGCGTGCAGCGCCTGCAGCCCGATTTCATGAGCCACCGTTTCTATCTGGCCGCCGTGGTGCAGGGCGAGACCGCGAACCAGCGCCGCATCCGCGAGCAGGGCCAGCCGTTCCGCATCTTCAAGCCGGTCATGCGGCGTGACCACGAGGGCAACATGTATTCGCTGAACAAGGGGTTCTTGGAAGAATTCCTGACCTACCCGTTCAGCGCCAAGAAGGACCTGATCGACGCCGTGAGCCGGCTGTACGACATGGAGCCGGTGCCACCGATCCTGATCGACGAGCGGACGCTGGAGCCCGAGACCTATGCGGACGGGGTGTGACATGGGGTGGAAGCAGGTCGTCAACGCCAAGACGCGGGCCGCCTTCGGGCTCACGCTGTACCGCATGGAGCGCATCCGCGGCAACCAGCAGTACGGGATCACGCTGGCGGTCCATCCGGCAGAACTGGCGCAGGGGCGCGGGCGGGTCGCCCGCAAGCTGCACCAGGCCCGCCACCAGCTGCGCAGGATGGGCGAGATCACCGCCGCGCGCCTGGCCCACTACCCAACAGACGACGAGGACGAACATGCCACGTTTCCCGGTGAGAACCAGCACTACCGAGGCGAGCCACATGGCCAAGATTGACGCCAGCCACTACGACAACAACGACGACGGCACGTTCGCGCAGCAGTCCATCATCGTCGCCGGCGCCGTCGCGGCGCTGGTGGTGGGGTTGGTGGTGCTGGGGTTCTGGATCGTGGTCGCCAGCGTCGGTTGAACGAGGAGAAAGCGATGAACAAGATGCGCATCCCGCCAGTGCCGGCCGCCACCGGCTACGACGCAGTGGCGCCGGTGGCCCCGGCACCACGCACCCGCCGCCCGCCGCCGCCGCAGCCGCGCGCCGACACGGGCGGCCCCGGCATGGTCAGCACCGGCCGTGGTGCAGTGGCGCACAAGCCGCACAACCCGGACAACCACCTGGGCGCGATGCCGACTGCCGCGCCGCGGGGCAAGAAATGACGATGGACCCGCGCACGATCCCAAGCTTCACGACCCGCCTGTGGTCGGAGGAAGTGGGGCGCGCCGAGGCCAACGAGCCGCCGATGCCCCAGCTGGCCTACCGTTTCTCGAACGGTCGCGCGTTCGCCGCCATCGCGTACGACCCGCCGGTGCCGCCGCCGGTCGAGGACACGCCGTGATCGAGCTGGCGCGCGCCGAGTACGAGACGCTGCCGGAGGATATCCAGGCGCTCTACACCTACACCCAATGGATGTGGCTGTCTGGCGAGGAAAAGGCCCGCGTGGTGCAGGCCGAGACGGAACCGGAGCAGTACGACGGTTAGGAGGCGGGCGAAAAAAAGCCCGACGCTTGCACGCCGGGCAGGAGTAGTCCAAAAGCCCAGGGCAGGGCTGTTCTTTGCAGAACAGGGCCAGTATCGCCCGATCCTTGGCAGGATGCAATTCATTTCGTGTGCGGGTCCGATGGTGCCCGCTTCGGCCCGTGGAACGCCAGCCGGCAGTGCGGGCAGACGTAGATCACGAGGTTATGGAACGGCTCCGCCTCGACCGCGTCGGGATGGCCCCACTGGTAGTTGTTCTTGTCGGCCATGTCCATCGGGCTGTCAGCGGTGCAGTAGCGACGCGGCAGGGCGCTGGGGACGTACACAAGGAACGGGGCGGCGCTCATGGCTGGCGGTCGCTGACGACGGTGATGTGCTTGCCCTTGTAGCTGGCCAGCTCGGGCAGGCGCGACCGAATCAGCAGGTCTTGGTACTCGCTGCGGGTCAGGAAGATCATGGTGCAGTCGGGATCGAGCGCGGCGACGGCGCGGTTGGCCGCCTCGACGCCATCGAGTTCGCGCCGGAATAGGTGGTCGAGCTGGCGGCGCGCCTCTTTCTCGTCCTTTTTCTGTCTGCGGCTGGTCATTTGGTGGTTCTCCCCGGTTCAATACAGTTGTCCATAATCCAGTGTACGCACAGCAGGTAGCCTTCCTCGCCGAATACCGCGCGCACCGCGCGGCGCCAGTTGGCCCGGTCCATGCGGTTGCGCACGAGCTTGAGTTCGTCGCCGATCCGCGTGAGCTGGGCCTGATGCGCCCCGATGCGCACGCCGGCCTCGTCGGCTTCGCGGGTATAGCACCCGTTGCGAAAGGCGTTCAGCGCCGCGATCTCGTCGATCAGCGCGTGGCGCCGCATCACCAGTTCGATTTCGGCCTCGCTATCGGGCATACCGTGCAGGCGCTCCCAGAATAGCGCGTCGTCGGCGGCGGCGCGGTGGCTCATGGCGCCCCCTGCTGATCGCGCATGTGCGAGACGACCAGCGGAATGCGCCGGCGCATGGCGGCCCGGTAACGCAGCACGGCGCGGGCGCGGGCGCTACGGACCCACTTGAGCAGCGCGGGCTTGCCGCGCCGCACCGCCTTGCCTGCGGCGTGCCCGCAATAACGGCCCTCGCGCTGATTACGACTCATCCGGGCCCACCACGTATCGCCACCGGAGCGCCTTGGCGATGTAGCGCACGCGCGGGCGGCGCACCGGCAGCGGCTCGCCCGCGCGGCGTGATGCCTCGGCCCAGGCCACACAGTTATCAGGCTGGCCGATGGCGAACAGTGGCCGTGCGCTGCGCAGGTGGCGGCCCTGACAGGTGCCGATGTAGCGCCCTTCGCGCTGGTTGCGACTCATGGCCCGCTCCCGTGGTCCTCGGGGTGGCAGTAGTCGCTTGGCGCCACCTGTTCCTCGGGCAGCACCCACGACGGCGCGCCGCAGAACGCACAGCGAAACGGCGCCACCCCGGTATAGAGCAGCGCAACAGTCAGCGCGGCGACCTGCTGCTGGACCGCCGCGGGCTGGCACAGCGGCCAGCAGCAGCAGCGCGCGCCGTCCACGCCGCAGCCACACGCGCTCATGGTGCGCTCCCGATCAGCCGCAACGACTGCCGCGCGGCGGCGCGCCGCAGCCGGTCGTACTCGCGCAATGTGAGGAACATGCCGTTGCCGTAGGGTTGGCGCCGATGGCGGCGCGGCGCGTCCGGGTTGGTGCCCCAACGGAACTGGCCCGCATACCAGCCCTCGCGTGCGTTGCGGCTCACGGTCATCAGTACCCCATGTCCAATGCCTGCGCCTGATCGGCCAGCGCCTGCATGGCCGCCCGCACTGCCTTGCTCAGGTAGCGCGGGCGGCGCACCGGCAGCGGCTCGCCCGCGCGACGCGACGCCTCGGCCCAGGCCACGCCGTAGTCGTACCGGATGCGCAGCCAGCGCGGGCCGCGCGTGTGCCTGCCCTGAAAGCGGCCGAGGTAGTAGCCCTCGCGCGCGTTACGGCTCATGGCCACACCCGCACGAACGCAGCGCCGCGCACGTAGGTGCGGGCCGACGCGTCGTACACCGCGTTGCCGGGCGCCAGCGCCAGGTAGTTTTGGATGTCGCGCGACGCCTGCGGCATCGACAGCCCGAAGTAATCGACAATCGCGCTGCGGTTGACGGTGCCGTAGTGGGCCAGCAGGAATTCGATGAATTGAAAGCGTACCAGCACGTTTGGCTTGATGTCGTTCATGGTGCCTCCAACAGGCCAACCATGCGTTCCAGCAGGGCCTCGATCTGGCCGAACGCGAACAGCTCGTCAGGACCGCTGCGGAACGCCTTGTCGCCGTCCAGGTACAGGCCATAGCCACGGTCTGGATGCACCTGCACGCACAGCGGCCCCACGTCGAGCCAGGTCGATTGCAGGTCGTGTTCGGCCGCGTCCACCAGCACCCGGTGCCCCAGCGTGCGCAGCGCGTGGATCAGGGGCTGGGCCTTGCCCAAGGTCGCGCTTTGGCTCATGCCGCCTCCAGTGGTCAGCGGCCAGTGGTACGCGCAGGCCGGACGCGCCGGGTCGCCGCCGTTCCAGAGGAAGGACGCGTACGCCTGCCAGGCCGGGTTCGGCACCGTGCCGCTGGCCGCGTGGCGATAGCAGCCCGTGCGCAGCGGGCAAGTGGTGCTGTTGCACATGGTGATGTCAGGCACGGCCCACCTCGGCCCGGTGCACGATGTCGTCGCGGCCGCACCAGATCAGGATCGTGCCGCGCACGCTGTCGCTGTTGGGGCCGGTCGGTTGCCCGTCCAGTTCCAGAAAGCGGTAGGGCACGCCGTCGCCGATGATCGCGTTGACGTTGTCGTGATGCTGGCCCACCAGCGCGGCGGCGATGGCGGCAAGCTTGCTTTTCCTGGTTGGTCGGTTGCCCATGTTGGTGGATCTTCTTTCTATGCTGGGGAGTCGTTGTGTGGCGCGACCTCGGTCCAGGCCGCCATGTGCAGCACCTTGCCCTGCGCATCCTTGCAGTACGAGTACATGCCGTCGATGTGGCCGAACCAGTAGACGGTGTCGGCGCCGGCCTCGACCGCGGGCGCGCCGGGCGGGATGTGCACGGTGTCGTCAAGCACCGTGAACAGGCTGTTGCGGGGGAGTTCGTAGAGTTTCATGGGGCAGGGTTCCAGTCGTGGCACTTGGCGCAGTAGCGCTGTGCGATGTCGTTGTGGTTGTACGAAGTCAGGCCGCAGCGCGGGCAGGTGATCGACGGATAGCGATGCGTCACCGCGAGAAATGCCGGCGGCAGCACGACGTTCGCGGGGCTGTGCGCGAAGAACGGCGCGATCTGTTCCGGGCGATAGCCCGCCAGCCCGCAGCCGATCGGGGTGACGCGGAACACCAGCTCGGGGTGGGCCTGGGCGAAGTCGAGAAAGCGCAGCACGTAGTAGTGGACCCACTCCAGCGGCAGAGTGCGCAGGCGCGCGTCCTTGGTCGGGATCGCGTAGCTGCGCCCCTGCAAGCCCTCGCCCTGGCCGTAGATCGCGCCGTGCCAGTGCTGGGCCGCGAGCGCGGCGCCCTTGCCGTGGCGGCCGGCCAGGTTGGACCCGAACACGAAGATGCGGTTGCTCAGGGGCGGGAACGGGACGTCGTTCATCGCCGGCGCTCCTTCACCTGGTGATACATTGTGTACACCTGCCCCCGGTACAGCCAGAGGCGGACGCAAATGCGCTTGGCGCGGTCGAAGTCGTAGCCGGCAGCGCAGAACGCACTGGCGCGCCCGTTCGGTGCGTTGGCGCGCCGCGCCAGCCATGGATTGGCGGGCACAATCATGCATCCCGCCAGATCACCACCAGCCCGATCAGGACCAGCAGCACGCCGTGGCCGGTGTGCGGGGTGACCCCGACGACAAAGGCGCCGAAAGCGCAGACGGCGACGCTGGCGATGGCACGGGCGGTGGGGGCGGTCATCGCTTGGCCACCTGCTCCAGCCAGTGCGCCGCCGCCAGCCAGGCGTCGAACAGGTGCCAGTCGGTCTCGAGCACGGACTTCAGCCAGGCATCGAACGCCGGGCGGCTGGGGGCCAGCACGCCGGGCGTGGCGCCGCGCGCAGCCAACGACGCCGACCAGGTCATCCAGCCGGTCGTCACCGGACCGCTGCGCGGCTGTGCCAGCCAAGCCTCGAATAGTGCGCGTTCGCTGTTGTTGTTGGCCATAGTGTTACCAGCTCCCGTAGTCGGTCAGGTCGATGGTCGCCTCCAGCGGCGTGCCCTGGCAGAACGTGGCCCGCACCACGACGCCCAGCCCGGTCGGGGTGAACGCGTAGGTCAAGCCGCCGCCAATCGCGCCCAGGTACGGCTGGGCCTTGCCGTCGCGCACGGTGACGTGGGGGGCCAGTTCGGGGTCGCGCAACTGCGCCGCCGCCAGCGCCGTGGTGTGCTGGTCCAGCCAGGCGTCCAGCTTGACCGACTGGTCGTAGTCGAGGCCGAACATCACGGTCATCCGCCGCCGGATTTCGCTCATGGGGTCTCCTGCCGCGCACTGGCCGGAATGCCGGAATGGGCCACCAGGGCGTCGATGATGCGCGTAATGGCGTCGAACGCGGCTTCGGCTTCCGGGCCGGACGCGTAGTGCAGGTGGATCGTCGCGCCCAGCGCGCCCGGATCGGTGGCCAGCGTGCCGCTTTCGTAGCCGGTGGCGATGGCGGCACGCTGCGCGTCCGTCAGCAGCGGCGGTGCCAGCCAAGCGGCGATCACCTGGTCGAGCAGCTTGTCCTGATCAACCACCTGGCCTTGTCCGGCGGCCCAGCGGAACGCCGACAACAGATCATGCACGGACAGCAGGAAGCGCGTGTCCAGCGGATCGGGCGCTTCGTGCATCTGCGCGTAATGGTTGCCGATGAAGGCGATGGCCTCGGCCGCCGTCTGCGGATAGGTCATGCCCGCAGGGGGCCGCTTCACCAGCGACCATGTGCATCGGGTACAGCGGACTGCCGCGTCGTCCTCGACAACATCCGACTTGCAGCTCGGACAGAAGTCGCCACAGCGGCAAGGGCGCAGCTCGCCGCAGGCGCAAAAACCGTGGTGGCTGACGGCATGGGGATTCACAGCAAGCCCTCCTTGCGCAGCGTGACCACCAAGTCCACGGCGTAGATCGACGCCAGGTGCGCCACGTCGGGGTTGTCGAAATAGCGCGCCGCGATGGCGTCGGCGTGCAGCCCGATGGCGTCGATCAGCGCATCGGAGGCGCGCTTGGCCGCGCGCTGGCGGGCCACATCAGATGCACCGGCGCCGATCTCGCCCTCGAACAGTGGTGTGACGGCTTCTAGAGCCAGCATCCTTGTGCTCCACTCTTTCGAGTAGCCGGCGTGACTGGCCACGGCATCGAGCAGCTTTTGCGGATGGGCGCGCGCCGCCGCCTCGGCCACGGCCAGCAGCGCCTCGGTCGCCGACTCGCTAGGCAAATCGTCTTGCAGTGGATCGTGCGCGGGGTCCAGCGCGGGGGCCGTGCGCAAGTTGACCGGCACCGGCAGGCCGAGCCGGTAATGGATCAGAAGGGCCTTGGCGCGGTCGATCATGGCGCTGGCCATCGCCACATTGTCGCGCTCCAGCACTTCCTGCGCGTCCGACAGCAGGCTCAGCACAACCATGCCGGGACCGGCCAGGCGCGCGATGGGGTCGCGCTCGCAGTGGGCGATCAGGGCGGCCAGGGCGGGATCGGGGGGATATTCGGTGGGATCGGTCATGTCAGTGGCACTCCGGGCCGTGGCCTTGCAGGGCCAGGTAGTTGCGCATGGCAGCGGTCAGCACCGCCTCGTCGTTGTTAAAGCGGGCGCGCAGCTTGGCCAGCATGTTGGCGCGCGTGAGCCGGTTGAATTGCATCACCGCGCTGCCCACGGCGGTCAGCTCGAACAGGTCGGCGGCATCGTCGAACGTGAGCCGCTGGCCGCCGCGCAGCATGGCCTCGATCTCGTCAAGACGGGCGCTCATTTGAGAATCCAGACGGCGCGCCCGACGAACGCCATTTCGGCCCACTTGGCACGGTAGTGGGCCTGTCCGCCCGGCTGGCCGTGTTCGCCCAGCGCCTGCACATAGCCTTGCGCGCCCCACGGCTTCGGTTGGGTGACGGTCATCATGCAGCCGGCGAACATCGGATTGCCGACGGACGGGGCGAGCTGCACCACGTCGCCCGGTTCCAATGGGTCTTGTTCACTCATGAGATTTCCACGTACAGGCTTGTTCGTTGGTAACTACGAGTTGCAATGATACACGCAGGAAAGGCGTTTGTGCGCAAAAGCAAGCCGCGCCAACCGCCCACGCAAGCCCGTGAGGGTGCCGGCCCCATAAACCGACCCCATCCACGGAGAAACGCCATGCATGCCCATTCCACCGCGCCTAAACACCAGCACACGCACCTGGCCGTGCAAGAGGCCTTGACCCCGCAGGAGCGCCCGCTGCAAGTGGACGATTCGCTGGAGCAGCTGCAGCGCCAGGTCGAGTTCACCGTCGAGACCGTGCGCGCGCTGATGCGCCGACTGGCGCCGGTGAGCGTCGACACGCTGGCCGAGGGCGCGGCGCTCGAGGCCCGCCCGTGCAGCAAGGTGCGGCTGGCCGAGCAGATCGACCGTTGCACCGATGACCTGGTGGTGCTGACCGCCGAAGTACAGGTGGCGGTCAGGGCGCTGCAACTGTAGGTGGCGCGCACCTGAAACCCCAACCCCGCCGCGTGCGGGGTTTTTTGTTGCAAGGATACCCATGAGCCAACTGCTGACCGGCCTCGATGACAGCGCGGTGTCCACCGGCGCCAATGACATGCTGCTGGCCAAGGAGATCGCCGACGCCCTGAACAGCCACTATCCGGGCCACCTGTGGGCGGTCAACGTGGACGGCCCGAACGGGCTGGCCAACATCCGCGACCTGATGCTGTCGGGCCAGATGGGCTATGTGCTCAAGCTGGGCAACATGTTCAGCGCCTCCGATTTCCGCCGCGATGTGATCCGCGCCGGCGGCGAGATCCTGGAACGCTTCCGCATGGCGCGCGGGCGCTTCGATGAGGGCCAGTACGGCGGCCTGCAGACCAACTTTGCCGGCGACTTCGTCTTCGAGCGATGAGCGAGCCGGTGCAAGCGACCCAAGTGCCCTGGGGCGGTCCCGATACCGACTGGCTCGGGCTGGCGCGCGACGCCTACCAGGCCTCGTCCAGCTATTTCGACGCCAACGTGCGCAGCCAGATCGAGGCCGACTTGCGCCAGTCGCAGGGGCAGCACCCGATCGGCTCGAAGTACCTGGCCGACAAGACCCGCTCGCGCCTGTTCCGGCCCAAGACGCGCGCCATGATCCGCAAGAACGAGGCGGCCTGCGCCGAGGCGTTCTTTACCACCAACGATGTGGTCGCGATCAAGGCCGAGAACGACAACGACCCGCAGCAGCAGGCCAGCGCGGCGGTGATCCGCGAGCTGTTGCAGTACCGCCTGACCAAGACCATCCCGTGGTATCTGACGCTGGTCGGCGCGTTCCAGGACGCCCAGACGGTCGGCATAGTGGCGTCCTACCAGTATTGGGAATACAACCAGGTCAAGGGGATCGACAAGCCGTGCGTGCGCCTGCTGCCGATCGAGAACCTGCGCTTCGACCCGGCCGCCTCATGGACCGACCCGGTGGGCACCTCGCCGTATCTGATCGAGCTGATCCCGATGTACGTGGGCCAGGTCAAGGCGCGCATGCGCAACCCGGACCCGAAAACCGGGGCGCCGCGCTGGCACGAGCTGCCCGACTCGGTGATCCTGACCGCCACCACCACCTACGGCGACACCATCCGCATGCAGCGCGAAGGCCAGCGCACCGATTCCAAGTACCAGCAGCAGGCCAACAGCAATTTCAACGTGGTATGGGTCCACAAGGTCATCCTTGAGGTCGACGAGGTCGATTACGTCTACTACACGCTCGGCTGCGACCACATGCTGAGCGACCCGGTGCCGCTCAGGGAGGTTTATTTCCACGGCCGCCGCCCGTACGTGGTGGGCACCTGCGTGGTCGAGACCCACAAGATTTACCCGGCCTCGCTGCCGCACCTGACCCACGATGTGCAGGCCGAGATCAACGAGGTGGCCAACCAGCGCATCGACAACGTCAAGCTGGCCCTGAACAAGCGCTATTTTGCGCGCCGCAACAAGCAGGTCGACCTGCGCTCGGTGACCCGCAACGTGCCCGGCTCGGTGACCCTGATGCAGGACGTGGACGACGTCAAGGTGGTCGAGTTCAACGATGTGACCGGCTCCAGCTACAAGGAGCAGGAGGTGCTGAACCTCGACTTCGACGACCTGGCCGGCACCTTCTCGGGCAGTTCGGTGCAGTCGAACCGCAAGCTGAACGAGACCGTGGGCGGGATGAACCTGCTCAATACGACCGCCAACCAGGTCGCCAACTACCAGCTGCGCACCTTCGTCGAGACCTGGGTCGAGCCGGTGCTGCGCCAGCTGGTGCTGCTGGAGCAGAACTACGAGACCGACGAGGTGGTGCTGGCCCTGTGCGGGCAGGCCGCCAACCTGCAGCGCTTTGGCTTCGACGCCGTCACCGACGAGATGCTGATGGCGGAAACCACGCTGTCGGTGAACGTCGGCATGGGCCAGACCAACCCGGCCGAGCAGGGCAAGCAGTTCATCAACGGCATGACCGCGCTCAAGGAACTGCTGGGCGACGGCACGCTGGTCAAGATGGGCGTCGAGGTGGGCGAGGTGATCAAGGAGATCTTCGGCAAGCTCGGCTACAAGGACGGCAGCCGCTTCTTCTCGCAGGACGCGAAGGACGATCCGGCGCGCCAGCAGATGCAGGCCACGATCGACCAGTTGCAGCAGGCGCTGCAGGCCAAGATGCCGCCGGAACTGCTGGCCGCCACCGTGCGCAAGCTCGATGCCGAGACCAAGTCGACCCAGGCCGAGGCGGTCAAGCGCGGCGTCGAGTCGTCGTTCAGCGCGATGCAGGGCGCCGAGGTGATCGCCGCGGTGCCGGGGGTGGCGCCGATCGCCGACGAGCTGATGCGCTCGGCCGGCTACACCGAACCGCAGCCGGCTGGCATCGACCCGAACTTCCCGCAGCCGGGCGGCGCGGCGCCGGGGCTGGGCATCGAGCCGGTGAAGAACCGCCGCACCGGGATCGGCTTCCTGCCGGGCGACGCCAGCAGCACGGTGTACCCGCCCAATCCGACGCCGCCGCCGACGCCGGGCATCGGGGTGCGCCAGGGCATCCAGACCCAGCGCCCGGACAGCATCGCGCAGGCGGCCTTCGCTGACGGCGGGCTGGTGGGCGACGACGACGACGACGACGACAGCGCCCAGGCGGGCGCCGGCGCGCCGGGCTACGCGGCGGGCGCGAATGGCTACGGCGGGAACCGCAGCCCGGTGCATGACCTGATGGCGCAGAGCATGTTCAAGCTGGCCAACGGCGGCTTGATCCAGGGACCGGGCAGCGGCACCAGCGATTCGATCGCGGCCGCCGCCGGCGGGTTGCCGCTGGCCGTTTCCAACGGCGAGTACCGGATTCCGGCGGCGGTGGTGGCCGCGCTCGGGCACGACTTCTTCGAGGCGCTGGTGGCGCAGTTCCATGCGCCGGTCAGCACCGACGGCGCACCGCCGCCAGCGCAGCCGGGCCAGCCGCCGCTGCCGCTCGAGAACGGCGACTTCATCGTGCCGGCCGATGTGGTGCAGGCGCTTGGGCATGACTTCTTTGACAAGTTAATCGAGAGCTACGGGGGGGCGGCATGAGGCGGCGCTATGTCTTGATGCTGGACACGCTGGCGCAGGGCGCGGTGCTGGCCGAGCGCGACAACGACGGGCGGCCGGTGCTGTACCTGACCGCCTACGCGGCCGAGGCCGAGGTGGCGCGCAGCATGGTCGAGCAGTACCGCCAGGTCATCGACGGCGAGCGCGAGCTGGCCGATGTGGGCGAGCCGGAAGGGGTCGCGCCGGTGCTGCTGCACGAGAACGGCGACCTGACCGACGCCGCCGGCAAGGTGATCGCCAACGCCAACCAGCCGCTGCCGTACTGAGGACACGATGAATTATCAGATTGATTACTCCCGCTTCACGCCGGATGAGGTCGAGCGCCTGCGCACCGCCGCGTTCGGGGTCGAGGTCGAGCATTTCCACGACAGCCTGATCGGCAAGTACCTGGTGGCGAAGGCGCGCGCCGAGCGGCTGGCGGCGCTCGAACTGCTGGCCGAGGTCGAGCCGACCGACGTCGACCGCATCCGCGACCTGCAAGGGGTGGTCGCGCGCTGCGACGGCTTCGGCCAGTGGCTGAGCGAGGCGGTGATCGCCGGCGAGAACGCCGAGCTGGAACTGCGGGAGATGGGCGCATGACGCTCGACCAGCTGGAAGAAACGCTGGAGGGCAGCGAGGCGCTGTTCCTGGAGCCGCGCAGCACGTTCGACCGCGCCATCGTCGGCGTCGCCACCCAGGCCAACGGCCAGCCGGTGCTGGTGTACGACCGCGTGCGCACGGTGCAGGCACTGGCCGAGGACAACGGCTGGGACGAGGACGAGGCGTGGGAGTTCTGCGAATTCAACACGTTTTGCGCCTATGTCGGTGCGGGCACCCCGCTGTTTCTGGACGCCGTCGCGCCCGACGCCGACGACTGACCCCGTTGTTCTGACCCTGCGCGGCTCGTCGCGCCCTACTTGAAGGAACCACCATCATGGCTCTGCAACTGTCCGTTGCCGTACGCAACGCACGTCTCGACTCGATTGAAACCACCGCCGGCACCTCGGCCAAGCTGCGCCTGTTGACCGGCAGCGCGCCGGCCGACTGCGCCGCCGCCCAATCCGGCACGCTGCTGTGCGAGATCGCGCTGCCGGCCGACTACCTGGCGAATGCCAGCGCCGGCGCCAAGGCCAAGTCCGGCACCTGGTCGGGCAGCGGCGCCGCCGCCGGCAACGCCGGCTACTTCCGCATCGTCGACTCGGCCGGGACCACCTGCCACCTGCAAGGCACGGTGACGGCCACCGGCAGCGGCGGCGACATGACGCTCGACAACATCAACATCGCGGTGTCGCAGGTGGTGACCGTTTCCAGTTTCCAGCTGACCGACGCCAACGCTTAATAAAGGAGAACGACCATGAGCTACGCCGACATTTACGCCGCCGCCAACGACTCCACGTTCCAAGGGCGCTGCCAGGTGGCCATGTGGACCGCCGCGCAGAACATCGCCGCCGAAGATCCATCCACCGTCGATCACACGGCGCGCATGGACTGGGCCAACCGCGTGCTGCAAGAGCGCACCAACCTGACCCCGCGCCAGCTGGCGGTGCAGGTGCTGCGCAACACGACCATCGCGGCGGCACCCGCCAGTGCGCTGGACACCGACATCCAGTTCCAGGTCAACTCGGTCATCGACGCCCTGATCGCGGTGGGCTGACATGACCGCCGCCAAGATCGCGCAGGGCACCAGAACCCAGTTGTCGGGGGCTGCCGCCGCGCTCAACAGCCTGGCCGGTTCGACGGCCACCTACGTGGTGCTTGGCACGATCACCCACAACAGCGGCGGCAAGGTGCCGCTCGACTGCCTGGTGGAACTGGCTATCACTCCCGGCACGGTGGGCGGCAACAAGCAGGCCATCCTGTTCGCGCAGGTGTCGCTCGACGGCACCAACTTTTCCAGCGGCCCGACTAGCGGCACCACCGCCACCGACGAGCCGAACCTGGTGCTCATCGGCACCCTGCCGCTGGCCACCAACGCCACCTTGCAACGCAAGACCTTCTCGCTGGCCGCCGCGATGCCGGGCTGGGTGCTGCCGTACGCCACCAAGCTGATCGTCAAGAACGATTCGGGCGCAGCGTTCGCCAGTTCCGGCAATGATGTGTACACGCTCGACGACAGCGGCGACCTGACCTGACCGGCCAATGGGCGCGCTGATTCTTCCGAGCCGGTTCAACCAGCAGCCGCCAAGCGCGGCCATCGACTGGTCGCATCCGCTCGCACGCGGATTGGTGCGCGCCTACCACTTTGGCAACAAAGGGTCGGATGCGGTCAACGGCGGTGCCCCGTGGACCTTGGGCGCCAGTGGTGGTGGCACCTGGGGTATCGCGGCAGCCGGACGCGGCCTGTCGCACACGCTTACCAACGGCAGGGCGCAGGTCAATGACGGGCTGCAGAACCTGATCACGGGCGAACTGACGGTCCTGATCCTGTACACCAGCACCACAGTGGCCGCAGGCAATGACTTCCTGTTCGCCAGCGCCGGTGTCGATTACAACTGGGGTATGTACTTCAGCAACACCGCGCAGTTCTTCGTCAAGAATACGGGCGGCGCCGGGGTATCCACCACCGCCACGACGGTGGCGGCGGGCGTGACGCGGGCCTACGCGGCGACCTATGCCGCCGGCGCTGGATCGAACAACCTCAAGTTCTACGACAGCGGCAGACTGGCCGCCACCGCGACGCAGACCGGCAACGTTTCGCAGCTCAACCAGCCGGTCTCCAGCCAGACCTGGAACGGCGGCAATTCGACCAACGGCACCCTGTACGTCGCCTATGTCTGGAACCGGGCGCTGTCCCCGGCGGAAGTCGCGGCCATCAGCGCCAACCCCTGGCAACTGTTCGCCGCGCCGCGTCGTTTGTTGGTGACAACGGGGGCCGCGGCGCTCACGGCCAGCGCGAACGTGACGCTCGGCGGGCTGGTTCTCAGCAATCAGGCACGGCCGCCCAACGCACCGGCACAAGGCGCGGTGGAGATCGCCGCCAGCTGCGCCGCCAGCCTGGGCGCCGCAACAGGTAGCGGCGCCGGCGAAGCCGCCATTGACGGGCAGCTGGGGGCAAGCCTGGCCGCGGCCGGCGTCGCGGCGCTGGCCTTGCCCGAGCGCTACGCGGCGCTGACGGCGGCACTGGCGGACGTCACGGCGCAAGCCGCCACGGGCGTGACGGTGGCGGCCCAACTCGCCGGCAGCTGCGCAGCAGCAACCGTCGTCGCGAGCGTCGACAGCGCCGTCACGGCCAGCGTCAGCGCCACCCTGGGCGCGGTTAGCCTCGCCGCCGACGGGGTCGTGGCCGCGTTTGCCAGCCGCACCGCAGAACTGGCGATTACGTTCGGGGCCGTGCAGGCGAGCAGCAGCGCAACCAGCACTGTCGGCGCCACGCTGGCCGCCACCCTCGGGGCTGCCCTGGCGGTCAGTTCGGCGCAGGCAGGCGACAGCGCGAGCTTGGCCGCTACGCTCGGGGCACTGGCGCGGACGGCGACCGGCAGCAACCTGGTGCAGGGAGCGACGACCGCCACCCTCGGCGCGGCCACCTTGACCGCCGACGCCACGGTTTCCGCGCCGGCGGGCCGGACTGCGCAACTGGCCGTGGTCCTCGCGCCAGTCCAGGTGAACAGTGCCGCGCAGACGGCCTCCAGTGCCAGCCTGTCCGCCAGCCTGAACAGCCTCAGCGCGACCGCCAGCGGCACCAGCCAGGTCGCGGCGGCCGCCTCCGTCACGCTGGCGGCGGCGACCAGCGCCGGCGCCAGCGGGGTAGCCGTGGGCGCCAGCCTGACGGCCACCCTCGGGGGCGCGAACGCGGCTGTCAGCGCCGCTGTCGGCGTGACGGCGGACGCGGGCGCCACCCTTGCCAGCGCCCAGGTGACGGCAGCCGGCGGCGGCGTGGCAGCGGCCAGCCTGGCGGCGGTCTTGCTCGACAGCCTGCTGGCGGGGGAGGCCACGGCGACGATCAGTGGCCTCGCCAGCGGCGCGCTGGGCGTGCTGACGCTGGCCGGGCACGGCCGCACCGTGGTCGTCGACCTGTCGCCCGAGCGCACGCTGACCGTCGCCGGCGAGGACCGGATGCTGCGCGTCCCTTCTGCAACCCGAATAGCGAGGCCCTGATGGCAACCGGATTCTATCTAGCGCGCGGCAAGATGACGATCGACAAGGACCCGGATGACCAGCTGTACTACGGCATCGACATGGCCGACGAACTGCGCTTGAGCGGCACCACGCTGAGCGGTGTCGAGGAACTGGTCGCCGGGGTCGAGGTGTTGGAGCCGGCCACGCTGCAGGGGACGGCCGGCGTCATCAAGCTTGGCGGGCTGGATGTGTCGGCGCGCCCGGTCAACTACTGCACGTTGCGCTTCTCAATGGCCAATGGCGAGCGCATGGACAAGACGATCTACTTCAAGCGCAAGGACAAGTAGCGCATGGCGCCCTATACCCTGCACCTGGGCGACTGCCTGGAGGTGATGCGCGCCATGCCGGACAACAGCATCGACGCGATCGTGACCGACCCGCCGTACCACCTGACCACCGGCAAGAAGGGTGGCAGCGGGCCGGCCAGCTACAACCCGGATTCGCCGGCCGGGTGCGCGAAGATCGGCACCGGCTTCATGGGCATGACCTGGGATGGCGGCGACATCGCGTTCCGGGTCGAGCTGTGGCGCGAGGCGCTGCGCGTGCTGAAACCGGGCGGGCATGTGCTGGCATTCTCAGGCAGCCGCACCTACCACCGGATGGCCTGCGCAATCGAGGACGCCGGGTTCGAGATCCGCGACCAGATCCTGTGGGTGTATTTGACAGGGTTCCCGAAGTCGCGCGACATCGCCAAGTACGACATGGACGGCGCGGATGCCGCCGCGTGGGCGGGCTGGGGAACCGGGCTGAAACCCACGCACGAGCCGATCTGCATGGCGCGCAAGCCGCTGGCCAAGGGCATGACGGTGGCCGCCAACGTCCTGGCGCACGGTACGGGGGCGCTGAACATCGACGCCTGCCGGGTTGAAGTGCTCGACGACGATTACGCGCGCAATTGCTCGGGTGACCGCGGCCACGGGGGCACCCGCAGCGCCGCACAAGCGGGGGCAACGAACTTACATACCGGGGGCGGCAGCGCGGCGGCGGGGCGCTGGCCCGCCAACCTGGTCCACGACGGCAGCGACGATGTGGTGGCCCTGTTCCCGGCGCAGGCCGGCGCCGCCGCGCCAGTGCATACCCGGCGCGCCGACAAGTTCCGAAACAGCTACGGCAGCTTCGCCGGCAACATCGACGAGGCCGGCAGCACGTTTCGCGGCGACGCCGGCAGCGCGGCGCGCTTCTTCTACTGCGCCAAGGCCAGCCGCCGCGACCGCAACGAGGGTTGCGAGCAGCTGGCCGCCAAGCCGCTGCACTGGTCGAGCGGCGACCAGAACCCCGGCAGCTTCCAGTCGGCCGGCACCGACAAGAGCAGCCAGAACTTCCACCCGACGGTCAAGCCGACCGCCCTGATGCAATGGCTGGTGCGGCTGGTGACGCCGCCCGGCGGCGTGGTGCTTGACCTGTTCACGGGCTCGGGCAGCACCGGCAAGGCCTGCATGCGCGAGCGGTTGCGCTTCATCGGGGCCGAACTGAACCCGGATTACCTGGCGATCGCCGAGGTGCGCATCGGGCACGCACTGGCCGCCCGCGAGGCGGCAGCGCGCGCGGCGGCGCCGGCGTCGCCGCAGATTGACCTTTTCGCCTGAGACATCGCGTATGGACGCTTGCACCTATGCCACCCCGAAGGCGCGCGCCGTGCTGGCGCGCGTCGGGACCTACCTCACGCGCCAACCGCGCGCCAAGCTCAAGGAGGTGGCGGCCGCCTGCTTCATCAGCGTGTCCAGCGCGTCGCGCTACCGCACCGAATGGCTGGCACGCCGCCCGCCGCCTGGGCGCTGATTGCGCCAGCAGTACCCCGACCCGCCCCGGCGGGTTTTTTTACGCCCCGAACTTTGACAGGACAGCATGGCGATCATTCATGTGGTGTCGGTTTCCGGCGGCAAGGACTCGGCCGCCACGCTGTTGCTCGCGATCGAGCGCTTCGGCGCGCATCGGGTGCGCGGCATTTTCTGCGACACCGGCAACGAGCACGAGGCGGTCTATGAATACCTCGACTACCTGGAACGCGCCACCGGCGTGACGATCGCGCGCCTGAAGGCCGATTTCTCCGCCGAGATCGCGCGCAAGCGCATGTTCATCGCGCGCGATGTGCGCACCAGGCGCAAGGACGGCCGCAAGCTGCGCTGGACCAACAAGGCCAAGCGGCGCGCGCTGGCGGTGCTGCAGCCGACCGGCAACCCGTATCTGGACATGTGCCTGTGGAAGGGGCGCTTCCCGTCACGCATGGCGCAGTTCTGCACCGAAAAGCTCAAGCGCGACCTGGCAGTCGAGTACCAGCTCGAGCTGATGGACCAGGGCCACAAGGTGATCAGCTGGCAAGGGGTGCGCCGCGACGAATCGCAAAAGCGCCGCGAAGCGCTCAAGTTCGAGGCGGTTGGCGGCGGCCTGTATATCTACCGGCCGCTGGTCGAGTGGAGCGCGCAGGATGTGTTCGCGTACTGCGCACGCAAGGGGATCGCACCGAATCCGCTCTACAAGCAGGGCATGGGGCGGGTCGGCTGCATGCCGTGCATTAACGCGAGCAAGGGCGAAGTGCGCGAAATCGCGGCGCGCTTTCCCGAGCACATCGAGCGCATCCACGCGTGGGAAAAGCTGGTGGCGGCCGCCTCCAAGCGCGGGTTCAGCACCTTCATGCACCTCAGTACCACGCGCGACTACCGCCACCTGAACGACGGCCAGATTTTCGAGGCCGCGAATATTTACAAGATCGTCGAGTGGTCGAAGACCGCGCGCGGCGGCAAGCAGCTGGACCTGCTGGCCGACGTCGGCGACATCCACGCCTGTTCCTCGGCCTACGGCCTGTGTGAGTAGATGAGCGGCCGGTTCCCCGACGACGGCGCGCCGGGCGAGCCGCTGCCGACCGGGTTTGTCCAGGTTGGGCTGAGCGGCGACCGCCAGCTGGCGCAGGCGCACTTGCGCGATGCGCGCCGCATGCTGGGCCGGCTGCGCGCCAACCACGGGATCGACGCGCGCATCGCCGACGGCCAGCCCGGCGGCTTCTTCACCCACACCGCCACGCTGCCCGATGGCACCCGCGTGACGGTCACCAGCAACAACGGCCAGGACACGGTGCGGATCGCGGCGCCGCTGCGCGCGCCGCCGCCGGTGGCGCCGCTGCCGGTGCCGCCGGCGGTGCCGCAGCATGTGCCGCGCGCCACGCTGGCGCACCATGCGGCCGGCGTCACGCACCTGCCGCCGCTGATCCCGTCGCCGCCGCCGCAGCCGGTGCGGCCCGAGGATGTGGTGGAGGAACAAGAGCTGGGCGAGTACGTGCCCTACTTGTGGATCGGGGTGCGCACGCTGAACCCGGACCAGCGCTGCCGGGTGCATGCCTGCGTGTGGGAGCCGCCGGCGGCGGTTGGCGTCGCGCCGTTGATCCTGTCGAACCGGAACCTCCTGCTGGAGTATCTGGGCGTGCCCCCGACGGCCATCGCCGACCGCAGCATCTACCCGCTGGGGCCGTGGGAGCAATTCAGCCCGGCCGACCCGGACCAGGGCGTCGCCTACACCGACCAGCATCTGTGCATGCTGTTGCCGCACAACGGCTATCCGATGCGGATTCCCGACTACAACCCGGCGCGCGACGAGGATATCGCGTGGGATGTGATCTTTGTCAGCGATACCGAGAACGACCTGCAACTGCTGGACCAGGCCGGGCTGCCGATGCTCGGCCGCGGCAGCGGTGACTACTATCTGAAGGTGATGGTGCTCGGGCCGGATTGCCCGGACGACCTGGACAACCCGCCGGCGCCGCAGCAGCTGGAGCTGCGCATCATCACGGGCAAGCGCGCGCAGCGCCTCGAAGTCAGGCATCAGGTGACGATCGCGCACTTCACGCAATGCCCGTCCGGCATCTTGCCGTTCGGGTTCTTCGACGAGGACATGGATCAGGATCTCTACCCGTGCTACGGCACCAACCCGCACGCCGAGCATTGGTGGCAGGGCATGGGACGGGTGCTGGTGCCGCCGCCGCAGTACGACGTGCCGGTGGCCGAGCTGGCCATGAGCGTGACGTTTTTCAGCCAGGATGGGGTGGCCGAGCTGCCGCCGACCGGCTTCGATGCGGGCGACTGGCCCGACATGTGCCCCGACCCAGGGACCATTGACCCGCCGCCGCCGGTGTACGAGCACGTCCACCAGGAGTCCACATCGTGCGGCTACAAGCCGGCCAACTTCATCACCGAACTGGTCGGCCTGTCGCTGATCCACGAACACCGCGAAGTCTACAAGCAGGTCAGCCACTCGGTGGTCGATTACACCCGCGTCACCTACGCCGACGGCTCGACCGCGATCATCGACTTTACCAGCAGTGCGAGTGACAACGGCTGGCAGCTGCTGTTCGAGGATGACATCACATGGGATGCCTTCGTCTGGGGTGGCGCCATCTTTGAACCTGGCCACCCGAGCTCTGAACTGAACAAACGCACCCTGGACGCGATCCGCAATGACACCTGTTCCTGACGACCTTGCCGCGCTGCGCCAGCTGGTGGAGGCGGCGCGCCAGTCGGCGACCGACTTGGCGGTCTGGATCAACCAGGCCCAGGTCGGGCCGTTCCTGCCGTTCGAGGACGAATCCGGCGCGCAGGACGGCGCCGGGTCCGACTGACACCGCTTGCGACCCGCCCCGTGCGGGTTTTTTGACGCCCGCCTGTTGCGGGCGTTGTTATTTCAGGAGCTTAAACAATGTCTGACAGCGCTATCCAACCGGACGTGCAGGGAGTAACCGCAGAACCGCAGGACACCCCAGCGGCGGTGGCCACGCCGCCGGCCGAGGCGGCCGAGAAGCAGGCCCCGCCGAAATCCCCGCGCGAGGTCGCGCTGGAAGAAATGGAAGCCCGCCGCCAGCAGCAGCTGGCCGCGGAGAACGGCTACAAGCTCGAGGACGTGATGAGCATGGAGGAGGAGCCGCCGGCTCCCGCCCCCGCGCCCGCCACCGCCGCGCCGGCGCCGGCGGCCGATGAGCAGCTGGCCGCGCAGATGGCGGCCGGCGCCCAGCCGGAGGTGCCGAGCAAGGTCAAGATCAAGGTCGACGGCGTCGAGGCCGAAGTGCCGTTCGATGAAGTGATCCGCCAGTACCAGAAGAACAGCAGCGCCGACCGGCGCCTGGCCGAGGCCACGCGCTTGCTGCGCGAAGCACAGGAAACCGCGGCCCAGCGCCTGCTGCAGGAGCAGCAGCGCCAGGCCGCCGCGGCACCCGCGGCGCCCGCCGCAGAACCCGAACCCACGCCCGCCGCCGATCCGAACGTGGAGGCGACCGGCAAAGAATTCCTCAAGGCCCTGTTTGAGGGTGACGAGGACTCCGCGTTGACCAAGCTCAAGGAGCTGACCCAGGCAGGACGGCAGGTGCCGCAACAGGCACCCGCGCCCACCCTCGACCTGGAGCAGATCAGCAGCGCGGTCGCGCAGCATGTGCAGCAGAAGCTCGTCGTTGAGAGTGCATTGGCACGGAACCGGCAAGACTATCCCGAGATGTACGCAGACCCCGACATGGAAGGACTGGCACTGTCCAAGATCCAGCGCATGCGCGAAGAAACCGGCACGGATTTCTTCAGCGCGCTCGATACGGTCAGCCGCGAGTTCGCCCACAAGTTCGGCTGGTCCGCGGTGCAGCAGGGCCGTCCACCCGCCGATCCCGTCGAAACCACATCCCCCCGCGCAGCAAAGCTGGAACGGAAGGCCGCGATCGACAACATCGCGGCAGTCAACACCAAGATCACCACCGCCGAGCCGGAGCCGGAGAACGCGAGTTCGATCATCGCGCAGATGCGGGCGCAACGGCTGGGACAGCGGGCGTGACTTCCAATCCCAACTTTAAGGAGTACGCAAAATGGCCGGACAAGTATGGCTGACCAACAGCCTGGGTGGCTACATGTGGTCGCCCAACCTCTCGAAAGTGCTGCGCATGTCGGTGCAGCCGCTCACCAAGTTCCGCCAGTTCGCCGACGTGAAGGACGCGGCGGTGCAGGGCAAGGGCATGGGCGAGGCGTTCCACTGGAACGTGTACAGCGATGTCGCGACGCAGGGCACCACCCTGACCGAGGGCACCGCGATGCCGACCACCAACTTCGTCATCACGCAGGGCACGATGACGATCACCGAGGCCGGTAACAGCGTGCCGTACACCTCCAAGCTCGATGACCTGTCGGAGCAACCCGTCAAGGAAATCATCGGCAAGGTCCTGAAGAACGACGCGAAAAAGGCGTTCGACATCATGGCCGAGGCGCAATTCCGCCTGACCCCGCTGCGCGTGGTGCCGACCGGCGGCACCTCGACCTCGTCGGTGACGCTGACCACCAACGGCACCGCGACCGCCACCAACAACGTGGCAATGGGCAAGAACCATGTGAAGGCGATCGTCGACATCATGAAGGAGCGGAACATCCCGCCCTACATGGCCGACGATTACATTTCGCTGGCCCACCCGACCACTTTCCGCCAGCTCAAGAACGATCTGGAGGCGGTCCACCAGTACGTGGACGCCGGCTTCCAGATGATCCTGAACGGCGAGATCGGGCGCTACGAGTCGGTGCGCTTCGTCGAGCAGACCAATATCGCCAAGGCCAGCTGGACCAACGGCCTGTCGAACTGGTCGTACTTCTTCGGTAACGACACGGTGGCCGAGGGCATCGTGATCCCCGAGGAGATGCGCGGCGCGATCCCGAGCGACTACGGTCGCCAGCGCGGCATCGCGTGGTACTACCTGGGCGGCTTCGGCATCGTCCAGACCCAGGCGGCGCAGGCGCGCATCCTGCGCTGGGACTCGGCGGCGTAAGCGCGCGGCCTGGCTTGCGTGGGCATCAACCCCCGCGCAAGTCGGGTGTTTCACTCAAACCGGCCGTTTCAGCATTTGCTGAAACTGGCCGGTTCCTTATCAAGGAGGTCGGCATGACCGTCGAAAACAGCGAATTGAACACCAGCGGGCCGTTGCGCAGCTCGAATGTCGGCCTGACCGGCGGCAGCGGCGACGGCAACCGCCTGCTGGTGACCGACCTGGCGCGCGGCTACAGCAGCATCAGCGAACGCCCGGCAATGCCCGACTGGCTGCAACTGTCGGACGCGACCGAACACGGCTTCCTGACCCGCCCGGAAGGGTGGGAACGGTGATCGGGGCCCTGCCCGACGGGGTCGACCCGGCCGACGTGATCGACCTGACCGAGGAGGTGGCCGACCTGGCCGAATCCATCGCGGAAGTGGCCGGCGCCAGTGAATTGCCGCCGGAGGCGGTGTTCTGCGCCTGCTTCGGCGTGATCTTCGACTATGTGCGTGATGCGCATGACCTGGCCACGCTGCGCCACCTGCTGACGCAGTATGAAGCGCAGCAGGACGAGCAGCTGCGGGCCCTGATCCATCAACCCCACCAAGGAGTATTGCAATGAGCGAATCGAACTACAAGCCGGACGGCACGGGCGTGGTCATGGGCGACCGCAAGCCGATGCCGGAGCGCGGCACCGGCACCGGCATGACCGGCGTAAACACCGTCACCGACGGCCGCGACCTGGGCGTGGACGCCATCAACCGCCTCGGCGCGCTGACCGGCACCGACTCGGACCCGATGGCCGAGTGCTATGTCGACGACCCGACGTTCGGCGCGGCCAAGGGCGACGCCGCCGAGGACCGCGCGGAGGGCTACTGATGTCCAAGCTTGACCGCAACCGGCCGCATGCGGCCGTCTACTACGATGACCTGGGCCGGGCATTCGAGCAGGACGGCCAGTTCTTTACTGCCAGCGGCGCCCTGTGGGAACCGGATTCGGCCGAGGTGGCCGAGCCGGCGGCCGCGGTGAAGCCGGCGAAGGCCGCGCCCAAGGCCAAGCCGGCCGCGGCGCCCGAGGACGTCCAGCTGGCCGCGCAGATGGCGGGTGCATGATCTGGCGCGCCAGCGACCCCGAAGGCGACGAGGCGGGCAAGGTCAAGTTCGAGATCGTCCAGTACACGCGCGGCACCGGGCTGGACATCGGGTGCGGGCCACATAAGGCGTTCCCGCACTTCATCGGGGTCGATAGCAAGAAGGACAGCGCGTTGTTCGGCATCGAGTTCACGCCGGACAACGTGGTGGAGGACGCCAGCCGGCTGCCGCAGGTGCCGGACGGCCGGCTCGATTTCGTGTTCTCGTCGCACCTGCTGGAGCACATCGAGGACTACGCGGCGGCGCTGGCCGAGTGGTGGCGCACCATCAAGGATGGCGGCCACCTGGTGCTGTACCTGCCGCATCGCGACCTGTACCCGAACATCGGCCAGCCCGGCGCCAACATCGACCACAAGCACGATTTCCTGCCCGAGGACATCGAGCTGGCGATGGCCGGCGTGGCCGCCGAGGCCGCGGGCCGGCGCAAGAGCGGCTGGGACCTGCTGGTCAACGAGGTGCGCGCCGAGCGCAACGAATACTCGTTCCTCCAGGTCTACCGCAAAACCAGCGAGGATTTCAGCCTGGTCCGTTCGTGCCAGTGGCCGCAACCGGAAAAAACCGCCTGCATCAGCCGCTTCGGCGGCTTCGGCGACATGATCCAGGCCGCCAACCTGTTGCCCGAGCTGAAACGGCAGGGCTACCACATCACCTTCAACACCACCCCCAAGGGCCAGGACATCCTGCGCCACGACCCGCACATCGACGCCTGGCTGATCCAGGACGACGACCAGGTGCCGAACCACGAGCTGCCGCTGTTCTGGAGCGCGCTGGCGCGCCGCTACACCAAGTTCATCCAGCTGTCCGAGTCGATCGAGGGCACCTTGCTGGCGATGCCCGGCCGCGCCAACCACATGTGGCCGCACGCGGTGCGCGCCGCGGAGCTGAACCGCAATTACCTGGAGTGGACCAGCCAGCTGGCCGAGCTGCCGTACCAGTCGGAAGCGAAGTTCTACCCGAGCACCCACGAAATGGCGCAGGCGGCCGGCTACCTGGGCGGGATTCGCGCCGCGCGCGCGCCCAAGGAGCTGATGATCGGCCAGGCCACTCCGCCGGTGTTCACGGTCATGTGGGTGCTGTCAGGCTCGTCGATGCACAAGTTCTATCCGTGGATGGACACGGTGATGGCGCGCGTGCTGCTCGAGATGCCGGAGGCGGTCATCATCCTGAACGGCGACGAGGCCTGCGCGATCCTCGAATGTGGCTGGGAACTGGAGCCGCGGGTGTACCGCGAGAGCGGCAAGATGGGTATCCGCGCCGCGCTGACCTTGGCGCAGATGGTCAAGTGCGTGGTCGGGCCCGAAACCGGGGTGCTCAACGCGGTCGCGTTCGAGGACAACGCCAAGGTGGTGTTCCTGTCGCATTCGACCCATGAGAACCTGACCAAGCACTGGCGCAACACGGTGGCGCTGGAGCCGTGGGGGCAGCACTGCTATCCGTGCCACCGGCTGCACTATGGCAAGGCGTTTTGTGACGAGCACCAGGAGACCGGCGCGGCGATGTGCCAGGTCAAGATCACGCCAGACCGGGTCTATGAGGCGATCAAGGCGGCGTACACGGCATGGAAGGAAGCGGCATGACAGTCATTGTGTGGGACGGCACCACGCTCGCGGCCGACCGGCGCGCGGGCGACGCCTGGATGAAGTGCGGCACGGTGGTCAAGATCGCCAGGGTCAATGGGCACCTGGTCGGTTGCGCCGGGGTCGCGGCCGATGCGCGCGAGGTGGTCGCCTGGTACAGCGCCGGGGCCAACCCGGCACTGTACCCGGCCGGGATACGCGGCAAGGAAAACGGCGGCGCCAAGATGCTGGTGATTACGCCCGCGGGCGTGGTGCGCATCTACGACAACTCGCCGTTCCCGATCGAGTATTGCGAGGCGCCGCACGGGATCGGGCGACGGATGGCGATCGGGAGCGGGCGCGAGGCGGCGATGGCGGCGATGCTGGCCGGCTGCGGCGCCCGCCGCGCGGTCGAGATTGCGACGCTGATCTGCGATGGTGTCGGCAATGGCATCGACACGCTGGAGCTGTGACCATGACCCTCGGCGACCTGATGACGCTGTTTCGCAACGAGGTGGACGACCTGGCCCAGCCCTACCTGTGGTCGGACGAGGAGGTGATCGAGTTCGCCAACGATGCCGAGCTGGAGGCGGCGCGGCGTGCGCGCCTGCTGGTCGATTCGAGCACGCCCGCGATTGCCCAGCTGGCGGTGACGGCCGGCCAGCCGCTGCTGGCGCTCGACCCGCGCGTGATGTTCGTGCGGCGCGCGCGCTTTGCCGGCAGCCTGCCGCTGCGGCGCATGAGCATGCAGGACATGGAAGGGTACGACCCGTACTGGCAGGATGCGGCGGCCGGCACCCCGCGCGCCTTCGTGCCCGACTACGAAACCGGCAAGCTGCTGCTGTGGCCGCCGCCGGCGGCGAATGGCACGCTGCTGCTGACGGCGGTGCGCGCGCCGCTGGTGGAGCTGGCGGAGGACGAGGACCGGCCCGAGATCGCGCCGCGCTACCACCGCAGCCTGCGCTTCTGGATGATGGCGCGCGCCTACGGCAAGCAGGATTCGCAGGCGAATGACCCGAAGAAGGAACTGGCCAGCCTGGCGCTGTTCGAGCAGGAATTCGGCAGGAAGTCGGCCGCGATCGACGAGGAGTGGATCGTGCGCGAGCAGATGGAAGGCGACGGCACGTTCTAAGGGGCCGTAATCCTAAGCGCGGGGAGGGGCTGCGTCAAGTAGCTCAGGCCGGCGACAGCTTGCGCAGCGCGGCGGCCACGTCGGTGAGCGCCCTGACCAGCACGGCGCGGTCGCTCGGGTGCTCGGGCTCCTTGGCCATGTGCTCGACCATCGCATCCGCGTAGCCGATGACGGTCTCCATGTCGGTTAGGTGGTCGAGCACGTTCCAGATCGGGAAGCGGCTCAGGTCGATGCGGGTCTCGTCGGTGGTCATGGGCATGTCTCGATGGCGTTCGGGGTGCCCGGCGCGGCTTATCCCCGGCCGCCGGGGTACAACGTCGGCGACCGGGCGGCTGGTACTGGAGGTACTGGGAGGACCGCGCCGGGCACCCCCAGTATCGAGCCGCCAGTTACTGAGTGTCAAGCATTGAGTGGCCGATTGAGAACTCTTTTTTTATATGCGAGGTGAATATGCACGCACGCCTGCGTCCGAACCGCAACTGCGGTTGCTCGGTGGAGGACATCGTTTTCCTGATCCTGCTGTGGAATGCCTGTGTTCGCGCGCGCGCTTGACCGCCTGCTCGACGGTATCTGGGATGTGACCGAGCCGCTGGCCGGGCGCTGCCCGGTGTGCGCGTTCTGGCGCGGGGTGCTCTACGGCATCGTGGTCGGTGTGCTGGTGATGCTCTGATGGCGGCCAAGACCGTTGCGCTGGAGCGCTTCGCCGGCATCGCCAACCTGCTCGCGCCCGAGCGCATCAGCAGCTACCCGAGCCGGGAGCGCGCCGACATCGAGCTGGTCGACGCGCGCAACGTCGTCATCGACAACGCGCACCGGCTCTCGCGCCGGGCCGGGCAGTCGCTGCGGCTGGCCGCGTCCGGCGCTCATTCGCTGTGGTCGAACGGGGCGCTGTGCCTGTATGTGGCGGGCGGCGTGATGTACCGGCTGAACCCGGATTTCACCAGCGTGCCGGTGGCCGCCGGGCTGGCCGATGCGGCGCTGTGCTATGTGGAGGTCAACGGCCGGGTCTACCACTCGAACGGCGACACCAGCGCGGTACTGGACGAGGGCCGGGTGCGCGGCTGGGGTATCGGCCTCGACCAGATCACCGTGAGCGCGCGCGCGATCGCCGGCAACCTGGCGGCCGGCACCTACCAGTATGCGCTGACCCTGCTGCGCGAGGATGGCCAGGAGAGCGGCGCCGGGCTGGCGCGCGCGATCGAGTTGGGCGATGGCGCCGGGCTCGCCTTCAGCTGGGCGGTGCCGGCCGACCCGGCGATCACCCACGCGGCACTGTACCTGACCCAGCCCAACGGCGAAACCTTGTTGCAGGCGGCCGTGCTGGAGGTCGGGTTGGGCGCCTATGCGTACCTGGGCGGGGCGCGCGCGTTGCCGCTGGCGACCCAATGGCTGGACGCGCCGCCGCCGGGCCAGGCGCTGGCCTACTACCGTGGCCGGATTTACATCGCCAGCGGCGCGGTGCTGTACGCCACCGCAGCGCTGGCCTATGAACACTGCGACCTGCGCGACTTCCTGCTGTTCGACGGCAGCCCGATCGCGTTGCTGGCGGCGGTCGACAACGGCCTGTTCGTCGGCACCGAGCGCGCCGTCTATTTCCTGGCCGGCGGCACGCTGGCCACCGCCAGCCTGTCCCCGCGGCTGGCGGTGGGCGCGGTGCGCGGTTCGCTGGCCTATGGCGACGGCGAGGCCGTCACCGGCCGCCGCGAGCTGTCCGGCCAGGCCGTGGCGCTGTTCGCCACCACCGACGGCATCGTCATGGGCATGCCGGACGGCAGCATGGTCGAACTGACCCGCGCGCGCTACCGGATGCCGGCCAGCGGGCCGGCCGGCGCGCTGTTCGAGCCGGGCGCGTTCAGCCGCTACCTGCTGGCCATGCAAGGCTGACCGCCGGCCGCCCCCTACTGCTTCCGCTTGCCCCGCCTCGTGCGGGTTTTTTTTTGCCCGCCCCAGGCGGCTCATCTAGGAGAACCATCGTGACCCTTCGCCTTTCGACCGCCTTGCGCGACCACGTCAACCAGAATGGCAGCATCAAGTCGGCGCTGCAAAACGGCCAGATCCTGATCTACACCGGGGCCCAGCCGGCCACCGCCGATGCGGCCCCGACCGGCACCCTGCTGGCCACCATCACCGCCAGTTCCGCCAGCCGCACCGCCGAGGTACTGGCGACCGGGACCATCACGCTGTCGGGCAGTTCGGGCACGGTCAGCGCGGTCTCGGTCAACGGGGTGTCGGTGATCGACACCGGCGTCCCCTTCAACAGCACGCTGACCCAGACCGCGGCCGACCTGGCCGCCGAGATCAACAACGCCGCCTCGTCGCCCGACTACACCGCCACCTCGAGCGGCGCGGTGGTCACGGTCAAGGCCAAGCGCGGCACCGGCAGCTCGGTCAACGACTTCGTGGTGGCGGTGACGGCGACCGGCATGACGGCCTCGGTGGCGGCGCTGGCCGGGGGCGTGAACGCCAGCAACGGCCTGAAGTTCGGCACCTCCAGCAGCGGTGTGCTGAGCAAGCTGGCGTCGCAGGTGTGGTCGGGGGTGGCGGGCGCGACCGGCACGGCCGGCTGGTTCCGTTTCACCGGCTCGGTGGCCGATTCCGGCGTGCTCGACTCGGCCGCCACCGAAATCCGTTTGGACGGGGCGATCTCGACCTCCGGCGCGCAGCTGAACATGTCGTCGACCGCGATCACGTCGGGAGCGACGCAGACCATCAGCTCGTTCCCGATCACGCTGCCGACCTCCTGAGCCCGCGCATTGCGCCGCCGCGCGTCCCCTTCTGACAAGGAACTGGCCATGCTGCTATTCATTGATGGATTCGACCATTACGCAACCGCCGACCTGGGCAAGAAGGGGTGGACGGCGACGGGCACCGACCCGACCAACCTGGTGGTCAGTGCCAGCGCCGGGCGCCGTGGCGGCGGCGCGCTCGCGCTGGGCGGCGGGGGGAATATCAACGATGTAATGGGCGGCCGCGGCATCGCCCAGCTGGCCACGGTGGTGATCGGCTTCGCGCATCAGGCCTCGGCCGCCGGCACCACCCTGTGCGCACTGCACGATGCGACCAGCAGCACGCGCCAGGTCACGCTCAAGCACAACACGGATGGCACGATCACGGCCTACCGGGGCTCGTCGGTGCTCGGCACCGCGCTGGGGACGTCGACGCTGACGATGACGGCCGGCGGCTTCAACTTTGTCGAGTGCAAGGCCACGATCCACCCGAGCGCCGGCAGCGTCGAGGTGCGCGTGAACGGGGTCACGTTCATGTCGCTGACCGGGCAGAACACGCGCAGTTCGAGCAACAGCTACGCCAACGCGATCCGCCTCGGCTGGGACACCAACCCGCCAGCCGGGACCACGGCCGTGTTTGACGACCTGTACGTGTGCGACACCAGCGGCAGCGTCAACTATGATTTCCTCGGTGACTGCCGGGTCGATACGGTGTACCCCGTCGCCGATGGTTTCTACGGGGCGTTCACGCCATCGACCGGCACCAGCCACTATGCGCTGGTGGACGAGGCGCCGCCGAACACCACCGATTATGTCGATGGCGCCGCCGTGGGCGACCGCGACAGCTACGACTGCGGCGCGCTGTCCGCGCTGCTGAGCGAGACCGTGTTCGGGGTCCAGGTCAACGCCGCCGCCCTCAAGGATGACAGCGGCACCCGCAGCCTGGCCACGATGGCGCGTTCTGGCAGCACCAACAGCGACGGCAGCACGGTCGCGCTGGCCACCAGCCAGGGCATCCTGTCGCAGGTGTTCGAGTCCGACCCGGCCAGCGCCGGCGCGTGGACCGAAAGCGCCGTCAATAGCGCCGAGTTCGGCGTCAAAGTGGCGGCCTGACCATGACCGTCGCGCGCGTCAGCCAACTGGCAGTCGAGGTCCTGCGCAGCGGCATCGCCCCGCTGACGGGCGACATCACCCTGTCTGCACTGACGCTCAGTGGCGCGGCCGGGGTCGGCGCGGCCGGCGACGCCACGCTGGAACTGCTGACGCTCGATGCCAACAGCGGCGCCGTGGCGCAAGGCAGTGCCACCCTGCCCGGGCTGACGCTGGCGGGTGCGGCACACCTGGCCTACCCGATGAGCGGCGCGGTCGATCTCGGCGCCGGCGCCGGCACCATGTTCGCGCTGACCGGGGCCATGACCACCAGCGCCGACAGCAACGGCGATTCGTTCTTCCCCGAGCTGGTGGTCGAGGGCGGGCTCGACCCGGCGCTGGCGTGGCCGGAGCTGGCCCTGAGCGCCGACGCCGTGGCCGGCACGGTCGCCAGCGGGCGCGCGCTGCTGACGGCGCCGCTGCTCGAGGGCGGCATCGACGCCGGCGTGCGGCTCCCCGCGTTCACGCTGGCCGCCAGCGGCGAGGCGGCGGCGCTGATCACCGGCCAGGTGCAGCTGGCGCCGCTGAAGCTGGCCGGGTCGCTGGCGCCGGCCCTGGCACTGCCGCTGCCGGGCGTGGCCGGGACGCTGCTGGCCGGCACCGTGGCGGCGGCCAGCTGCACCTTGCCGGACTGGACGGTGGCGGCCGATTGGGACCCGGCCGGCGCGCTCGACATGCCGGCCTGGACGCTGGCGGCGGCGGCGCTGGCCGGCAGCGTGGCCGATGGCCACGCGACGTTCGGGCGGCTGGCCGTCGACGCCCGCCATTACCAGGACACGGTGGCCGCCGGCGCGGTGCTGTTCGGGGTGCTGACGGCGGACGGCACGGCCGGCGCCGACAACCTGATTGCGGCCCAGGTCAGCCTGCCGCGCCTGACGCTGGCCGGACTGGCGCTGTCCGGCGCGCGCGGCAGCGCGACCCTGACGCTGCCGCTGGTGACGCTCCACGCGGCCGGCCACAGCCAGACCATCGGCCAGGCCGCGATCGAGCTGCCGGTGCTGCTGGTGGACGCCGTCGGCGGGGCCCGCCGCGACAGCACGGCCGTCACCACGATCGCACTCAACACCCAGCTGGCGGCGGTGACCCGGTTCGATGCGTTGCCGGCCAACAGCTTCGCGCGCTTTGGCGGGGTGACGCTGGCCGCCACCGCCGACGGCATCGTCGCGCTGATGGGCGACACCGACCTCGGCCAGCCGATCGCGGCCACGCTGGTGGCCGGCGTCAGCGACTATGGCAGCGACAGCATCAAGCGCATCATCGCCGGTTACGTCGGCTACCGCGCCAGCGGCAGCGTCGAGCTGACCCTGATCGCCGATGGCCACGACGAGTATGTGTACCCGCTGGCGCCGCGCCGCGCCGACGGCGCGCTGCACCCGGCGCGGGTCAAGTTCGGGCGCGGCGCCGAAGGCCGCTATTGGCAGTGGAAGCTGGCCAACCTGGACGGCGCCGATTTCAGCGTCGACAGCCTTGGCCTGGATGTCGAGACGTTGTCGCGCAAGGTGCGCTGATGCGCGCCCAACCACCCAAAGCAGGGGGCCCGGATGTCTGAATGCTCTGCCACCACGATCGTCACCGACCTGGCCGACCTGGCCCCGGTCTCGGTGACACCGTTGCCGCCGCTGCCGGCGCCGCCGCTGCTGGCGCCGCTCGGGCCGTTCGAGGGCGCGCCGCCGATGCCGGAGCTGGCGCCGCTCGATCCGCTGGAGCCGCCCGAGCAATTCGAGCTGGTCCCGCTGGCGACGCTGCCGTATATGGATTCGGCCGCGTCCGGCGTGGTGCGCGAGGTGCTGGCGCAGACCGGCGAGCTGGCCGCCAGCGCGCAGGCGCAGGCGATCGCCAACATCGAGGCGCTGGCCGCCTACCAGCCGACGTTTGCCCCGCTGGAGCCACCGCAGGTGCCGACCGCGCCCGCGGTCACGCTGCCGGCGCTGGGCAGCGCGCCGACCGCGGGCGACCTGACGCCGCAGTTCGCCAGCGCCCCGGTCGCGCCGCAGCTGGGCGCCCCGCAGGTGCTGGAGCTGGCCGACCCGCCCGTGTTCGATGTGACCGACGTGGCGATCATGGATATCCCGCTGCCGGACCCGTTCGATGCGCTGATGCCGGACGAGCCGCAGTTCGCGCCGATCGGGGTGGCGGTCGAGCCGAACGTGGAACTGCCGCCCGTGCCGAGCCTGCTGGCACTGGCGCTGCCCGAACCGCCGCAGGTGGCGCTGCCGCTGTTTGACGCCGAACTGGGCAGCGGCCCGGCGGTGCCGGAGGCGCGCTTCGTGTATGCCGAGGTGGAATACGCCAGCAGCTTGCTGGGGGCGCTGCAAGCCCGCTTGAGCCCGCTCGTGGCGGACATGGCGGCGACCGGCATCGACCAGTCGGTCGAGCAGGCGATCTGGGACCGCGCGGCCGACCGCGAGGCCTTGCTGACCCACCGCGCCACCGGCGAGGCGCTGCGCCTGATGACCGCGCGCGGCTTTCGGATGCCGGAGGCGGCGCTGGTGCGCATCGTCCAGCAGGCGCTGCAGGGCGGGTTGCACCGCACCGCCGGGCTGCGCCGCGACATCGCGGTCGAGCAGGCGCGCCTGCGCCAGCAGAATTTCCGCTTTGCGCTGGAAACCGCGACCACGCTGGAGAGCCGCCTGCTGGACCAGGCCAACGCGGCGCAGGCACGCGCGCTGGCCGCCGCCAAGGCCAGTGTCCAGACCGAGATCGCGATCTTCAATGCACGGGTCCAGCTGTTCAGCGCCGATGTGCAGGCGTTCGCGGTCAAGGCCAGCGGGTTCCGCGCGCGGCTGGAGGCAGCGCTCGGGGTGATCGCCGTCTACCGTTCCCAGCTGGAAGCGCAGCGCACGGTCGGCGAGATCAACGGGCAGAAGGTGGCCATCTACAAGGCCCAGATCGAGGCGGTCCATTTCATCGTCGACACCTACCGCGCGCGGGTGGACGCGGCCAAGGCGCAGATCGAGGCCAACCAGGCGTTCGTGGATGCCTACCGCGGCCGGATCGACGCCTTCAAGGCTCAAATCGAGGCCAAGAGCAGCGAATACGACAGCTACGCCGCGCGCGTCAAGGGCCAGGTCGCCAAGGCCGAGCTGTTCGAGCAGCAGGTGCGCAGCTACCAGTCGCGGGTGGAGGCGTTCGCGGCCCAGGTCAAGGCCAATGTCAGCGTGCAGACGCTGCGCTTCAAGCAGGCCAGCGAATTCCCGCTCGAATTGTACAAGACGCAGATGCAAGCCTACCAGATCGGGACCGCGGCCAGCGTCGACCAGCTGCGCGCGGTGGCAGGGGTGTTCAGCGCGCGGGTCAAGGCGTTCGGCGCCGAGGAAGGCGCCAAGGCCGGGCACCTGGACGCGCAGGCCAGGATCGCCGCCGCCAACGCCCAGGCGGCGCTGGCGCAAGCCGAGGTGCTGCTCGACACCGGGCGCGCCAACCTGCAAGTGGTGCAGGGTGCGGTCGAGACCGCGCAGGGCAACCTGCGCAGCGCCGGCCAGCTGGCCGGCCAGCTGGCGGCGGCCGCCATCGCGGCGCAGAGCGTGCATGCGTCGATCGCCGAAAGCGGCTCGCAGTCGGTCGCCAATTCGGCCTCGCGTTCGAGCAGCGACAGCAAAGCGACGGCCACCAGCAGCAGCACCGGCAGCTCGGCCTCGACCAACGTGGCGCACAGCGCCACCAGCGGCACCTCGACCAGCAATTCGCTCAGCAACACCGAAGGGCGCAGCTATAACCGCGGGGTCAGCAGCAGCTATTCGGTGCGCATGTCGAGCAACAATTCGACCGCCGTCTCGGCGCATAACTCCTACCTCGGCAGCGTGTCGATCGGCAGCAGCGCCAGCATGGTGCGCAGCTGCACCGATTCGACCGTGATCTCCGATTCCTGAAGGGCGACCAATGGCCAACAACAGCGGGAACCTGGGGGCAGCGCCGTCGTTCGGCAGCCCCGACGCGCCGCCCACGCCGGGGCAGATCGGCAGCGCGACGGCGCTGGTCGGGGATGTGCTGGCCGAGTCGCGCGGGCTGGCGGCGCAGTCGGCCGGGCGCGGGCTGGCCGCGATCGCGGCGCTGGGCGACTTCGACGTCGCGATCCCGGCGCTGGATTTCCCGGCCCTCGTGATCCCGGCGCTCGATGCCGCCGCACCCGGCACCGCGCCGGCCGACCCCGGCGACTTGGGCATCACGCTGCCGGCGTTGCCGGCGGCGCCGGCGCAGGGGCCGTTCGGCGTGATCGGGGCCGGCGAGGCGCCCGAGGCCAACCTGGTGCCGCCGCTGCTGCTCGACATCGCGTTGCCCGATCCGCTGGCGATGCTGGTCCCGGCGGCGCCGGAGCTGCCGCTGGTCGGCGCGCCGGTCGAGCCCGATTATCAGCTGCCGGCGCCGCCGCAGTTTGTCGCGCTGAACCTGCCGGATGCGCCGGTGTTCGCGATCGCGCCCTTCGACGCCCAGGCGCCGCAGGCGCCGGACGCGCCCGACCCGCAGTTCGCGTGGGCCGAGGTGGCCTACCACAGCGACGCGCTGGCCACGCTCAACACGCGCCTGCTGGACCTGGTGAACGGGACGGCCAGCGGCCTGCCGGCCGAGATCGAGAATGCGATCTGGCAAAAGGGCTGCGACAGCGCGGCCATGCTGAGCTATGTGGCGGTCGACAGCGCGTTGCAGGACAGCGCGGCGCGCGGCTTTGCGATCCCCGGCGGCCAGCTGGTACGGGTGGTGCAGCAGGCGCTCGAGGCGGCGCTGGCCAAGGATGCCGAGGCCTCGCGTACGGTGATGGTGGAGGCGGCGCGGCTGGAGCAGCAGAACTTCCAGTTCGCGTTCGGCCAGGCCTTGCAGCTGGAGTCGCGCCTGATCGAGCTGTTCAACCAGGTGCAGGAGCGCGCGCTCGACGCCGCCCGGTTCCGCTCGGCGGCGCTGATCGACCTGTTCAATGCCCGGCTCAACCTGTACCAGGCCGACGTGCAGGCGTTCGCGGCCAAGGTGGAGGTGTTCAAGACGCGCTTGCAGGCGGCGCTCGCGCAGCTCGACCTGTACAAGGCGCAGCTGGAGGCGGTCCATTTGCGCGGCGAGCTGAACGTGCAGATCGTGGGCCAGTACAGCGCCCAGGTGGAGGCGGTGAAAGCGAGCACCGACATCTTCAAGGCGCGCGTCGAGGCGGTCAAACTGAGTGTCGAGACCAACCGCAACCGAACTGAGCTGTACCGGGCCCAGGTCGAGGCCTATGCCGCGCTGGCCAAGGCCAATGGCGCGCAGGTGCAGGGCTATCTGGCGCGCTTGCAGGCCGAGCATTCCAAGGCCCAGCTGTTCGGCAGCCAGGTGGCGGCCTACACCGCACGGGTCGAGGCGTACCGGGTGCTGACCGATGCCAAGCTGAGTGACGTCACGTTCCAGGTGCGCCAGTTGCAGGAGTTCCCGATGGAACTGTACCGGGCACAGATCAGCGGCTACCAGGCGCAGGTCGGGGCCGAGGCGGCGCGCCTGGCCGCCACCGCCGAAGTGTTCCAGCTGCGCGTGGAGGGCTACGCCGCGGTCGAGCGCGCGAATGCCCAATACGGCGCGGCGCAGGCCGACGCCGCCGCCACCACCACCCGCCTGTATGCGTCGCAGGCGCAAATCGCGCTGCAGGACGGCATGAACAAGATGAAGCTGGCGCAGCTCCAGTCGGAGACGGCGCAGTCGGCGCTGCGCGCGGCCGGCCAGCTGACTACCCAGCTGGCGGCGGCGGCGATGAGCGCGCGCAACGTGTCGGCGTCGCTGACCGGCTCGGTCAGCAATTCGGCCGGCACCTCGGCCTCGGTCAACCAGTCGGTGTCGAACAGCGTCAGCACCAGTTCGAGCACGAGCGTGTCCACCAACCACAGCGCCACCACCGGCATCAACAACAGCGCCAGTGTGGCGATCAACCATTCGCAGTCCAGCTCGAACAACCAGACCTGGTCCGACACGACCGACCAGTCGGTCAGCAACTCGACCTCGACCTCGGCCAGCAACGAAACCTCGCGCGGGGTGCGCAACAGCCGCGACACCTCGGTGCGCCACAGCGACAACGCCACGATCTCGACGCTGTACCAGCACCGCAAGTAATGCGCGGGCGCGCCCGCGCCGCCCCATCCCACTTTGCCCCGCCTGTCATTGCCCTGGAGCGCCTAATCCATGTCCAAAATCGACGATCTCGCCAACCTGCCGGGCCAGCCCGCCCCCGACAACAGCCCGCGTGCCGCCCGTG